GGAGAAGAAGAAGAAGAAGAAGAAGAAGAAGAAGAAGAAGAAGATGGACAGGAAGAGGAAGAACAAAAAGAAGAGGAAGAGGAAGAGGAAGAGGAAGAAGAGCAAGAGGAAGAGAAAGAATATGGAGTGCTCAGTGAGTCAGATGATGAAGATAAGGAAGATGAGGAAGAAATAACTAGTGAAAATAGTGAAGAAAATGAAAGAAGAAAGATAATTAAACGCATAATAAATAAACTAAATAATGATAATGATTTAGAATTGGGGTTTAAAAAAAATAAAAAATCTAATAAAAAAAAATAAAAAATCTAATAAAAAAAAAATAAATTAATGACGAATTATGAAAAAAATCAAGATTCACCAATAAATAATTTACAAGTAACAAATTATGATGAATTTTTTCACAATAAATTTAATAATACTTTTGATAATTATGAACTTTTAATAAAAGAAAATAGAGAATGGGATAATAAAAGTATTTCATATATTAATACAATTAAAGATAATTGTATTGAACTAATAAGTAATTATAAAAATGAAGCTAAAGTAAATAAAAAAAAGCATTTATGGTTATCATTAGTTGCAATATTAATTCCATTAATAATGGCTCCGACAAGTGGTATTTTAATAGATGTTAAAAGAATGAGATATGTAGAAATGATTATATTTATAATATTAAGTATTATTAACACTATTATAATAAAATTTAATTATTCTAAAAAATTAGAAAAATATATTTATTTATCTATTAGATATAATGATATATTGTCAGATATAGAATATCAACTATCTAAACCAGTATTATATAGAGAAAATGTTAATAGTTTTTGTATAAAAATTAAAACTAAGTATAATTATTTATCTAGAAATAGTTTTATAATATAATAGTTATAAACATTTATCAACAATATTGTAGTATAATTCTAAAAGATGAGAACCAAAGTTGTCACCCATTTGTGCCATTTTTATTGATAATAAAATTATATTTTTTTTTGTAACATCATCAAAAAGATTATGTTCTAAAATATAGTTGATAAATTCATTATTTGCATGTAAAACATTATGACCAATAGAATCGACTTTTGGTAATAGAGATGAAATCTGTTCAACTATAATTCGTCCACTTTCTTTATCATTACATACTTTTGTATGTAATAAATTATCTAAAATATTATAATTATCTTGTTTATTTAATAACTTTATATCATTATTGCTTACATTTTGCGTTACTTTTTTAAAAGTATTTAAATTTGTAGGTATAAATTGATACGATTTATTAATAAAAAGTATTGTAAAAAAAGTAATTAATTTTTTTGATATCATTTATAAATACCATTATTATTTTTTTAACTAAATTTAAATATTTATTTAAAGATATATATATAGTTTTGAATATATAAATGAAGACATATCATATTTTATCACTTATAATTGGAGTAGTTAATGGATTTTTTCTAAATAATCTACCAATTAAAATTGTAAATCCAATACAATATTCACCAATAAATGATAAATTATTACAAACAAATAATTTTGATAGTAATAATAAATTTAATAGATCTATTGTTTTTCTTCCATTAGTAACAAATAATGAATTACCGGTAAAATTATATAATAATTTTTTAAATTCAATTTATAATAAAGAAATTAATGTTTATACACCAACAGATGATACTATTAAAAATTTATTTACTAAATTAAAAGAAAATAATAATAATATAACTATAGTATCACATTCTAATTCTGCAATTAAAGCAATTGAATATTCAAATAATAATGACTTTATAAATAATTTAGTATTAATTGATCCACTTGATTTAAGAAACAATAATGATAAGACAGAAGATATTATGGAAGTTACAGATATTAATTCTATAAATAAAAACAAAAAAAAATCACTTTTAAAATTAAATAATATTGATAATTTATTAATTATTAATAGTAAAAAATCGAATAATTGGAGACTATTACCAATAACATTTCCCATTGGATTTTTTTCATTGAAAATGACAGATATAAAAATATCAAAAAATATAACAAAAGATATTATAAAAGCAAATTATTTTGGACATTTTGATATTATGGATGAGGGATGGTCAAATTTTATGCATAGCACATTAAGTGTTGGATTAGATGATCGTGATTCAGTAAAATTAGAGCAATATCATACATGGTTAGCTAACAAAATTTCAGATATAGTAAAATAAGTTATTATATAATTTTGGTAAAATTATAAATATTAGATGTATTAGACGTATTATAAAATAAAATCAATTTTATAATATAAATATAAATATTATAATAATATTATGCTATTTATATCAAGTAATTATATATCAAGAAGAACACTCCCGCAAAACTCTAACAAATTAATATCCATGAATGTATTAAATGGTTTAGATATTGGAATACCATTAAATATTTTTAGTAATATATATACAAATTTACACTATGGTTATGATATAACATCAGTGCAATCTATTTTAATACAATTTTTATTAGGATATTATACATATGGAAAAGATAGATATAATGATGCTTTAGATTATATTAAAAATCCATTTGAAACACAAAAAAAAGAATTCTATATTTTTTTATATAATAATAAAGAATTTTATAATTTATCTTTAAACATAACATTTTTAGGTATGATATTCATATTATTAAATCAAGAAAGCACTAAAGAATTATTATATAATTTACCATTTATTCCTCTTTTTTATATAACTGGTGAATATAAATATTATAAAAAATATTTATACATTTATAAACCATTATATATTTCTATAATGTGGGGATTAGCAACAGTTATTTTACCATGTATATTATATGAACACAATTATAATATTTTAAATTATCCACAACATTATTTACCATGTATATTAACTTTATTTGCAACAAGTAATTTTATTGATAATAAAGATATAGAAGAAGATAAAATAAATAATATTACAACAATTCCTCTTAAATATGGATTAAAAATATCTAATACTATTAGTTTAATAGCAATAATAGTTTCTACTATATTGCTAATAGAAAATCCTAATTTTGAAAATAGAATAATAATAAATAGTATTGTAGAACTACAAAATATAGGAATAATGGCTCTACTTTATAATGATACATTTTTAAAAGATTTTTTATAATTTTTATTTTAAAAAATTGAATACTTTTATATATTATAGATGAGTAATATATAAAAAAATATTAAATTATGGATTTATCTGAAATAGCTGATGAACTAATGAAAATAGATAAAGATCAATATGGATTAAATAAAATTTTATTAAATCTTATACTACAAATATTTTTAAAAAATAATGTTGATGATCCAAATGATATAGTTATTACAATTGCCGACTATTTAGATATAAATAGTAATTCAAGTTTAATTATTGCATTAGCACATCAATTAAATATTATGTGGAATGGTAATAGCTGGGTTTGGATGGAATGTTAAATTAAACATATAGTTTTTAAAATTTCCTCAGCAAATTTTTCTCTTGATTTTATTGAATATATATTGGGACCATATGATAATGCTTTTGGTCTATAAATTATGGGTTTAATATTATTTTTTTTACAGTAATGTTTTACTAATTCTTCTTGTATATTTTTAGCTCTATAAGCATCTTGTAAATACCAATTATTCATAATTTGTATACCAAAATTAGACTTTTTAAGACTATCACTAACACCATCAGCACTAATTAAAACAATATTTTTTACATTTAAATTATCATCAGAAAGTATATTATCTGTTATAATATCAGAATAATCATTTTCAAAAGGTTTTGCTCCCGTTGTAAAAACTATATTATCAAATGAATATTTATTATAATTATCGTAAGTATCTATATATAAATTTTTAGAATCTATTTTGTAATCCATATCTTTTAAATTTAATCCACCACCTCTATACGGTATTTTAATGTTATCTGGATTATTTGTTAATGCTAATACTTTATTATTATTTTTTAAAGATTGATAAATTAGTTCTCTCCCCAACCCACTACTTGCTCCTACTATACATAAATTATAAGCATCAACAGTTTGTAATATAACTAATATATTAAATATTTTCATTTATACAAAATTAAATATTTATTTTTAAATACTTAACTAACTTAAACTTTATGTATAATTTCAGCGGTTACTGGTTTAGCATCTTCTACTAAAACATAGTCATTTTTTCTTTTTTTTATACTACATAATGCTCCTACAAAACAACTCATAGTAAATAAAATTAATAAATAATTATATCCTATATTTGAGATGATTGTCTTATACATTTCTTCATTAATAATTATGTAATTTTCAATATTTTCTAAATAAATTGTTTCTACAAGATCAGTATTATAATTTGCATCCATTTATATAATAAAAATATAAAAATAATAACCTTTATATTTTTTATTTTTTGTATATTAATACATTATAAAATCCCGACTTTTTTTACTAACAAATAATCTATATTTATTACGTATTTTATTAATACTATTTGTATTGGAAAAACTCCATTTTTTAAATTCACTTGTCTCTCCATCACATGCGTCCCAAAATCCATATTTTTTTGCTAAATCAGCCCATAAATCATCTAAAATATCTGGATGCCCTACATTTTTATACATTATTTCTGTAACATTACCATCAATTATAGGATCTTGCCATTCTGGCAATGGCACTTCAGTATCATATAATTTATTTGCTTTAATAATTAATACTGGATAATTAACAGGAATATATCTTTGATCAGCGCCATTTATTGATAATTGTGGTATACAAATTGGATCTAATAATATAGCTTTATTTATTTTATTACATTCTAATACTTCTGGATTAAAAGAAGAATGAGATATATAAGCAATTGAATTAACACATAATGATTTTGTAACATCACATATATCATCTTTTATAATTGGAGAATACCCATTAATTGTTATAATTGTAAAATCTTTTTTTAAATTATTAAGAAATTTATTGTAAACAAAATTTGGCATTGTTCCAAATAATCCACTTGAAAATAATAGTGGAGGACCATTACCATATAAAGTAGCTCTTTTACCAGATGAAAGTTTTATTGACGGATTAAAAAATGATAAAATAATTCCACTATATAAAATTATACTTTGTATCATTAATAATTAATAATAATTTATATAAATTTATATTTATTTTATTTTAAATAAATATAAATTATTTAAAATTGATATTCCACTAGATATTCCATAATCAGTCATTTATAATATTTATTCATTTTTTATTTCAATATTAACTTCAACTTTATCATTAGTTGAAGATTCTATCATTTCAACATTATTATCTTTTTTTACTTCAACTTGTTTTACTGGTTTTGGTTTTAAAATTTTAATAATAAATTTATCTTCAGCAATATCTGGTATTGCTTGATCAGAATCTTTAAATGTTTCTCTGAATAATTTAATAGATTCACCATCAATATTAGGTGCCTCTTGTTGAAGTCTTTCATATTCTTTTAATGCCCAAGTAGTTAAGACATCTGCTGGATCACGATCTTCTCTCGACATCCCCATTTGTAATGTCATATATCTATAAAATGATCCAAATTGTTTTGAAACTGATCCGTGATCAGCTGCCTTTTCTTCTGAATTATAGAATTTTTTGAATGATTGTATTAATGTCGATATTAATCCAACACCACCTACACCAAATAATAATCCATTTTTTACATCTGGATCATCTACACTTGTAGCAATTAATGATATAGTAGATGCTACTCCAGTTACTATTATCCCACTAATTGCTAAGTTATCTGCAAATTTTTTCCATTTTCCACCTGAATGCTCATGCATAAATCTTAATCCGGCTGCTTTTTCACCCCATGCTTTCATTAACAATTCCATATTATCGGACCATGATTCTGCATTAACTTTTTTTCTTATATCACCTAATCTAGCAGCTATAAGAGCTTCTTTTTCACCACTAGCTAAATTATCTAAATCACCCATTATATGTATTATTATAATATAAAAATTATAAAATTGATAATAATAATATTAAATAAAAATTATATAAATATGGAAAATATAACAAATATTATAACAAATATATATAATATATTTTATTCAAAAAATAAAATATATGAATTTAAATATAATAATTATTTTAATATTTTAGAATTTGTGCCAAATAAATCTGATATAATTTTAAATCAAAATTTTTCAGATAGTTTACTAATCAATTGTGTAGAATCTTTTTGTGAAAAACAAAACATTAAAAAATTTATTGTCTCTCTTTCTGGTGGTGTAGATTCTATGGTATTAATTACTATACTTAAATATTTGAAGTATGAAGTAATTGGTGCACATATTAATTATAATAATCGAGATGAAAGTTGTGATGAACAAAAGTTTTTAGAAGAATGGTGTGAATTTAATAATATAAAATTATATATTAAAACAATTGATAATATAAAAAGAAATAATTGCAAACGTTCTGATTATGAAATTATTACAAAAAATATTAGATTAGATTTTTATAAAGAAATTATTAAAAAAGAAAATGTAGAGTTAGTTCTTCTTGCTCATCATAAAGATGATATTGTAGAAAATATTTTCGCTAATGTATGTCGAGGACGTTATATTTTAGATTTGGCTGTTATAAAAGAAAAAACTGTTATTGCTAACATTAATATTGGAAGACCAATGATACAATTTTATAAAAATATTATCTTAGATTTTGCTGAAATTTATCAAGTGCCATATTTTAAAGATACTACACCTGATTGGTCTGTTCGTGGTAAATATAGAAAACAAATTTATCCACTAATAGAAGATACATTTACAAAAAATGTAAAAAATAATTTAATAGCATTAAGTAATCAATCAGATGAATGGAATCAATTGATTCAGCACGAAATTATTAAACCATTTATGAATAAAATTAAATGGACAATTAAAGATTATGAAAATATTGTAGAATTTAATATTGAAAATTACAAACAACATCCTCCATGTTTTTGGAATGCAATATTTATGAATATATTCAATTGTTATGGTTACAATTCGCCATCTAAAAAAGCTATTATGCTATTTATTAATATTATTAATAAAAGTAATAAAAATAATACTGTGTCAAATATTTCAATATCTAATAATTGTAAATGTTCTATTAAAAATTCTAATATTAAAATAGAATTTTAATTGTAATTAATATAAATATTATCAGTTATTTTTATGTTATATGTATCCCGTCATAATTTATAATAAATTACCAATTACTTTATGTAAACCATATAATCAGATTAATTCTATAATGATTGCCCCTGCTGATATATTTCTCTCTACATCAATTATTCTAGAAACTTTTTCTACTGTTTGTTTAAAAAATACTTTACAAAATAAACTTTGGTATATTCCAAGCTATTCTGGATATGCTTTATCTTTCTATATTTTTCCAAAAGCATTTTCTAAATATTCATTAAATAAAGCATATACATTATGGTGTGGTTTTGGTATAATTTTTACTTGTATAATAGACAAAATTATATATAAAGAATTATTAACATTAAGAAAAGTAATTGGTGTGTTAATAATAATATCTGGAATAGCAATTATAAAATAAAAAATTGATTTTTATAATATAATATTAATATATAATATTATAAAAATTATAATGGGTGCAGGAATTCTTCCGGTTAGTTTTAATGGTGTATGTATAGTATTTCTTTTAGGAAAAGAACATAATAATCAATGGTCTGATTTTGGTGGTTCTTCTTTAAATAAACATGAAACAAAATTTAATACAGCTATTAGAGAAGGATATGAAGAATTATCTGGTTTATTAGGAACAGAAAATGAATTAAAAGAAAAAGTTAAAAATAATTTTATTTTAAAGTCAAATTTAGATAAATATACAACTTATATGTTTAATATTGATTATGATAAAAATCTTCCATTATATTTTAATAGAAATTATAATTTTGTAAAAAATACTTCCAAAAATATTATAGAAAATAAACATAATGGATTATATGAAAAAAAAGAAATTGCTTGGTTTACAAGTGAAGAAATATATAAATTAAATTTAAGACCATTTTATCGAGATATTATTTTTGATATTTTATTAAGACATACTCCATGATAATAAATATCTATTATCATATTTATGTAATTCATCATAATTAATACTAGTAATATTCTGAGAATAATTAACTATATTTTTAATATCATTAACAATTTTTTTACTAGTAATTGATAAAATATTTTCATAATATGGACATTGAGCTATTCTATGAATAGCTAATTCATTATTTATTAATTTACCCCCAACTATATAAACAATACTATTTTTACCAATATCAATATCTGGACTCCATGCAAATATAATTGTATTTTTTTCATCTTTATTTATTGAAATAAAAGTTTTCATGTCATAAATACTTGTTGTAATAAATTTTGGATTTTTATCTATATCTTCATTTACATTGTCATATTCTTCATCTTTTGACAAATAATTAATCCAATTATTTATAATTATTGATGCTTGAAATGATGATATTATAGTCAATTTTTGTTCATATCCTTTAAATGGATCGTAATTCATACAAACATTATATGATTTTTGTAAATTTATATTCTTAATATTATAAATTAAATTAAAACCTAAACAATTAGTTAAAAATATTAATTTTATAATGCGGAACATTATTAATATAATCTATATATATTAATAATTTATTTTTATACTATTTTATTATTGATCAATCATCCCATAATTCATATAACTTCCAAACTGGTGTAGGTTTATCTAAACACCATGCTGTAAATTTATTAACATAATGTCTGCAATCATATATTCCAAGTGTATATTTAGTATTTATTGTTTTTTCAAATTCAATAATTTCTTCAAATGTTTTATTTGTTATTCCCCAAAAAATATCTTTACGTAAGATTTTATCCATATTATCAGTTATATCCATCATTTCTTCATTTTTTTTTTTATCACACAAATATAAATCAGGAAACATTTGTTCTGGATTATATCTATCCATTCCAGTTGTTAAACACGATTTTCCATCATTAAATGCTCTGAAATCATATCGAAGATTTTTATTTAAATTATTAAATGAAATTCCAATATGAAGTAAATTATATCTTGGATTAAATTCTTCTAAATGTAAATAAACCTTAGTTTTTGATGTTAAAGTATTCGGATTAATATTAAGTGCTAATAATGATAAAATAAATAAAAACATTTTATTAATTAATAAAATATAGTTTTTATATTTTAAAAATAATTATTAACTAAATACCAATATTTTGAATTTGAAAAATTTTTTAAATTTTCAATTGTTAAAGAAACATTACAATAATAACATAATTCTTCTAGTTCTAAAATAAATTTATAGAATAAAGTATCATCATTATTGATAGGGTTTTCAATAACTGTGTTTAAATTAAAATTTTTATATTGACTATCTAATAATAATCCACCTATATATTTTGGATGATTATTTAATTTATCTCTATCATAGTATGCAATATAATAGTAAAATGGATTACTAATTAAATTGTTAAATTTGCTATTTTCATTTATAATATTATTATAAATTATAATTTTATTATGATTATTATCGTTATTATCATTTTTTATATCAATAAGCCATTGTGATGAATATGATTTAAATTTATTATTATCTATAATTAATAAATTTGAATATTTATTACTATGGAATAAAGAAAATGATAATATTAAATTATAAAATAAATTATACATATATATTATAAAATATTAAAACTGCAATAATAAAAAACCTAGTATATATATATATATGTATAATTTATCAATACCTACAATAACTACATCAGCTATTATAGTTGATACTATAATTGGTTATTATTTATTAACTACAAATCGAGGTGGTAAATATATTAAAGAATGGTATAAAACTTTCACAATTGGAGCATACACAATGGATATACTATCTATTATTATTGGATGTTTTATTGCTATTTCATTTACCAATAATATTTACAAACAATTAGCATTAGTTGTATTAATTGGTTTAATTCATGATATTTCATTTGGTTTATTTTTAAATAAATTTAAGAAAAACACTCCAATTTTAAATCTTTTTAGAAATTATGCAAATGAATTAGGAATAACTATATTAATTGTAGATGCATTAATGTTATTAAGCACAATTTTATTAGCACATCAGTTAAAAAATAATTTTTCACAAAATATTATAATATTTATAGGAATATTATTCTTTTATTTTGGTCTTTTTATGATTTATTCATTTTAATTTTTTTGAACACGCATTACCATTTCGACAATACCATCCATTAATTCCAGTAAATTCACATATAATATGTATAAAAAATCCTGTAAAAAATAAACTTATTTCCATAATATGATTTTTATTCCAACTTTTACAAATTTTAGGTAAATTAGTTGAAAAAAAACTTCCTAAAATAAAACCAACTAATGTTCCAACTATAACCGTGACAATTCCAACAACTACTGCTTCTATTAATAATTTCATATATATATAATACTACTATTATTATTACAAGCAATTTGATTTTTTAGAATTGGAGAATATATTCCTTGCGCAGTTAATAAAGCACTTGTAATACCAACTATTATACATGTTATAATCCAACCAAATACCACTTTACTTAAAATCTTTGAATTAACTCCTTCTATTTTATTAAAACATGATTTATTTTCTAATAATCCTACACCAATAGTAGCACCTACTTGACAATGTGTTGTTGATAATGGAATTTTAAGTCTACTTCCTGCAATTATTATTAATGCTGATCCCAATTCAATTGATACACCTCTAGAAGGAGTTATTTTACATAATTTATTACCAATAGCATGTATTATTTTTTTACCATAAAGTATTAATCCAAATGATATTCCTATTCCACCTATACCTAATATCCAATATGCATCATCATCCATATCTATTTTTTTTGAAATTACATCATTTTCTCTATATATTAAATAAATTGCAGCAAATGGACCAACTGCATTAGCCACATCATTTGCACCATGACTAAATGCATCGCAAGCAGCTGTAAAAATTTGTAAATATTTAAATATTTCTTCAATTCTTAAATCAAACTTATCAGCTTTATCATGTAAATTACTTACGGTTATTAAATCATTTATTGATGATATATTTAATTCTTTAACATTATTTTGAATATGCATTTCATCATTTTGAGAGAAATAAGATGTATAATTAATAAATTTTTTATTAACTATTTTTCTAACTTTTGGAACAAGTGGAATTGTAATAATTCCAGATATAAAACCACTTCCAAAAGAAATAGCAAATGCCGATTCTACCTTAATATCATCTAAACCTATACCCTTTGCACCTTTATAAATAATAAAAAAACAATTTATTGTTATAGTTGAGCCAACTAATATTGGATAAATATAATTTATTCTATTACTTTCATAATTTTTTAATAAGACAAATTTTCTTGTAAAACCAAATATAATTGAAGATATAATACCAGAACAAATAGGTGATATAAACCATGATAGTACTATACCACCAACACCACCAACAAATGGAAATGTATCAGTTTTTTTATACCAAATTACACATTCACTACCAACTGATGCAATTGTCATACCAATCATACCACCAACACAAGAATGTGTTGTAGAAACTGGCATTTCTAAATAACTTGCCAAAAATAACCAAATACTAACTGAAATTATAACATACATACAGCCATACATAAAAATTTCTGGGTCATTTTCAAAACATTGGTAATCAGCTATTCCTTTTCTAATAGTATCAGTAACATGACTACCTAATAAAATTGCACCAGAAGTTTCAAATATAGAAGCTATAATAGCAGCTTGTCGCATAGTTAATGCTTTTGAACCAACTGAGCTAGCAAAAGCATTTGCGGCATCATTTGCACCAATACCCATTGATGCAATAAATGATGAAATACCACCAACTATAACTATCCATAAAAACATTTTTTTATAAATATATTAAGCAGTTACGTTTAAATTATTAATTAAAATATTGTAATTCATATACTAATACAAATAGTAATATAAATATATATGAATATATCTACTAATGATTAATCCAATAATTTATAGAGTTAGTGCTTCTCTTTGTGGTGGATTATCAATATTGCCACTTGATGTTATACAAACAAAAACATTATCTACTAATAATGTAAAATTTAAATTTAGGGAAACAAAATGGTTAATATTATTACCAGTTGTATTTGCTATTCAAAATAGTGTATTTGATAATATTACTTTTATTAATAATAAATCTATAAAGGGTGCTATAGCTGGTTTAATATCTTCACCATTCTTCATTTTTACAGAGATAAAAAAATATCAATCTAGACTAGGTATTTTACCAAAGTATAAAATTTTTGTATTTTGGATAACACTTCGACAAACAATTGTATTTTTAACTTTATATACATTTATAATAAAGAATGCTATTAAAAGCAATTTTTATGCTGCTTTGCTTGCAAATTTAATAGGATTTCCATTTAAATTATTATCAATGAAAAATAGTTATGATAATATTAAATTAGATTTTAATTCAATAAAATATTCAGCATTTATAGAAATTACCAAATCTGCAATTGGTGATGGCATAACACTATTTTTAATATATAATTTTAAATATTCTCCATTAAAAAAATTAAACGATTTTTAATTAATAAAAACCAAATATTTAACATAATATTTATATCACGATTAAATGGTAAACTAGTTAAAATATGAATGCATTCTTTTGGAATAATTTCAGTTAAAAATTTTGTAGATATAAATTGATATTGTAATTTTTTATTACAATAAATAGCAAAAAAAACATTATTATTTGAATATTCTTTATACATTATTAATGTTGGCTCATCAAAAAAATTTCTGTAAACCGCCACACCTTCCATTTATAATATATTGTATTAAAAACAATTTTTAATATATTATAAATGTATTTAATACCATTTACTAGAATAAATAGAGCATTAGCTTCAACATTACTACTACCAAATGAACCAATTAAAGCAATCGCAATAAGTGAGGTAGTAAGTGTATTAGCTCCATTTGCAAATCCATATATGTATAAAAAAATTATAAATATGACAATTATATTAATGTATATACCAAATTATTCAAGTTATATTTTACAATATTATAAAAATGAAAATTTAAAATATGATCAAGCTGAAATTTGTTTTTTATTGTTATTTAATTTATTTTTAATTTTTAATTAAAAATTATAAACTATTATTAAATATGGAGCGATGTTTTATATGTTATCAAGAATTAAATAATGATTCTGTATATCTTCCAATGAATGATGAATATTTTGGACAGGACATAAGTATATTTAAAAATACATTTATAATTAAATCACTTGAGCCTTTTAAATTTTTATATTACTATGTTTGTAATAAATGTATTGATAATTATATTAAATATCATGGAAGATTTTTTAAATATATAAAAAATAGAGAAATAGGATTAAAATAAAAAATATTACAAAAAAAATAATTTAAATACTTAATTGTATTATATAATAACGACACCGTGGCCGAGCGGTTAAGGCGATGGACTGCTAATCCATTTCCCACTGGGATCGCGAGTTCGAATCTCGTCGGTGTCGTTGAATATTATTATAATAATACATATTATTATAATAATACATATTATTACATTGTAATATGAGCTACACTTTCAATATATTTAATTGTAAATGAATATTTATCATCTATATCATGTAAAATTGTACAATGAACTATTAATGTAATAATATATTTAACTATAAAGAAGTATAAATATTCAGATAATTTTTTTAATTTATCTTTTTTTGTAATATTTTCAAATACATAAATAATAAAGGTGTTAATTGATAATGTTTCTTCAATTGATGATATTTTACAATCACCAATAATATCTGTTGTTATATCTTTTATATTATTTAATATTGTTTTTTTTTTACTATAATCATTATAACTTTGATAATTTATAAATGGTATTTTATTTCTATTAGAAATAGCTTTTTTTTGTCTATTTGCCATTAAACATAGATTTGATGGTGCAGATTTTATTTTTCGCATTATATTATAGATAATATATATTATTTCTATAACAATTTTTTTTTATAAAAACTTAAAATAATAATAATTATTATTATTATTATTATTATCATGATTTTTAAAAAAATAATTACATTATTTGCATTAACTAGTAATAATATTCCACAAATTCCACCTATTGGTATTATATATGGTAAAACTGTAAAATTACCAATAATTGGTAAACAATATATTGAAACTAAATATATAAATAAAAATACAGCTGTTATTCGATTAGAGGGAATAATTAATAATAAGGGTACAAGTAAAATATTTTATGAAAATAATAAAGAAATTATTGAACTAAGTGATAATTTAATTAGTATAATGAATAAATTTAGATGTAAATTAAATAGACCATATTATGATATTGAAAATGATAAAATTATTTTTGAATTATGTTTTAAATCTATTCTATCAAAAAAAGTAATATTAGATAGAATAGATACTAAATAATAATATCAATTAGACCATATTCTTTACATGATGTTGAATTTAACCATAAATCATGATCTAATAAATAATCTAATTTTTTTTCATCTAGTTTTGAATATTCTAAATATAAATCTTTTATAATATTCATTAATGTATCTGCATTATCTGCATAATCTTTTATTTCATTATATTTACTATAGTCTGCTCCCATTTTTAATTGATGTATTAACATTACACCATGTTTATTCATTAATCGATTCGCTCCAACTATAGATATTAAAGTTGCTGCACTAGCAGCGTAACCATCAATATACGTGTTAATTGGAATATCAGAAGTACGTATCATATCAACTAATCCTAAACTTGGTAATAATGAACCCCCTTGACTTTTTATATGTAAATTAATTTCAGTATTATCATTATTTTGTATATTAATTAAATTAGATGTAATAGCAAAAATAGATTCATCTGTTAACGAACCAGAAAAATATATATTATTTTTTATAGTATATATCATTGCATTATTATCTCCTTCTTGTAAGGAATTACATATTATACTTTTGTATATAGGGTGACTAGATAATCCAGCTACAATTATCGCGCGACGACCAATGAAGTTATAACAATAATTCCCTTGAGTAATAGAGAGAAATAATATAGATAACAATGACAACATTATATAAATAGATAATATTAAAATTTAAAATATTATAATAATATTATAATAATATTTTAATTTAATGGACAAACCAGTTATTTATAAGGCTAATAAAGTTGCATGGCTACCAGAAAAATTTAATGAAAAAAATATAACAAAATCTTTTAGATTAATTGATACAATAGAACGTAAAGATATAGATAACAATTTAAATAATGAAAAAAAAGAACAAGAGGAAAATTTAAATTTAAATAATGAAATAATGTTAATGAATGATATAATTGCTTTAGAAAATGAATTAGATAGTGTTAATAAAAAATATATAGAGCTATTAAAAAATTATAAATATGTATTACGAGTAAATAAATTATATGAAAAATTAATAGTAAATATTAATAAATAGTAATATTATTTAATTTTATTAAAAATTTATACTTAAAATTTAGTTAATTTATATAAATATATGAAATTTATCTTATTAACTATATATACTTTAAATGTATATGCATTTCAAGTTAAGAATGCAATTGTATTTTCTAAACCAATAATTAATTCTGTTTCAATGTCATCATATAAACCAACAGATCTTATAAAAACTGTTTCTAAGAATGGTATGGGTACAGAGTGGACATATAATGATTTTATTAATAATTTAAATAGCCATAATATTGATGCAGCTACAATAACTGATACAAATAATCTTGTGGTAATTGATAAAAATTATCAGGAATTTATTTTACCAGAAAATTTGCATTTATTAAAAGGACTACCAGAATTAACTAGTAATATTATAAATAAATTAGTTGATAATCATATTAATTTTGATATTTATAGTATGGCTAATCAAGGAAATTTTCTGAGTAATATACCATTTCCTATACAATTTATATTCTTTTATATTCTAGGTAGTTATGCATTTAATTTTATTGCAAGAAGAAATATGATGAATAATATTCCAGATATGAAAAAGCAATCACAAATACTTGATAGTAAAGATATAGAAGTTACATTTGATGATGTAGCTGGTTGCGATGAGAGTAAATTTGAATTAATGGAAGTTGTAGATTTTTTAAAAGATCCAAAAAAGTTTGAGTCATCTGGTGCAAAAATCCCATCTGGAATCTTATTAGAGGGTCCTCCTGGAACAGGAAAAACATTATTAGCAAGAGCAGTAGCTGGAGAAGCAGGTGTATCTTTTATATCAGCAAGCGGATCTGAATTTATAGAAATGTTTGTTGGTATTGGTGCATCTAGAGTAAGAAATTTATTTGAACAAGCAAATAAAAATTCACCATGTGTTATATTTATTGATGAAATTGATGCAATTGGTAGACAGCGGGGTGCTGGATTTAATTCTGGAAATGATGAGCGTGAACAAACCTTAAATCAAATTTTAACAAATATGGATGGATTTGATAAAAGATCTGGAATTATAGTTCTAGGAGCAACAAATCGTGTAGATATTTTAGATTCTGCATTAACGAGACCAGGAAGATTTGATAGAAAGGTAATTGTTCCTTTACCAGATAAGAATGGTAGAAAAAAAATTTTTAAGGTGCACTTAAAAAATAAAATGTTTAATTCAAATATTGATTTAGATGAAATTACTGAATTAACATCAGGATTTTCTGGTGCAGATATAGCAAATTTAGTTAATGAAGCAGCTATATTATCAGTTAGATACAATAAAACAGTGATTGATAAAAAGTCTATGCTAGATGCATTTGAAAAAGTTACAATTGGTTTACCTAAAGTTAATGATGATAGAAGTAGTGATATAATTGAATTAGTTGCCTATCATGAAGCTGGTCATACGGTTATTGCAAAATTATTTGATGATGTATTTGATCTTAGAAAAATTACAATTAATGCTAATAATAATGGTGCGGGTGGATATACATTATTTACACCAAATGAAAGATATTCAGAATTCCCAACAAAAAAATATTTATTATCAAATCTAATGGTAGCACTAGGGGGTAGAGCAGCTGAAACGCTATTATATGATAGACAAGACAATTTTTATAAATCAAAAAATTATGAAGATGCAAAAATATTTAATAATATAGATAATTTAGATATTACAACAGGAGCGTCAAATGATCTTAAACAAGCAAATTCTATTGCTAGAACATATATTAATCTATTTGGTTATAATGATACACTTGGATTATATGATAGTGGTGATGGTTCACAGCCATTTTTAGGTAGAGATTTAGCTATGGGTGGTGATAAAACAAGTGAATATTCAAAAGATAAAATGGATAAAGAAGTTGAAAGAATTATTAATTTTGCATATGATAAAACATTAAATATAATTAAACAAAATATAAATTCATTAGATAAAATAGCAAATTTATTAATTGAAAAAATTTCAATAGATTATAATCAATTAAAAAATATAGATGTTAATTATTTATAAAAAATTAAATATGATGTTAAAATATATATTATTATTATATAATAATATATAATGTATAAATCATTTGTTAGAAAAAATAATATCACTATAGCAATATTATTATTTTTAATCATATTTATAATTTTTGTGAAATTAAAACCACATTTTCTATTTAATCGAAATGGTTCAATAAGAAATTTTGGTTTAGGAAAATCAAGTTGTTCTATTTTACCAATATGGTTATTAGTTATTATAATTGCAATAGTGTCATATTTATTTGTCTTATACTATTTAACACTTTAAGTCTCAATCTTATTCATAAGTAGTATAAACTCTTGGTTTAATAATTGTATTTTCTAAAATATCTGTATTCTTTTCATACTCTTTGTGTGTTTGCTCCATTTCTTTAACCGAATTATTACATGAAGATTGGATTATATAATTTGATGATGCAAATATAGTTAATGATCCAGTTAGAAAAAACCATATAAATTCAGCGATAATGGTTTTTAATTTTACAAAAAATTTTAGTTTATCTATATTTTCTTGAGTATTATTTTTAAAAAGACCCCTAGATTTGTTTATAAATGTATCAAAATTCTCTATTGTTACTTCATTAATTAAAAGTGAATGATCATTATCTATTTTACCTAAAAGTTTAGATAATGCCTCGTTTCCTTGTCCCTTTACTTGATTTGGATTTTTTAATATTTCATTTAATACTTTTCGTAAACCAAGAAGTTTAGTTATACCATATCCAATTGTATTAGAAAATGGTAGTAACCATCCTGGAAATATTGAGAGAAGTATATTTAGGAATCCAAAGATCACAATCCATGGAATTGCTGTTACTATAAATGCAGTTCCCCATTGAGAAGAACCACACATTGATTTAGTAATATCTAAATTAATTTTCATTTCTACAAGAATTAATGTAATTATATAAATAACAAAACAAGCTATTGTTAAAGAGTTATTTGTAGAAAATAATTTAATAAAAAAATAACCAATTGTTAAACAAAGAAATGCTAATATTGATAAATTTGGATTTGGTGGATTAATTGCCATTATAGATATTATTAATAAATTTTTTTAATGAAATAATTTATTAATGGATTTTATAAAACCCTCATTAACAGAAAATACTACAAAATATTATATAAGAAAATCTTTAACAGAAGTTAGACAATTTAAAGACAAATACATCACTATTTTTGTTAATATTTTATTACTATTAATTTTAATTGGTGCGATTAGTGGATTTTTATTATTTAAATATAAAGGTAAATTAACTCCACAAGAAAAAGTTATTAAAGAACGTGAAAAAAAACAATATTTATTTAAAAAATTACAAGAATATTCTTATGAAAAACAAAAAAACAGTCAAAATTTAATTACCAATTTACCTATGATTTATCCCTAATAAAGTATAAGTTGTTTAAACCCTAAAAGTTAAAATTTATATACAATATTATAAATATAATATATAATGAGCATAGAAAATACAATGTCTAAATTTAATCAAGCACTAAGTGATTTTTATAAATTAAAAAGACAATATGAGGATCAAATTCATAAAGAAATTTCAAAATTAAGAAAAAATACAATTTTAACAACTAAAGAAAAACATGATAAATTTAAACAACTGAAATTTAAATGTGTTAATTGCGGCAAACCGGGTGGAAGTATTTTTAAATTAGAAGATTCTATGTTATCTGCTAGATGTGGTAATGTAGAAAATCCCTGTAACTTAGATATTAAATTACAAAAAGCAAAATATAATAGTATAACTGACGAAATCGAAAAATTAAATATATTAATTAACACAAATAGAACAGAAACAATAAGTAGTAAACTTAATTTTTTATTCGGTTATCAAAATGAAAGTAAAACATTAGAAGAGTTTAACAAACTTAAATTAGATCTAATTAATGAAGTTAAAAGATATAAAAAAATTTATGAAATGTATATAAATATTACAAATAATTTTGTAGATGACAAAAAAAAACAGCTTTCAATATATGATGATACGATTCTTGGTCAAATAAATAATTTTAATGAATTAATTAAAAGTTATGAAGAGAGTGGTAATATATCCTATATAAAAGAGGCTTTAATTTTATATAATAATGATATTCTTGAAACTGCTAAAAAGATTCAAAAGTTAAAATATAATATTAATACTGTTAATTATAATGAGAATGATAATACTTATCATTTAATTCAAGAAAGTATAACTTTAGAACAATTACAAATTCCGATCGATAATACACAAAATAAAATAATTACATTTAAGAAATAATAGAATATTCATTTTTATAACTAGCTTTAAAAAAAGAACTATAAATATGTGATAAATAAAAGTTGTTGAATACAAATATATCTAATTATATAATATGATTAGTAAATTTATAGATTTTAAAGTATTTTTAATTAGTTTAGCAGTTGGATTATTATTTGTATATTTATATCAAGAACCACAATCCATTATATATACCTATCCAACACCAGATAATGTAGATAATCTAAAATTTAAGGATAAAGCTAATAATTGTTATAAATTTGGAGCATTAGAAATTATTTGTCCAAGTAATAAATCCAATATTAATAATATACCAATTCAAAGTGGAGAGTCTAATATTATAGATAATCCCGTTAATTTTAACAATTAATATAATACAATATTATATATGAAATTAGTTTTAAAAGACTTTATTAACAGTTATCGTGGAAAATTAGTATTTTCTCTATTATTAGGACTAGGTTTGGCTAGTCTATTTAGAAAAGCTTGTAATTCAAGAAACTGTTTAGTATTTAAAGCACCACCTTTAGAAAAAATAAAGGGTAAAATTTTTGGTTATAATGGAAAATGTTATAAATTTACGGAAGAAAGTGTATCGTGTAATGATTCTAGTAATAATGAACCTTATAAGTTAGATTAATAACATTATAAAAAATTTTTATTTAATATTTTGGTGTTATATTTATGCGTATATATATAATATATTTAATGAAAATAAATATATTATGGCAGAGATTACCACAACCGCAATCGATCAGCTTCCAATAAATCCACAATCACAACCCAATAATAATAATTCAATTCCAATACAACAAAATCAATCAAACAATGAAGAAATACAAAATGTTAAAATTCAAAATTATGGACAACAGTTAGATGCAGAACGACAAAATAATCAATCTATGCATCCTCAAAATTTTGGTAGTGAATTCAATTCTGTTTTGAAGGACGCAGCATTAACTGGTGCAACTAAACTACCATCTAGAGACATACCAAAAAATACGCTTCCTATACAACAGGATGAAAATACCAAAGTTAATTTTGTTCCAAATAATAACAGTAATGATTATATTGGAAATATATTGAATCGCGAACAAGTTATATTACAAGATACATTAAAACAAAATCGAAATGATAATATGGATTATTTTTATCAGCAATTACAAATACCAATTTTAGTAGCAATTTTATATTTTTTATTTCAATTACCTTCTTTCAGAAAAAATGTTTTATCTTTTTTGCCAAGTTTATTTAATAAAGATGGCAATCCAAATTTATATGGATATATTTTTAACAGTATCATGTTTTCAGGATCATATGCATTATTAATGAAAGGAATAACCCATTTTAGTTCATAAGGTAAAAAGTTCCGCTAAATCTAATTTTCTTTTACGTAACTTATAATTTATATGACATTGGCGTTTCTCCTCTTCTAAAACTCTCACGCATTGACTTATATTGATTAGAGCGATCTTTTGTTGATAAATTTTTTGGAAATCCTGGAGGGAGTGATGGATTTCCAGGCAAAGGACTACTGATTCTTAATTCATGTATTCCATGCGCAAATTGACATTTATTACCATATGGACATGATCCAGTTTTTTCAAAAGTTTTACATAAAACTGTTTTATATTTTTGATGATCTTTAATAACCGGTTTTCCTTTTCCTCTTCCTCTTCCTTTTAATTGTTTTCTAGTATATTTTCTAGTTTTAGTAGAAAAATTTTGAGATTTATTTTTTTTATTAGTTTTTTTAATTAAACGTGTTGTTATTTTATATTTATGAGATTTTTTCATATATATATAATAACAAAATAATATATTATTTTAATACTATTATCTTCTAAGATTACTAAATTTATAACAATTTTTATTCAGGACACTTTATACAAGTAATTTTAACCCCCATTAATTTACAATAAATTTCAACTAATTCATCATTATTATAATCATTAATGTATAATATCTCTTTTATTCCAGCTGCTAAAAGCATCTTTGCACAATTAAAACATGGATAATGTGTAATATATGCAACACACTCATTACATGATACACCCCGTTTTGCACAATCTAAAATTGTATTTTGTTCAGCATGTATAGTTGCGATTTCATGTCCATTTACAATATGTGATTTGTGTGGACAGCTCGGTAAAAAACCATTATATCCTTGAGCTACAATTCTATTATTATTAACTAAAATACAACCAACATGAAGTTTATTACACGATGATCTTGTCGCTGTTAATTCAGTCAATTGTTTAAAATATTCTCTCCAAGATGGTCTTATTGTTTCATCAATACATTTATTCATTATTACTATACTTGATTGGCATAATATGCATTTATATATTTTTTTATAAGTAATAGATCATTAATCCAATCATAATCATTAATCATTGATTTTAGAATTGTTTCATTATCGCAACGAATAATAGTATCCATAGTGATATTTACCCAGAGATTTAATCCGATATGAAAATCATTATTAATTTGTTTAATTGTAGATAATCCTTTTGCTGTATTTTTCCAACTAGATAATGAATTAGAAACATTTAATGAATTACAACATCCATTAATTACAGTTTGTATATGTTGAAGAATCTGATCTTTAGTAAGGTTTTTGCAATTTTCATCAATTGTATCTGTTAAATTAATTGTTTTTGAATCGATAGTCTCCATTATAAATTTTTAATAGTGAAAGTATTCGTAAATATTTATTTTCAATTTTATATTTATAATAAAAATAAAATGACATCAGAGTCATTAAATTCTTTAAATCCATTAAAAAACTATATAGGGGCATTAATAGAAAATTTGGATAAAGATAAAATACCAAAAAATATAGATTTAATATTAGATGGTGGAGCTTTTAATGGTGCATTCGGATATGGTTGTTTGATATATTTAAAAAAATTAGAAAATTTAAAAATACTAAAAGTTGATAAGATATCAGGGTGTAGTATTGGAGCAATAATAGGTTTATTATATTTAACCGATTCACTCGATAGTAATATTTTACTATTTGAAAACTTGTTAAAATCATTTCGCAAAACACTGTTTTTAGATAAATTATCGGAAACTATACATAACTTAGTTAATAATATTCAAGATATAGAAGCTCTAAATGATAAATTGTTCATAACATATTATGATATAACAACTATAAAACAAAATGTAGTTAGTAAGTATAAAAATAAAGAAGAATTAATAGAAATTTTGATAAGATCTTCATATATTCCTTACATTACAGATGGATCTTTACAATATCAGGAAAAATATTTTGATGGTTGTTCACCATATATTTTTCCAAAACACAATACAAAAGCTTTATTTATTTATTTAGCTACTTTAAAAAAAGTAAAAAATACTATATTTACTCAGAACGAAGTAAATATTTGGCCTAGATTATTAAATGGTGTTATTGATATAAATAATTTTTTCTCTGGATCTCATTCTGATATGTGCAGTTACATAAATAATTGGACATTTGCAGATTTTTCATTACTACGAATAAGAGAAATAATTATATTAATATTAATTTTAATTATAAAATCATGTATATTTATAAATAATAAAATACCGGAAAATATTAAAAATAATATATATATTTGCAGATTACAACAGATATTATCGTCTTTATATAAAGATATATTCAGTTACATGGTATTATAAATTAATCAGAATTTAAAAGAGTCTTTGTAGCTTTACTGAAAAAAAAGATTATATTTTTCATTCTAAAAAAAAGAGCATAACCAGTAATAACAAATTATCTCTATAATTCTCAGTAACAAATTTTAATTAATTCTCAAATGAAAAATCAAAAAATGGACAAGGTAAAGTATGTCCAATTTTAAAAAATCGATTTGAGAATTAAAAAAAACGTAAAAAAAACGATTTAGACCTAAAAGGTTTGAATACCAAAAATATAATTAAAAAAATTGTTATTATAAGAAAAAATTATTTTTAAAAAAATTATTTAGGCATTTTTTTTGTTGTATAATTATACAATAAATGACAACAAAATTGCATGAAAAAATGCAACGTAATTTTGTATGTGAAATGTGTAACTTCTATACAAGCAATAAATATAATTTTAATAAACATTTATTGACATCTAAACATAAAAATACAATAAAATACAACATTTATACAACAGAAAATGCCAAATTGATAGAACCATGTATAAAATATAATTGTGAATGTGGAAAATCATATCCGTATAGATCCTCATTATATAATCACAAAAAAAAATGCAAGAAAAAATGTATTGAAGTGTCTAATGAAATAGAGGATAAAGATAATAAAAATAAAAATAAAAATAATATAATAAATAAAGATTTAATATTAAAATTAGTGGATGAGAATAGTGAAATTAAATTATTATTATTTAAACAGTTTGAAACCATGCAAAATCAAATAAGTGAATTAATACCTAAAGTGGGTAATAATAATACAATTAATAATAAACAGAAATTTAATATTAATATATTTTTAAATGAGCAATGTAAAGATGCGTTAACAATAGATCAATTTGTTAATAAAATACAAGTAACATTAGAAGATTTATTAGTTACAAAGAATAAAGGAATAACAGAGGGAGTATCAAATATATTTATTGAAAATATGAATAAACTTTCACTTTATGAAAGACCAATGCATTGTACAGATACAAAGAGAGAGACTGTATATATAAAATCAGGAGAAAATCCGGAAATTCCTGGATGGTTTAGAGATGAAGAAAATAAAAAATTAAAAGAAGCAATACATAAAGTTACACATGTTCAACAACAAAGTTTAGATAAATGGATAGAAGAACATCCTAAGTGGATGGAAAATTCTCAAGAACAAGAAGAATATATGATGTTAATTAAAAATTGTACGGATGATTTGGGTGAAACTAAAGAAGATAAAGTAATAAAAAAATTATGTAATAAAATACATTTGAATCAAATAGATACTTAGATAATATTTACTATTAAGTATTTAATATTATCTAATACATGCTTTTAAAATAAGTAAATAAGTTTTTGCTTTTATTTTTTTTAGATTGTAATTTAATTTTTTTTGTTTGAGATTTTTTTGATTTGTTAGAGTATTTTGTTTTTTTTAATTTTTTTGATTTCAATGTTTTTTGTGATTTTTTTAAATGATTATTTTTTTGACTTGGAATATATCGTAAGAAATAAGTTTGAAATTCTAAAGAATTTTTATTATTTTTAAATTCTTTGAATTTTTCTGCTTTATTAGCTCGAATAGATTCTAAAGTATTTTGTTTACCATAACAATTAATACTAAATCTTCTTAAAACACCTTTTTGTTCTAATCTGTTTTTTGCTTGCACTTTAAATAAATATTCGGACATACATAAAATACGATGAACATCATAATATGGTTTATCAGCATAAAGAAATGCTAAATAAAAACTTAACATGGTGTCTATTGTAGCAATTTTGAGAACTTTACTTTTTACAATAATAGAGTTATAACTATGGCATGCTAATGTTTTATATATAAATGCAACTGTATTTTTACCAACTTTAATTTCATAATGGGTAGAAATAATGTCACCAATATTATCATGTTTAACTATATTTACATTTTTAATACCAGCACGTTTAAGTTTTTCTCTAATTATTTCAGCGGAGTGTTGTGGATTTTCTGATAGAGCATCAAAATCAGGGGATTCAATACGATGTATTCGTTGTTTTTTTGACATATATTTCGTATAAAAATATATCGCATGTCCACCAAAAAATACTAATCCTTGATCTATAATACTATTTTTTACAACATTATATATATTTTCTTCACTTTCTTGTGATCCTTCAAATACTCTTTTAAATTGAGATTTATGACAATTTTTAACTCTTAGTGGATAGTGTTTATTTAGTAAAATTAGTCTTTTTAGAATTTTTTCCCATCTAGAAACGTCACCCGCTGGACGAGATAATTCTAAATAAGAAGCCATACGTAAAAAATTGGGAGATGCATAAAGTATTCCGCCAATTTTAATAGAGTCTTTACTTAATGTATTAAATATATCTGAGTGAAGCTGTGTAATATCAGCCACGGGAATGAAATTAACAAAAATTTTATATGTTCCATAATGAATTCCAGCTTTTGCTTCTACTTCTGTAAATCCATTTTTATAATATATATCTGCTAATTTTTTTGCATCATTTAATGCATCTGAAGAGAAAAAATCATAATCAGGCAATTCAACATTTTTATTATAAAACTGATCGTAAATAGGTAGTATATTATTAATTGCTGTTCCACCATAACATATTAGATGATTATCTTTTAAAAAAGTTTCAACTATTTTAATTATATTTCTTATTATGTCAGAATCAACAATTTTTTTTCTTCTTTTATGTTCTGCTTTGTCAACCGCATTTCGTAATATAGCTATTTCTTTTTCTGAGAATTTTTCTTTATTTAATTTATAACCCATATTATATTATGATTAGAAAAAACAAATTTATAAAGATTGTTATATCGGTTTAGATTTTTAAAGAATAATAATTACTTTTAATATGTCTCGGTTTATATGAATATTCTTCTTTTGCAGGTGGCGGTATTGGAATAGTTAATGGGATAAATCGTAGATTTTTAGGTTTTAATACAAAAGCACTTCTTTTACTATCAAAAAAATTATTATATTGGATTAATTTATTATCATAATTTTGAAAAGACATTCCAATAAATTGACAACCATAACTGCGCGCTAAATTAAAATCTATATTTGTATCAAATGGACTTATATCTGGTAAAACTATACTCATATTTTTTTTATTAAATTCTGTTAAATTCATATCTTGATTGTATTTAATATCTTTAAATCTTAAAAATCGCATAAATGGAGTAGATGAACCACTAGTAATATTAACAAATTCATCTAATTTAGTATGTTGATATAATGGATTAGAATTATCAACCATTATTATTATTTTTCCTTTAAATTGTGATATAGGTTCTGTTCCTAAATTATGTCCATGATTCTCATAACTATATGATTTACCTAAAGTTTTAGAATGAAATGCTGAATTATTTTTAATAATATTAGCAAATTCATTATACATCTTACAATTATTGCTCATTATTCTAAAATGTAGAATTAAGGGATCATTATAATTTGAACATATTCCACTTGAAAAAGCCTGTGTCGCTATGGTATTAAATACAGTAGCTAATGGTATTGAATTGTAGGTTCCTTTAGTCGAAAAATCATTAATTGATGATGCAGCTACAACTGGTTTATTATCCATTGAATATATTTGGAAGTCTAAACATCTAACCCCTTGTGAAATACATGTTTCTAGTGCACATAAATTAACAAAATCATTTTTAAATTGGCCACTACAACAACAATTATATGCAGTTTTAATATAAAAATCTCTTAAATTATATTTATTATTATCAGGAATGGAGATTAATCTAGAATTTTTTGTATATATTCTTTTTAAGTTAAGACAATTTTTAATATTAAGGTTAGATTGAATACTTATATAAATAAAAGAACTAATAACAGATATTATAATTATTAAAACAGAAAATAATAATATTTTTCTGTCTTTAAAATTATTTAATCCTTTATTAATTAGTCCTTTACCTTTTTCCATAAATTCATTAATTTTACTCATATATTATATTATACTATTAAAAATAGTATAATATAATATTAAAGTAGTAAAAATAGTAAATAGAGTTATATTATATTATTATTTATATATATTAATGCCGGGTGGTTTATTAAATTTAGTTGCACATGGAAATCTAAATGTTATAATTAATGGAAATCCTACAAAAACATTTTTTAAAACAACTTATGCAAAACATACTAATTTTGGATTACAAAAATTTAAAATAGATTTTGATGGTTTAAAAGTATTAAGATTAACAGAGGATTCAAAATTTTCATTTAAAATTCCCAGATATGCAGATTTACTAATGGACACATATTTAGCTATTACTTTACCTACAATTTGGAGTCCTATATTAAATAGCAATGGACCGGCTGTCAATAAGGTTCCATATGAATTTAAATGGATAGATAATCTAGGAGCACAATTAATTCGTAAAGTGCGATATATGATTGGTGGTCAAATAATTCAAGAATTTACAGGTCAATATTTGTACAATATGGTTCAAAGAGATTTTTCTGAAGGAAAAAAAAAATTATTTAATGAAATGATTGGTAATGTTCCGGAATTAAATGATCCAGCTAATTATAGTAATCGTAATGGATATTATCCTAATGCAATACATTATCCCGAAGAAGTAGGAGGAGCTGAACCATCAATTAGAAGTAAAACACTATATATTCCATTAAATATATGGTCAACATTATCAAGTAAGATGGCTATTCCATTAGTTAGTTTGCAATATAATTATTTACATATAGAAATAGAATGTCGACCAATTCAAGAATTATTTGTAATACGTGATGTATTGAATCCTGATCAGAAACATATTCCTGTTTCAAATTTATTTCTTGACGAATCAGGCATAAATAAAAGTCTGTCTAGAACTCCAAGCACAGATGATCATGTCCACACTATACCTCATTTATTTACACTTCAAAATAATACAAAATATATTAAACCAGATCAGAATGTTGAACAATATAAATTTTTTAGATTTTTGCACCCACCACCAGTAAATGTAGCGGGCACAAGTGATGATGATTATCCAAGCACAAGATCGGATTGGTATGCAAATATACATTTAATTAGTACATATGGATTTTTATCTGAACCAGAAGTAAGAAGTTTTGCGGCCAATCCTCAAAAATATTTAATAAAAGAAGTTCATGAAGAAATCATTTATGACGTGGTAGGAAATAAAAATACAAGAGTAAATAGTAATGGAATGGTAACGTCATGGATGTGGTTTTTCCAACGCAGTGATGTAGATTTAAGAAATGAATGGAGTAATTATACAAATTGGCCATATAAGGAATTACCATTTCCAAATACAGATTTTTCAGGCGAAAATATTGATTACCGAATAGTGGACAGTGGTCCATATAAGTTAGAAAATCAACGTGATATTATGATGGAGTGGGGATTTACGTTAGATGGAAAAATCCGGGAAACGAATTTTGAAGCTGGTGTATTTAATTTAATAGAAAAATATGTTAGAACCGCTGGTAATTCTGATTTAGGATTATATTGTTATAATTTTTGCTTAAACACGGATCCATTTCAACATCAGCCGAGTGGTGCTATTAATTTAAGTAAATTTTCTAATATTGAATTTGATTATAAAGTATATACACCAGCACTAGATGCTTCTGCTCAAACTTTTGTAATATGTGATTCAGAAGGAGGTATTGCGGGAATTAATAAACCAACATGGAAATTATATGAATATGATTATACATTACATGTAATGGAAGAGAGATATAATATATTATCGTTTGAATCAGGGAATGCAAGTTTACAGTTTGCTCGATAAAAGTGATCTCTTAAATCCTAAAGTTTAGTTTTTTTTTTATTAAATAATAAAAGAAAAACGCAATACTCTTCTCTCAGACTAAAAGAATATGTTTTCTAACATATTTATCTTTTTGTCTTCATTTTGAGTATTATTTATATATGATTTATTTTTTAGAAGCGGGGTGATGCATCCCCTCATCCACCGCCCTTGATGCGTTTAGATCGTCGTTGTTTTGTCCGGCGAGTTCTAGTTTTGTAAGATTTAGGTTTACGAAATTTAGCCATACGAGACTTTCTATATTTACGGGTTTGAGACATTTATAATATATAATAATATTTTTATTATTAATAATATTTTAATTTATAATAATATCTTTTATAGATTGAATAATAAAAGAATTTTCTTTTTTACAATATTCACAATGCTTTAATTTTTTCTGTATATTCCAAATAATTTTATATTTTAATTTTCTCAAAACTTTTAAGCTTTTTCTTTGTAATTTAATATTATATATTTCGTCTTTTTCACCAGAAAATAAATAAATAGGAATGTCTTGGGTGTTTTTAGAAATTTGTGTAACATTGTTCATTAATACGGTATGAATACCAATTATACCACCTAATTTACTATGATAATTTAAACCTATATGAAATGCTAGAGTTCCTCCCTGAGAAATTCCACCAATAATTATATTTTCTGATTTATTATCTAATAATTTTATCTCTTTATTAATAATTTTATTAATTCTTTCTACTTGTTCATAAAAATGTTGTATATCAATAGTATCATGTTCCATTTTATTATTATTGCATGTAAAATAATTATACCATGAACTAACGTTTTCTTCAGGTTCTTCATACCAATTAATAGTTCTTTTAGGTGAATTTGGTAAAATTATTTTAATATTCTTATATTTTTTTATAATTTTATGTGTTAGCAGAATCAATGAATTATTAGTTGTGTTCATTCCGTGAAGCAAAATAATTGTGTATTTATGTTTCTTTTCCGGAAAAAATATATAATCATTGTTCATATATTTTTAAATATATAATATAATAATGGTTGAAACAAATTTATTAATTAATAAAAAAAAATTTGATGATCATATACAAAAAAAAATAGATAAATTGGGTGAAAGAGCACGCTATATTAATTATAAGTTTGAGGATGTTAGATATTATTTTAAAAAATATAGTATAACTATTATATATTTAGCAACATTATTAACATTAATAGAGGCATTAATAAATAGTTTTGAAATAGAAGAAATAGGAAATATAATTGTTATAAATATAATTAGATTTATTCCATTATTATTAAGTAGTTCAATATCATTATTAGCAGCATTAATCAAATTTAATAAGTATGAAGATAAAATAGAAAATATAACTAGAACAACAGAAAAATGTATAGTGACAATGTCAAAATTAAAAAATATAAAAGAACAATTATATTTCAGTTCTTCAAATAAAAAAATTTATAAACTTATAACAATATTTTTAAATAATATTTATGCTGATTATCTAGAAAGTAATAAAAATATTGAAAAAGAATTAATTGATACAGATTATGTTTTGTATATGAAAAAGGTTGCAGATAACGATATAAAAAGAAATGAAATAATGTTGTATAAATCTTTAAATATAAATAATAAATTAGATAATACAAAGAATAAAAAAGTTATAGAAAATACTAAAAATACAAAAAAAATTAAAAATATTAAAGATATTTTAAATTATATAAAAACCAATAGAAGAAATAATAAAAAAAATTATACAAGAAATTATACAAGAAATAATACATTTGCTAAGTCATCTCATGCTGACAGTGAACTACAAAATAATTATGATAAATATATTCCAAGGACATTAACTAGTGAAAATATACGTAACTCTACTAATAGTATTGTTATTGATATTAAAGAAGAAGAAAATAGTGATGATGATAAATCATTAGATTATTCACAATTTGCACCATCATCAAAAGAAACAGATGATAGATCATTTGTTGGATCATTGTGTTCTTTTATGGATTCAGATAATTCAAATTCAACTACTTCAAAAAGTCCTACTTCTAAAAGAATTAATAATAATGAAACAAGAAAAAATGCCGCAAATTATATTCAAAATATATGGAAAAAATATAAATATAAAATTAATAATTCCAATATATAAACAATATTATATTGGGATTAGCTATATCCATTATAAGAGACTAGTATTAACTTGTTGACTAACTTGAACAAATGTTGTGCATTTTGCCATTTCTTTAATTGATTTAGCGTTGATATAAGTGCATGTGCTTCGCAACCCACCCAAATAATCTAATACCGTTGTATCAAGTGAACCCTTATATTTAACTTTTAGTTGTCTACCCTCAGATGATCTATATTTTTCCATTTTACCATAGTGTTTTTCCATAGCAAGTTTAGAACTCATACCATAAAATGTTTTAAATTTATTACCATTTTCATCTTCTATTATTTCTCCTGGGTTTTCATCATGACCAGAGAATATTCCTCCTGCCATTACAAAATCAGCACCAGCCCCAAATGCTTTTGCCATATCCCCAGGACAAGTTATTCCACCATCACCAATAATATGTCCTCCAACTCCATGTGCAGCATCTGCACATTCTATAATAGCAGAGACTTGTGGAAAACCTACACCGGTTTTTATACGGGTTGTGCAAGCAGAACCCGGACCAATGCCAATCTTAACAACATCAACTTTACCGTTAAGAATAAGTTCTTCAACAATTTCTCTAGTAACAACATTACCTGCAACAATAATTTTATCTGGAAATTCTTCTCTTACTTTTTTACAAAATTCAACTAAATTAGAAATATATCCATTGGCAATATCAATACATATCCAATTGCAATTTAATTTATTATGTAAAAAAATTTCACGTAATTTTTCAAATGCTTGATCACCAATACCGGTAGATATCATAAATAAATCTGGATTCATTGATCTTTTATTACAATTTTCAATAAGTTCTTCACAAGAATAAAATTTATGTAAAGCGGTAATAATATTATGTTTACTGAGAATATCATAAATTTCAAATGTGCCAGTAGAATCCATATTAGCAGAAATGATAGGTGTTCCACACCATTCGATTGGTTTATTATTTATTTTGGCATTAACAAATTTAAAACGTCTATATAAATTTATTTCTGAACGACTATTTAAAGTAGATCGTTTTGGTCTAATAAGAATATTATTAAAATCAAGTTTTATACCGGTTTCTATCTTATTCATTATATATGCTTGATTATTTGTATTTAATAGCTTTTATAATATTAATAAATTTTTTTGTAAATATATAGTATTAATATATATGTCAAAAGAATCATTTGTAACTAATAATATAAAAAAAAGACAAAAAAAGATTATAGGAAATAAGCCAATAAATCCAGGAGGTTTTATAGGAATGTCGATATTTGGAATAATAATAGTATTAATTACTGTGTATATTAATTCAACAATCATTTTTATGATAAAACATACTCAAAAGATAGTTAAAGGAAATAAAAGAGTATTAGATATATTTTTTCCGAGTGACTGTAAGGAATATCCATATTATATACCGGGAAATAATGAGTGTAAACAAGGCAAAACAAAATATAGTAAATTACCAAAAACTACTAATACTAGCAGTTCTGTTTCAGATAGTTATATATTCGATGGTAATAAAAGATTTCAAGAGCTTTTAAAAAAATCTAGAGAAGATAGTATGATATATGATAAATATACGGATGGTTTACTTGTAGGAATTAAAGATAAAGTAATAAATTGGTATCTTAAATCAACAATTTCAACACATACTACTTTGAATGAATATATTAAGTCTATATTAAGTTTAGGACCAGATATTAATAATACTGTATTAATGTTGTTTGTATGTCCAATAATTATAGGATTGGTGACAATAGTCAGTATGATTTATACATTTGTTGGTCATTTAGCCAATCTATTTTTGACAGATGCTCCAATTTCAAGTATAGCATTAATTATAATTTCATTTTGTTCACTGGGTATAGTTCCTTTTGGTGTAATATTTGGATATGCAACATTAGTAACTATATATACTATATTAAAAATTATAGCTAGTCCTGTTATTTATGGTGGAAGTAATAAAGTAATAGATATATTTAAAGATAGTTATAATATTATAGCAATAGTGACTGGTGCTGTTTTGATAATGGCTTCTGCGCAATATTTAAATAATAATTATACAAATTCAATGATTGTATTTTATATATTGTTATTAATAGTATATGGCGGATATTATATTAAACAATATGCATATAATTAGAAATATTATATATTAAATAATTATTAATTAATAAGTATTAAATAATAATTATTATATACATTTATATGGGTCAAAAAAAAAATAAACATAAAAATCAAGGAAATAATGGTAATAATGAAAAACCATTTGTTAGTATATGCACACCAACATATAATAGACGACCATTTATTCCATCAATGATTAAATGTTTTGCACATCAAACATATCCGAAAGATAGAATTGAATGGATAATAATAGATGATGGGACAGATAAGATAGAAGAGTTAGTATGTGATATTCCACAGGTTAAATATTATAAATATGATGAGAAAATGGTTTTAGGAAAGAAACGAAATTTAATGCATGAAAAAAGTAAAGGAGATATTATAGTTTATATGGATGATGATGATTATTATCCACCAACAAGAATATCACATGCTGTATCTATGCTCCAATCACACCCAAAGGCATTATGTGCTGGATCTAGTGAAATATATATATATTTTAAACATATAGATCAAATGATTCAATTTGGTCCATATGGGCCAAATCACGCGACTGCTGGGACATTTGCATTTAAAAGAGAATTATTAAAGGATCACGCATATAACAATGAGGCAGCATTAGCAGAGGAGAAATCATTTTTAAAAGATTATACTGTTCCGTTTGTGCAACTAGAACCAAAAAAAACAATATTAGTATTTTCACATATACATAATACATTTGATAAAAAAACATTATTAGATAATCGACACCCGAAGTTTGTAAAAGATTCTGATAAAACTATAGATGATTTTATAAAAGAACCAGATTTAAAAGATTTTTATTTAAATCAGATAGAAAAAGTATTGGTAAATTATGATCCTGGTAAACCGGAGATGAAACCAGATGTTTTAAAACAAATAGAAGAAATAAAAATTGAGAGAGAGAAACAAGCAAAAGAAATGCAGAAACAGCAACAGCAAATGGGTGGATCACTACAAATGATGCAACAAATGATGCAACAAAATCCTCAATTGTTACAAAAGATGATGGAACAAAGTGAATCAAAACAATCCAATCAACAAATGATGCAACAACAAATGATGCAACAACAAATGATGCAACAACAAGGAAATGCACAAATAATAGCTGAGATAAACGGAAAAAACACAGTATTATCAATGGAACAAATTAGAAATCTATTACAACAACAACAACAAGCTATTCAAAAGATGACTCTAGAATTGAAAAATAAAGATAAAATAATTAAAAATCTTAAAGATGAATTAGAATGTAAGTAAAATAATTATTTTTTTTTAAATTTTTCATAAAAATTAAAAAAAAATTGATTTGTAAATTTAAAATTGTTAGGTGAACAAACATGGAATTTTCTCGTGAAGAATCAATGAATCATAATAATGACGAAGTATCAAATATGTCTGATTCTAGTTATAAATCAGATTTTGTTATTAAATCAAATAACTATAAATGTTATACTTCAAGTGTAGTAGGGAGCAATATTGTAAATGCAATGACGGGGGAAAAATATCCATGGCAAGTAGGTTCATGGGATGAGCGAAGATTTTTCCGAGTTACAGATACAACAAAATTTAATGAATCATCAAACAGTAATTGTGAAAATAGAACGTCGTATAAGTTATTTTATGAAAATCCTCATCAATATATGAAACATAGAAAAATTGAATTAGATAAAGATTTACTTAAAAAATGGTATAAGAATATTAATGTATTATATCCAGGTGAATATACAATGCCCTATTAAGTAAAAATTAAAATATAAAATATTAATAATACTATCAAATAATAATACAATAATTTTTACAATATTTTTTATTTAAATTCTCATCTATATTTAATTTATTTATTGATATATCTAATAATTTTTTGCTTTCTAAAGTATTTTCGGAAATAGTTTTATCTAAATTTATAGAACTTATAGAATATGATATTTGTCTTCTATAATTAAAAAAAGTTTTTTTTTCTATTATATTTAAAACTACTTCATTTGAAGGATTTAATTTATCTCTAAAAAAAATTAATTTAAAATTTGAATTAACGCCAATTTGAAAATTTTTTTTTTCAATTTGTAAAATAGAATTAATATATTCATAATAGTGATTTTTTAATATTGTTATTTTATATTCTTCTATACCATTAGGATTTTCATGAAATTCTTTTAAATAATTATTTATCATATTTGTTATATTAATGTATTGTATTTTATTCTTTATTTTTATTTATACATAATCGCATTTTATCAATAGATTTTTTAGATAAATTTCTGTAATTCTAAAGTGTTGTTTTTATTACTAGTATTTGATGGATGATTTAATACATTATACATGGTGCTAGCATCTCTCTTATATTTAATATAACTAACAGCTTCGTTATATATTTGATTAACAGCATATTCAATAATTAAATTATTTAGAGTAACTATTTGATTACTAATATTATAAGGTAAATTTTTACTATTTTGTAAAAAAATACTGCGCATAATTATTTGTAATTCTTCATAATTTTGCTCATCAATAAAAAATTGTTTATTTGATTTCTCATATACTCCTTTTTTGATAGCATTTTGTAGAATTTTAATATTTTCTATACTAAAAAATGCAATAGAAAGTGGAGTATCTATCCAATTTCCAGTTAGTGCATCTCTATTTGAAACACAATCTTTAATAGGTATTTTATCAGAAAAACTAAACTGAGGTCCTATTGGTGCTAATATATCAACTCTACCGTTCGATATTAATTGAGAATTATTCATATAATTACTAATTAGAAAAAAAAAATAACTATAATTATATATTATGACTTTTCAAAAAATAGTTGTTGTAGTGGCAATAATTATACTTATTATTGCATTAATATTTATTGGTTATATGTTAAATAATTTTCATTCTACTAAAAAATTTCCACCAGTAATAAGCGAATGTCCAGATTATTGGATTCCAGAAGAAAATAAATGCACAAATCCAAAAAATTTAGGAACTTTAACATCTGGATGTAAAGGTCCAAAAAATTTTAATTCAGATATTTATAATAGTGATAATGGAGATTGTTTAAAGGCAAAATGGGCAAAAAGTTGTAATTTAATATGGCAGGGTATAACTACCGATAAAACTGTTTGTGATAATAAATTGAAGCCAAGTAGTTCTTATTTTAACTGAATATATATAATTAATATAAATTATATATATATATATAATTTATGTTATTTGATTATATTCAGTATCTTCCATATGAAATTATATCTATTATTTGGAATAAATTGAGCAAATTTCAAAAAGTATTTGTAAATAAAGAAAATTATTTAAAATTTAATAATTTAATTGATAAGATGATAATAAGAGGAAGATATGAAAGTTATATAAGAGATATAATTAGAAATGATTATAAATTTATATTTGAAAATATATTTCATCGAAGATACAATGATTGGTTATACAGAAGATATGATTATAAATATGATAATAAAATATATTCAAATTATATAGATTTTTTATTATTTTATACAAATAAAAATAATTCGCGTAAATGTTATAATTTTATTAATTTACAATTACAATTATCTGAACTTAAAAAAAAAGGGCGTAAAAATAATAGATTAATATATAATAAATGGAGCAATTAAATTTTAATTCAATCCTAAATAGAGAAAATTTGGCTAATAATATAAAAGAAATATTAATTAATTTTGAAAAAAATAAGAAAAATCTATCAATTAAAAGAGGTATATATATTTATGGTGCTCCAGGGAGTGGAAAAACTAAATTTGTATATGATATATTAAAAAATCTGGATTATGATATTATTAATTATGATGCTGGAGATATTCGTAATAAATCGATTATGGATACTATAACACAACATAATATGTCAGATAGAAATATTTTAAGTATTTTTAATAAAAAACACAAATCAATAGCAATAATTATGGATGAAATAGATGGTATGAATAATGGCGATAAAGGTGGTATAAATTCTTTAATAAAAATAATAAGACAAAAAAAAACAAAAAAACAGAAACAAGAAGATGTAACATATATACCAATAATTTGTATTAGTAATTATCATATAGATAAAAAAATTAGGGAATTAATGAAAGTATGTCATACATTTGAAATTAATTCACCTCAAAATAGTGAAATTACTAAAATTATACAATTAACAATGCCAGAATTATATAATGATAATACTTTAATGGATAATATATTAATATATATCCAAAATGATCTCAGAAAATTATTATCAATATATAAATTATATCATAATAAGCACAATCTTTTAAAGAATGAAATTATTTTAGATATTTTTAAACCAAAGGCATTTAACGATGATACTAAAGATATTACGAAAAAACTTATAAATAATAAATACTCAATAAATGATCACAATATTCTAATGAATGAAACTGACAGAACAATAGTTGGATTGTTATGGCATGAAAATATAATAGAAGTTTTAAATAAGATAAGTAAGGAAAAAAGTATACCATTATATATTCAATTATTAGATAATATCTGTTATTCTGATTATATTGATAGAATTACCTTTCAAAAGCAAATTTGGCAGTTTAATGAGATGAGTTCACTTATTAAAATATTTTATAATAATAACATATATCATAATAGTATAAAAAAGAATATTAAATTTCCACTACAAAATATACGTTTTACAAAAGTTTTAACAAAATATAGTACAGAATACAACAATTATTTATTTATACAAAATCTTTCTCAAACTTTAGGTTTTGATAAAAAAGATATTTTTTCATTTTTTATGAAATTAAAATATTTTTATACGAATGAAGAAATATATATATTATTACATTCATATGAATTAACCAAATTAGATATTAATAGAATATATAGGTATATTGATAAATATACAGAATGTTCTGATGATACTTGTTATTCTGATGATGAATTATTTGAGTGATACATTTATATTATATTTAAATAAAATATAATTTAAACATAAAATGTAATAAAGTATTATTATTGCATATAAAATGCATTAATCAATAAGCACAGATGCCCGAGCGGTTTAAGGGGTCAGACTCAAGATCTGATAACGAAAGTTGCAGGGGTTCGAATCCCCTTCTGTGCATTAATATAATTTTATTTTTTATATAAAATTATATATATAATATATATGACTAATAAGTGTCCTCCAGGAGTAATTTGTGTTGAAAATATCACACTATTATTTGTAATTATTATAATATTATGTATAATATTTTTTGGATATTTCAGTTTATCTAAATTTGTTAATTATAAAAGAATAGATTCAAGTGAAAAGTATAATACTATATTGAATATTCAAGATAGAAATATACCAACAAATCAAGGTTTGTATTCCAGACCGGGATATTCTTTTTCAAATATTAAAGATGATGTTTTATTAAATCCATATCAAGCTCCTTTAAGAGATAATAGGTTATTTCCAAACAATGACTTAAATAATATGCCAAATAAAATGCCAATTAATGTTCCAACACAATCATATGATACTAATTATAGACAAATTGGTATACTAACACGTGTTGGTGACAAAGAAAGTATATTACCATTAATGGGTCGTCCATTAATGTCAAATCGAGATAAATGGAACTTTTATGCCATGTCAGAAAATAATTTACTCAAATTACCAATTTCAACGATAAAGAGCTCATCAACCTCTTCATCTGGATCAAATTCATATACAAAATGTATGGGTGAAAATGGGTGTAATGATCTATATAATGGAGATATTGTTAAAGTAGATGGGTATAATGATGTATTTAAAGTTACTACGTATGAAAATAATGCTCCACAATATATTCCCTATATATAATATATATGACAAATAAAAATATAAAATGTTTAGAGATAACAGGCAAATGCCCGACGAAAAATTTGTCTAATAATAAGTTTGGTATTTTATTAAATGGAAATGCTAATAATAATCTCGGTAATTTATTAACTCCAGGTTTAAGATGTTCATCAAAAATTAATACAGCAATAATAGGGCGCGTTGGATGGAAAGTTCGGCATGTTAATAATAATATAAATTTTAATGGACAATATTTTGGAGGACCAAATGGATATGCAAATCCGCCGAGAAATAAATTTTAATATAATTTAGACAACTATTAATTATATTATTTACAATAGAAAATATAATATTTAGAATATTTTCTAATGCTATTATATAATGGCTAAATATACAAAAACAAACGGATTATACCATATTAATGGTCAAACATTTAAGAATTTGGTAGGTAAACGCGCGCAAGTGTGGCATGGAACTGCTTATAAAACCTCCGGCGGACTTAAGAAAAAAGATTTATATCAAAATAAGAATGGTCGTATTGTTTCTAAAAAAAAGCACGAGACTGCTAAAAAAGAAAAACGTTTATTAAAACACGGATATGGCACTAAAAAGGGTAAATTTGGTGCTGTGAGAGTAAAACCTCATAGTTCTTCTAAAAAATCTTCAAAAAGAAAGTCAAAGAAAAAAGCTCATACTATAGGTTAAGTTTTAAGTTAACTAATAATATAAGTAATTTTGAAATGTTTTAGAAAAACTTGTAAATATTAAATTAAAAAATAATTTTTTCAATTTAATATTATTTAAATTCATAAACTCTTAAAAAGTTTATTTTTTTTTAGGAGGATATGGTGTTCCACAATACCAATTTTCTACAATATGCATAGCAAGTTCAATTTCACCGGCTGGTATTGGTATATCGTCAAATGTGCAGGTTGAACTTAAATGATTACATTTTGATAAACATTCGATAATTTTTCTATTACATTCTTTTTGCAAATTTTTAGATTGTCCACAACATTTATCATGATGTTTACAGCAGACATCAGCACACGAGTATCCCGTTAATACATGATGTTCAGGTTCAACAGATGTATCACATTTATTTTCGTCTAACCATTCATTATTACACCAACCAGGACCACAATATGCACCACACACTCTAAATTGTTCTAAATCATGTATGTATGATAGATTTTTAGCATTGCAGAATGAAGAAATTAATATTACTGCAAAATTTATAAATTTATACATAATAATATAATAATAATAATATTTTAAATAAGTGAAATATCTTTATAATATTCTGTAATAAATAAATCAAAATAACTTTTATTAACAATTAGGGTATTATTTTTTTTATTATTTTTTTTTGTATATTCAACGTATAATTCATATGTTGTTAAATTATTAATATTATTGTAATCACGTAAAAAATCCTTAATTTCATCTTTTTTGGACCATGATTTAGAAGTGATACCATAAATATATTTATTATTTTCAATAACAATCTCTGGATAAAAATGTTTAATTAAGTTTAATATTTCAGAATCTTTAATTTCTAAAGTGCATTTTCCTCCTAAAAACTGTTTAAATAAAATACAAATTTCATCGATTTCTAAAAAATATTCATCAATATCTTCTTTCATAGATGAATCCCAAAATTTAATAAAATTTGATACAAGTGGTAAATCTAAACTAGTATATCCATAAAAAACTTCATCAAATTCATCATAATTTAATTTATTTTTTAATAATGTTTTTATAGTTGATGTAAATATTACTCCAGAAATATTATTTTGATCTAAATAACATTTACATAAATATAACATATTTTTAATAGAAATTGTTGACCCTAGAGAAATTTGTATTTTAGACTTAATAAAATTATCAAGAATAGCTGATTGATCATTATTTTTTAAATAAAATGCGTGATTTCTTAAAATGTTATCTTGACACATATTTAAATATTTATCGGCAGATCCGTATCTATTAGAATAATAACAACAAACAACAAATATATCTATAATAGGAATTGCGAGTCCTCCCAGTATTTCTTCTATATTTAACTTAATATTTTTAATATTTATAAGTCTACAATCACTATACGGATGATCGTGATATTTATACCGAAATGCATTCTGTATTGGAATATGTCCAAAATATTTACCACCTTGATTTTCTAATAATTGTATCATTATTTTTGCAGATGGTGAAATAAGATAAATATTGTTAAATGACTTTTTTAAGATATTATCTCCCAATATGGTTAAAAAATATTTAACCTCATTTTTAGTATAAAAAATTTTTTCAAAAAAGATATTTATTATATTTTGTATGGTTAAAGATTCTGGTATAGATGTAAATAATGATAATTCTTTTATTTGTTTAATAATTGAAGTTTTAATCTTGAATTTCCATGGAAGTAATTGTTGTTCATAATATTGTAATTGATGTTTATTGTCAGGATGACTTAATGCAGTAAGAATGGAATGAATTATATCATCTTCTTTAATTATATAATAATGTTCATTATTATATTTAAAAAATATTTCAGTTGTTGAGCAATAGAAATATTTGTTTCCATTAACAAATTCTTTCACGAATTTATCATGTCCTTTAATTAATAATAATTTTCTATCTTGTCGACCCTTTTGTTGTTTTTTTGTATTAATAAGCAACGTAACAAGATCATTATTTATATGATTTGATAGTTTATTTAAAATATATTCATCGTTTTTATAATGTTCATATATTTCTCTTAATTTTTGATTAAGATTTTCGATACTTATTGTGCTCATTAGATTTTAATATAATATAAAATTATTTTTATATTATAAAAACTTATATAATAGTTTATTCTTCTGCTTGATGTTGATTATTTAGAGATACTGCTTGATTATTCGGTGTGAATGGAACATAATTTAAATTATTATATCTATTATCATGTAGTTGATGTATTAATTTATTTTTCTGCAATTCTTTTATTTCTTTGTTCTTGTTCTTTAAATCTTTATTGAGTGATTTAAGCAGCTTATATTCTTTCAATTGTTTTGCAATTTTAATTTTTTGCATTAAAGTTGTTAGTTCTACTACAAGTTTATCGTTTTCCTTATCAAAATCCATCATAATATATATAGCTAATATAATAAAATTACCAGAAATTTTTACTCAGTAAAATTTTTTTAAGAAATATTAATTTATTTCTTTTTTTTTCTAATCATAATAGATTTGTCACTAGGTTTATTATTTGTTAAATCCATAAATTTAATATATTCTTTTTTTAATTCTTCTAGTTCATTTAACCAAATTTTCTCAATTTTCATACTCTTTAGAACATTTAATTCTGTATCTTTTTCTTGTTTTTCCTTCATTAATTTTTCAACAGCTTCTTCAGTTACACTATCCATTGGCATTTTAGTTAAATAATTAAATTGAGGAGAAGATAGTAGTCCTTCATCACATAATGGAGTATAATTAAGATTTGTAAGAATTACAACAATCTCATCCTTTTTCTTTCGTCTAAGATCTATTTTTCCGCTAAGATTATCATTGATGAATCGAGCTTTATTAGACAATATAATCAATTCTTTTTCTATTTTATCAATTTGATATTTCTTTCTTTTTTCATAAAATGTCAATCGAGTTTGATAATATTCTTCAATAATTTCAGAAGCAGTATCAAATTTACGCAAATGTTCATTTGCATCAAATAAATGCATATTTGTAGTAGTATGTGTAGTATATAATTTTAGTAATTTTTCAACACCAGTTACCTTATCTGATGGGCTATCTAGTTTCCCTCCACTAATATCCATTAGATTAGTAAGTAATTCTCCTAAGCATCCGGAATGAAATTCAATAGTAAAGTCAACATTAGCATCGGTGCTCATATCAACATAATCTTTAACTAGAGGTTTACTATCTTTTTTCTTGTGATCAATTAGAGATTCAATAAATTCTTTATAGTCTTGGGTCCAAGTTCCAATTGGAAGCTCAGTAATTCGTATTTTATTTTCTTTAATTTTCTCAAAAACTCCTCGTATAAGATACTTTTTATTTCGTTTATTTTGTTTATCTTCGATAGATTCAATTGTTCCCTTAAATCCCTTATAATAAGGATCAATATCAACATTATGTGCTTCACCCTTTAACATTAATATGAGTTTATTAATAATTTGTAAAGGATTATAACACATAATATCAGTGCTAAATCCGGTTCCAATACCCTTAGCACCATTTACTAAAACCATAGGAATAATTGGAACATAATAAATAGGTTCAACAGATGTTCCATCATCATCAAGATATTGTAAAATATCATCATCAGCTACAGGGAATATAATTCGTGTCAATTTATTTAATTTGGTAAAGATATACCTTTCTGACGCAGCATCTTTTCCCCCAGTCAATCTGGTTCCAAATTGTCCTAGAGGTTCAAATATATTTATATTATTTGATCCAACATAATTTTGCGCTAGTCCAATTATTGCACCATTTAAACTAGCTTCACCATGATGATATCCAGAATGTTCAGATACATAACCACTAAATTGAGCAACTTTAATTTCAGAATTTAGTTTCTTTTTGAATGCTGCAAATAAGATTTTTCGCAAACTAATTTTTAGACCGTCTATAAGATTAGGAATAGAACGGTCATTATCATATTTTGAGAAATGTATAAGATCATTATGAATAAATTCTTCATATGTAACTTTTGATTTGCTAGTATCTAAATATAATTCGCGATTATATGTAGCTAACCAATCCTTTCTATCATCACTACGTTTTTTATTAAAAACCATATCAATAGTTTGAATAGATTTATCTCCAGTGCTTTCAAAAAATACTATTTTCTTTTGAGCAAAGTATTCTTTAAATTCTTTACTAGTGCTTGTTCCCAAACCCTTATAATACTTAATTTTCCAACTTTTAAGACCATCACCAATATCATTTTTCCATAATTCAAACTCGCCTTCATTATAAAATTCTTTATGAAGTCCGGCTTTTTCAGCTTTTAAAATTGGTGTATTCATATAACCTATAAATTCTGGGATTTCAATAAGAGAACGCCATTCCGCTTCAAATAAATTAAGTCCAAGACCTTTAATATGGCTTCCATCTAAATCTTGGTCGGTCATAAACAAAATTTTACCATAACGCAATTTATTTTTTACATCATTAGCAGTATAATTTTTACCATATTCTAATCCAAGAATTTGTTTAATTTCACAAATTTCTTTATTATCTCCAATTTTTGTAACCGATTCACCACGAACATTAAACATTTTACCTTTCATTGGATAAATACCAATAGTATTTCGATCATCTTTAGATAATCCAGAAACAATACCGGCTTTAGCTGAATCCCCTTCACATAAAATTAGCGAACACTCTCCAGATTTAGTAGTTCCTGCAAAATTAGCATCAATCAATTTTGGAATACCTCTAATACTTCTACTTTTTGTTCCATCTGTTTTTTTTTGAGATTTATTTTCTTTAATTTCAGTTATTTGACATGCTGCAGACATCACACCCATCTTAGCAATTCCTTCAATAAATTTATCACTAATATTACAATTAGAACCAAATTTTGAAGATGGTGTGTTCAAAAATTCTTTACTTTGACTATCATAATTAGGATTTTCAATATCACAACGTAGAAATAAGAATAATTGTTCTTTAATTGCTGATGGTTTAACATCTACTTTCTTTTTTTCTTTAATATATTGTGTTAATTTTTTTACAATTTGATTCATAATATATTCAACATGTTTTCCACCTTTAGATGTATAGATACCGTTGCAAAAACTAATCTGTGTAAATTCACCATCGGGTGCTAATGCAATTGCATATTCCCAACGATCATTAGAACATTCATATTTTAGATCATTACTACCAACAATTTTTTTTACATATTGTTGGAAATTTTTAATTGGAATTTGATTAGAATTAAGTTTTACTTTCACAGATTGATCAGTAACAGCTCCAATATCATAAATACGTCTCATAAGTAAATTATAAATATCTGGCGTAATACCTTCTTTTAATTGTAAACGTTTATAATCAGGTTTAAATTCTATTTTTGTATAAGGTTTGTTTTTACATTTTGTAATAGTGGGTTTTTCAATTGTAAGTAAATTATCCTTAAATTCTTGAACATATTTTAACCCACGTGTATGATCAACAGTTTCAATTCGTCCCCAAGTAGACCAAATTAATACAAGTTTAAAACCAAAACCATTTTTACCACCAATAATTTTTTTTTCTTCTTTATTATAATTTGTAGATGTTCTAAGATGACCAAAAATCATTTCTGGTATCCAAATTTTATATTCTGGGTGTTCGGCTACATCAATGCCATTACCATCATTAATCATTGTAATAGTTCCATCATCACTAATACCTACATCAATATATGATACAGATTGAATGTTTTCTTTACCTTCTTTAATTTGTTGTTGCATTCTAATAACATGATCACGACAATTAACAATTCCTTCATCAAATAGCTTATATAATCCTGGGTTAATTTGTATAGTTTTTTTAATAATACTATTTTTATCTTCACTTAAAATAAATTCATTAGAATCAATTAATTCAACGGATCCTATATAAGTATCCGGATTATCAAGAATATGTTCTCTATCAGATTTTTTTTGATATTTATTTAAATCAGTCTGACATTTTTTAACAGACATAATTCTTTTATCTTATAACAGATCTTTAAATTATTTTCAATTTTTATAATAAATATGTTTATTATAAAATTGATTATTAAATATTATATTTATCATAAATAAAATTTTTTTAAAATGTCAAAAATAAAAAAAGATAAGATACCAATTGAAATAAAAAGAGCTGTTTGGAACAAATATAATATTTATTCATCACATAAAGAAATTACGCAATGTAGAACTTGTGATAATTTAATTATGATACCAGAAGCATTAAGATCATTTTATGATGTTTCTTATGATATTAAACCAATTTATATAAATGGTAAAATAAAAACAATAAGTGGTGTAGCTGAGTTTGGTCATATAATTTCTGAAAAAAATGGTGGAATGGTTAATGAAGATAATTTAATAGTTCAATGTAAATTATGTAATACACGGTTAGGTTCAAAAAATATAGAAAAAACTCATTTTGCAGAAAATTGTGAAATGATAGACGCCGATGATAGTGCAAATATAGAGATGGGTGAAAATTATGATAGATGTCAGGGTTATTGTAGTTCTGGACAAATATGTAAAAATAGAACAATATTTAATAGAAAATATTGCCACATACATCTAGAAAATTGATTTATATAATTGTTCTAAATCTTTTAATTGTTTTTTAGTATTTATTCCGGTTAATTTATATAAATCGTGTGGTAATATTTTTAATAATTGTATATCTATATTTTCTTTTATTTTAATAATTTCTATTATATCTGTTAAATAATATTCTTGTTGCATATTATTATTTTTAATATATGGTAAATATTTGCATAAAATTTCAGATTTAAAAGCATAAACACCGGTATTTATTAATGATATTTTTTTTTCATCGTTAGTACAATCTTTTTCTTCAACAATTTTTTCAAATGAATTTTCTTTCATAATAATTCTTCCTAACCCAAATGGATTTTCACTATTAGCAACAACAATTTTACATACATTTAAATCATTAAGAATATTAAACATTATTTCTTTTGTTATTAATGGAACATCACCAGAAAGTATTAAAATATTATCATTTATATAAGATTGTAATTCATTATAACAGCATTTAATAGCATCACCAGTTCCATTTGCAAATGGTTGATTAACAAATACTATTCCAGATAGATCAATATATTGTTGAATAGTTTCTTCAATAAGTTTTTGATGTTTACCAACAACAACTAATATTTTTCTTGGGTTTAATAATTTACTTGTATTTATTATTCTAACAATTATTGGAATATCATCCAAATTATGTAAAACTTTTGGTAGAGGTGATTCCATTCTTTTACCATTTCCACCAGCCATAATAATTATAATAGTTTTATTCATATTAATATATAATTTTAATATTTTTAAATAGTAAAATAATAATAATGAAACATACAATTACATAAGTATTTAAAGATTCAAAATAAATGTATTATAAAAGATGGATAATAATTCAGCAACTAATTATACAAATAATATACTTACAATACAAACAATACAAATAGCACCATTTAGAACATTAATGACAGCATTAAAAGATATTCTTTTAGAAACAAATATAACTTTTCAACCGGATGGTATAAGAATTATTAATATGGATAAATCTCATACAATATTAGCACATTTACATTTAGCATCAGAAAATTTTGAATATTATGAATGCAAGTCAGAAAAAATAGTAATTGGTGTAAATATGTTTCATTTATTTAAACTAATTAATACAATAGATAATGATGATACATTAACAATTTATATAGAAAATTCGGATTATAGTGATGGAATAGTTCATCATCTTGGATTAAAATTTGAAAATGGTGAAATTAAACAATGTAAAACACAAAAATTAAGATTAATTGAACCTGATCATGAAGAGTTAGATGTTCCTGATGTTAAATTTGCATCAATTTTAAATTTACCATCTAGTGATTTTCAAAAAATTATTAGAGATTTAAGTATAATTTCTGATAAATTAGAAATTAAATCGGTTGGAAGTGAACTAATTTTTAAGTGTCAGGGTCAATTTGCAAAAGCTGAAATTAGACGTACGGAATCAAATGGAACTATGGAATTTATACAGAAAGATAGTTCAAAAATAATTCAAGGTGAATTTTCATTAAAAAATTTGAGTTATTTTATAAAATGTACAAATTTATGTAGTCAAATTGAAATGTATTTGGAGAATGATCTTCCACTTATAGTTAAATATAATGTTGCTTCATTGGGTGAGATAAAATTATGTTTGGCTCAGTTGCCTTCATCCTAGAGTTTAGAAAATAAATATACAATATCTGTTATGGTATATTTATTCTATAATATGTTTTTTAAATAAACAACCGTATTTTGGTAATCCATTAATATTAGTAATAATATCAGGATCATTATTATCGCAATTTGATAACCAAATTTTAATAATGCAAAAATTTTTTTTAGGCGAAATAGTTATGCCAGTAATAAATTTACTTTTATTAGGAGGAGTTAATGTTTCACCAAGTAAAACGTAAGAAAGATTCTTCCAGCAAGAAGCAACTGTTCGGTTATTTATTTTATATGAAAAGCAACCACCATTTCTATTATTAACATCTTCCCATGTAGGATTAATACCATCTCTCATTAAGAATAACATACAATTTTTTATCATTACTTCAGGAAATGTTTCAAATAATACTAAGGATTCTTCAATAGTTTCTAAAGTAATAATTTTATGATAACTTGATAAAGACCAATCCGTGTCGTGTGGTAAATGCGCCCATAATGTCCATTTATCATATAACCGATGTTGTTGTTTTTTTTTAATTGAATTTTCTTTCCTATGTTCAACCATACTCTCCATAATATATTATTTTACTTTTTTTTTTATATCATTTAATTAATTAGTTATTACATATAAAAACTAATTAATAATTTCATAATTATTAATATTTAATTTTATTTTTTGATTATTATTTATTATTATTTCACTAGCTTTATTATCTAATATTGTTATAGTATATTCATGTAATGAATTAATTAATTTCAAATGAAAAAAATATAGCCAATTCATAAATATTTCATTAAATAAAATATTATTTTTAACATAATAATAATGATTTGCATTATTTAAAATATTGGTTATGTTATATATGTTATCTGTTGTTTTTATTGATACAAATAAAAATTCAAATTCACATGGTATAATTTGTTCTGGAATTAATGTATTAATGTTTTCATTTAAATTCATTAGTAATTTATTTGTATGATATTTTTTATATATGATATAATCATAATTAATATATGATAGTTTCATTTTCTCTAAATTATAAATAGTATCAATAATTTTTGCATTTTTTACTACAATTATATTATTAAAGTCATTATGTTTTCTAGAGAAAATATATTTATATATACTAAAAACATTATTGTGTATGTATATAATTATTTTCATAAATTCCCAATAAATATAAATTAAAAAATTTGTTATCGAATTCATTATATATTTAATATAAATAATGAATTTTTTATCTTTAAATTTATATTTAATTTTGTATAATTTCAAGATTCCATTTTTGAATAGATGAATTATTTTGTTCTCTATTTGTCTCTCTATTAACAAATTTAGTTTCAGGTGTTTTTAAATAATTTATTACACCTGTTTTAATATCATTAAATATTTCATCACATTTTTTTTTACATAAATTCTTATATTCTTCTCCTGTAATCATTGAACAAGAATTAACACAACTAGATATTGTATTATTTATAAATGATTTTTCTTCTATATTTTCTGGTTGTAACTGCGGTAATGTTTTGGTATTTACTTGATTATGTGATTGTTCTGGTCGGATTGTTTTTAATATATTATTTTGTTCATTTGGTTTATTAACTGAATAATTGAATTTACCATTTTTTGGATCTAATCCAAAAATAAATAATAAAAGAGTTGTTATTACAGTCATAAAAATAAATGGAATAAACACCATAAACCAAGAAATTATACCTAAACCTTGTTCACATAGTAAATTTAATATTATAGTAAATATTGTCATTACAAGAAACTTTAAGAATGCAGTATTATACAATTGTTTTGACATATCAATTACAATATGGACTAAAGAAAATCCAACATATAATAAAGCAGGACTACATAAATTATCAATCATTATATATATATATTATATAATGAGAAATAATATATATAGTTAAGAATCAAATAACGCTATTCCAGAATTATTAAATTTACCAACTTTATCACCAACATCATCATCATTTAAATATACAAAAATATTGCCACCTACTTCATTATCAGTAAAATATTTTTTCCCCTGAATTTCTACCACATATACTTCCTCTTCCTCTTCTTCTCCTTCCTCTTCTTCCTCTTCTTCTCCTTCTTCTTCTTCCTCTTCTTCTGTTTCTTCTGTTTCTTCCACTTCTTCGCCTTCTCCTTCCTCTTCTTCTATTTCTTCTGCTTCTTCACCTTGTCCTTCTTCCTCTTCTTCTATTTCTTCTGCTTGTTCACCTTGTTCTTCCTCATCCTCTTCCTCATCCTCTTCTTCATTTTCTTCTACTTCATCTTGTTTCTTTTTTTCCTCTTTTTCGACATCTTCTTCTTGTTCTTCCCCTTCTTCGTCATCTTCTTCTTCTTCATCATCTTCTTCATCTTCTTCTTCATCTTCTTCTTCTTCATCTTCTTCTTCTTCTTCTTGTTCGTCATCTTCATCTTTATTTTTATTTTCTTGTGTTTTTATATTATTAGATTCTTCACATGATTCTTCGTGATATTCTTCAACAGATTCTTGATCTGATTCTTCATAAGATTCTTCATTAGATAAATCAAAAATATTATCTGATTTTGATATTTTAATATTTTTAACTACACTACTAGAATATTGATTATCTAATTTGTTAGTATTATTTATATCTTTTATAGATAATTGAAGATTATTTTCTTGTTGAATTATCTTTAGTTGTGCTTTTAATAATATATTTTCTTCTAAAAGTTCTTTATTCTTTTTTTCTATTTTTTTAAATAATGGAAATTGTCTAACAATATTATCATATTCATCAACCATGGAATAATCGGTATTAATTTCATTAATTAAATATTTAAATTTAAAATTTAAATTTGTTTGTAGGTCACGAATTAAAGATTCATTGACTTCAGTTATTATTTTCTCATATTTTCTAGAATGTAAGGTTAGACCCGACATTATTAATAATATAATTATTGTTATAGTTTTAATACCATTTAAAAAATAATATATGAATATATTAAATGAATACATCCGCGTCAACAATATCTACAAATAAAATTCAGCATGAATTAATAGAACTGGTTATGCGACAAACAAGTTATACTTATGAAGAATCTAAATATCACTTAGAAAATAATAATAATAATTATATTAAAGTAATTAAAGAGGCACTCGGAATATCTAATGATAAAAAAGAAAAACCAATAACGAGTATAAATCAACATATATATAAAGAAATAAGAGGATTAATGGATTCAGCATCAAATAATTACCGCATTAGTCAAGAAAAAGAAAAAAAAAGACAGATGGCAATTATGATGTTAAAAAAAAAACAACTAGAAGAAAAAAATACTAATGAAAATAAAAGTAAAGGTCAACTTGAAACTCTTAAAGAGGAAGAAGAAGAGAAAGAAGAGGAAGAAGTGAGACTAGATAATACAGTTACAAATGATTAAAACAATAATGTATCAAAAAATAATTATTTCAGATTGAATTGTTGATTTAATATATCATTTTTTGATTGTAATTTTTCGTGTTTACGTAATGTATATTTATTTATACCAGATGGTATTCCCTGACAATTAAGTAAATAATCATCACTATTTTGATGTAATTCAGGAAGAACTCGGATAAGAGGTTTATCAACAACTAATAATAATCGTTCATTTTTTAATAATTTACGATATTCTTGAATAGATAAATTACCATAATATTTATCTAATGTATAATAAGGTGAAGGTGCGGGTTTAATATTTTTTGAATAATTATATATTTTACAATATAAAAAATTAAGTAGATGATATCTTTCAAAACGAGTGCTAGAATCTATATTTTTTTCATTCATTAAATATGCACAAGCGCATTCAGGACTACAAAAACAACCATAAACATAATATGTTTCTTTTAATTCATGCTTAGGTATATAAATTGGAACATTATCAAACTCGTATGTGCAATGAAAACATGCAGATTTTTTATCACATATGTTATTCAAATGTAAATTATTGGATAATTCGTCTAATTTTTGCCAAGTTGTTTTTATATTATCTAAATGGTTGTCATTATTCGTATTATCACTAGTATTATTACATTTAATATCAATTGTATTAGTATTAATATTATCTATAATATGTCTATTATCTATATTATCTGTATTATCTATATTATCAGTATTATCTGTATTAATATTTTTAGAATTATATATTGTGTAATTTAAATCATATAATTTACTTTCAGAAAATTTGTAGTTTTCTAAAAAATTATTAATATTATTATTTTCTAGATCATTAATTTTGTTAGTAATATCATTTAGTGAACATTTTAAATGTAAAATAATATTGATTTTTGAATCTGTAACTACTTCTGTATTTTGTGAACAAGTAACAACCTTTCCACCTTTTGGTTTTCTACCTCGTTTTTTTGGATATTTTATAATTGGATCTACATTTTCTTCAGCTTGAACTATTGATATTTTTGCTTTTCTTCCTCTTTTCTTTTTTTCAGGAACAATTTCCATTTTTAAAATATTAAATGCTTTACAATTTAAATACTTTTTATATATATATAAAATATAAATTTTATTAAAATCTAATATTAATATATATGTCATTAAAGCGTAAATTGTATTTAGAGGAAAAAAATGCTGCTGAAAGAGTAAATTATTTATTGGAACAACTTAGACAACAAGAACCATATATGACAAGAAAAAAAAATATAATCGAATATTTAAAACAAGTAGAAGCAGAAAGAAAAGTGCAATCTGAATTACAAAAACTTAGACAACAAAAATTTATGGAACAACAAGAAGCGGAAGATGCAAAATATAAAGAACTAAGTGATATTTATTCAGAAAGTTCTGCTTCTTATCCACCATCTTCAATTGCAGAGAGATATCGAAATATGTCTACAAATGAACTATTTAATGAAATTAAACAAGGATTACTAAGTCATAAAGATTATGATAAAACAATTCGTAAAAGAACTGTAAAAAGTGTAAAAGGAAGTCCTAGAGGTTCTCCCTCACATGAAAATATGACTGCTTTTGAATTGTCTGATACAATAAAAGAAACAATACCACGTATAGAAATACAATATCAACCAAATTATTTGCGCAATACCACGCCAAATCCTTTATATAAAGGAGGAACTCGTAAAAGAAAAGGAAAACGTAAAAAATATAGAAAAACAGGAAAATCTAATAAAAAAAAATCTACTCGTAAAAAATAAACTGATATAATTTGAATAAAATTTCTGAAAAATTATATTTTATTTGTTTAAATCATTATAACATTTTCTACAAACTGGAATATATTTATCATTACCAATAATTTCTTGTTCAATTTCATTGCTAATACGGTGTGTATATATTGATGAGTTATAACATTTTGAACATGTTCCAGTTAATTTTGTTATTTTATTACTATGAGGGATAAGGTCTAAAATTTCTCCAAATTTTTCTCTTTTAAAATCCGAATCTAATCCACATAATATAATATGTTTATTATTATGATCAAGTTGATATAAAACCCAATTTTTCAGATTTTTGAAAAATTGTGCTTCATCTATAAATATAAATTTACTATTATTCAGTTTAGATAATAATTTAGGATTGCGATCTATATCTTCTAATTCATGTATAAAATTACAGTCAAGTGTTTTTCCGTCATGACTAACAATTTGATTTGTTGAATATCTTGTATCTTTATCATAATTAATTGTGAAAACATCAGGTTGAATAGTGCTATATGAATGACTATTTAAATTATCTGTAATTTCATTATAACGATTAATTAATTGTGTTGTTTTACCTCCAAACATTGGTCCTAAAATTATTTCGAGGAAACCGGTTGAATTCATTATATAGATAGATGTAAAAATATATTTGTTATTTTTTATTTCAATTATATATTAAATTAATATTTTAAAGATATTAAACTATTAATTATAATAAAAAATAGATGAATTCAAAAATATATATTCCTTGGGTAGAAAAATATCGTCCAGTAAATTTTAAAGATATAGTTTTGGATAATTATAATAAAAATATTTTCAATAATATTATTAAAACAAACTATTTTCCAAATATACTTTTATATGGTCCACCAGGAACAGGAAAAACAACAACAATTATTAATTTAATAAATACTTTTCAAATAAATAATAATCAAAAAGATAAAGGGTTAATGATTCATTTAAATGCTTCAGATGAGAGGGGAATCGATATTATAAGAAATCAAATTAATAGTTTTGTTAACTCAAAAACTCTCTTTAGTTGTGGCATTAAATTTGTAATATTAGATGAAGTAGATTATATGACTAAAAACGCTCAACAAGCGCTAAAATATCTTTTACAAGAATATAATATTAATGTTCGATTTTGTTTAATATGTAATTATATAAGTAGAATAGACGATTCATTACAAAATGAATTTGTAAGATTAAGATTTAATCAATTACCAAAATATGAAATTATTGATTTTTTGAAAAAAATTAATATAAATGAAAATTTATATCTTACAGATAAACAGATTGTATCTATTCAAACTAATTATAAGTCAGATATACGTAGTATGATTAATTATATGCAATCGAATCAATTAGCGATAAAAAATACAAAAGTTATGAGTAATGATATATTTAATACTATTACTCATTTAATAAATAATAAAAAATATAAATTATTTAATAATGAAATAAATAAAATGATCTCTACATATAATATTGATGTTAAAAGTATTATAATTGGTTATTTTAATTATATAATTAGAAATAAACAAGAAAATATAACACCAAGATTATTAAACATAATGGAAACAATAATTCATAATTCAGATTGTAATATTAATAATATAATAAAATATTTTTTTTATTCGTTGTCTACTGTTATTGTGTAAGTAATATTTTTATTTGTCTCATGATCTTTAATGCGTTGCTTTAGTCTACATTTCCATGTGTCAGGAGGAGACATCTTACTTGGATCAAAAATATTAGACTTTAATGAATATTGTTCAATTAAATGTAAATCTAAATTTTTTGAATTAGTTCGGGGAATAGGTATAGGAAGTGAAGTTTTATTATTATTATTTTGCTTAATGTAAGTGTTATTAATTGTCATTTTGGAAACTTCTGTTAAGCATACATTTTGCATATTATAATAATAAATTAGAAAATAATTGAAATTGATTAATTTAAAGAAATATAAATATATAAAATTATGACAGAAATAGAAACAAATATAGATTCAGAATGGGATAGTTTCTTAGAAAATATAGATAATCCAATCGAAAAAAAAGAAGATGCCATTGACTTAATAGAAAATTATGAAGTTCCTAAAGGAAGTGAATTATATATTTCAACAAAAACTAAAATTGCATATTTATCACACCCAATTGATTTATTTGATGTATTTTGGAAATTAAATGTAATTTCATATCATATACCAATAGAAGGTATTGTTAAAAAACAAATGAAATTTAATTTTGCTGATGAAGAATCATTATTGGAAATTCAAGAAAAATTAAAGGGTATTAATAATGTGGAAGAGCATATAATTACAAAAATTTTAAATCCAGAAGGTCGCATTAAATTTAAAGACATTCGAAAAATTAGCATTGGATTATGTAATAGAGATATTATAAGTTATAGATCAAAAAAAAAGAGTGCATTTTATAATTGCTTTGTTATAATATTGAGAGTATATTCTGTAGATAAATTTAAAGAAATTCATGTAAAAGTTTTTAATACGGGAAAATTGGAAATACCAGGTATTCGATGTGAAAAAATTTTAAAAAGAGTATTGGATCTAGTAGTAGAAATACTAAAGCCATTTGTTAATATTACAAATTTTAACTATGATTATAGTAAGTGCGAAACTGTTTTAATAAATTCAAATTTTAATTGTGGTTTTTATATAAATAGGGAAAAATTATTTGATATTTTAAAATATAAATATCAAATTAATTGTGTTTTTGATGCTTGTTCATATCCTGGTATTCAATGTAAATACAATCATCAGGGTAATTATAAAATATCATTTATGATATTTAGGACTGGTAGTGTATTAATTGTTGGAAAATGCAGTGATGACGTCCTTAATATAATATATAATTATATTAAAAATCTTCTTATTCTAGAATATCCTAATATATATGTAAAAAATAATGATAATAGTAAGGATATTTTGATAAAAAAACAAACCAAAAAAAAGTTTATAACATTTGACTAAATAATAGTATAATCATTATTGTGTAAATTAATTGCTAATTCATTTCATAAAATGATAAATTTTTTCTATACATTAATTTCCTGAATATTTTATGTTTGACTATATTTGATTTATAATATTATTTATATATTTAACAGGTGATATATTATGATATAATTCATCTTGTAATAAATATTGTTTTAATAATTGAATATTTACTATGTTTTTTTTCTTTAATTTTTTTATAAAAATGTCTAAATAATCAATTAAATTGTTTTGTTTAAAATTAATTGAAAAAATTAGTATTGCTTGAATTTTATTAGATATTATATCTCCATTAGAAGTATTTTTTTCAAGATAAATTTTTATCAATTTTTGCATAACATTTTGTAGATCAGTATTTATAATTTTAATTATATTAATAATACTATTTTGATTTATTAATTTATATAATATTGTATTATATATTTCTATTAAAGAATCTACTTCACCTAATAGTTGATTAGATAAATTGTCACTTATATAATCTTTTCTTACATCATTGTTAATATCAAAAATAGTTTTTTTATATACAAATAGAGTAGCGTCTTTTGAATTTAATTGAAGAAAACTATTATTATCTTCTCCAATTTGTCCAATAAATTCAATATAATAAACATAGGATTTTTGACAGTTCGTATATGTAATTTCTAAATTTTTGGTATACATTAATAATAATTTAAATACATTATTTATTGTAGTTATTCCTTTTTTGATTATATAAATATAATATGTTTGATTTTGAATAAATATATTATCTAAACAGTGTTTTAAATAATCATTAATAAGAGTAATATATTTTATAAAAATAATATTTGGTAAATCTTGAAATTTTTTATTATAATTATCTGTATTTTGTATATTATTTTTTGATATTTGATTCATTTAATTTATTTCAATATTTCTTTTTATTTATTATTTATTATTAATAAATTAAATATTATTTATTTAAATTATAACAATTTAAAGCGTTATTTTTGGTAATTTATAAAATGAGTGAAGGAGAAAATACATACAAATTACCACCTACATCTTTATGGGAGCATCTTTCAAAATTAGCTATAGTTGAAGATAAACCGATTATGCTAGATTATTGGACTGATTCATTAGATAAACAAGTGTTAATCGGTGTCAAAAAGGAAACATCAGAGAAACTCTTAGTAAAAAACGCGGAAGAATATACAAGTCCAATTAGTAAAATATATAAGGTAAATGAATGTTATATTATTTGCACAGAAAATTCGATATATCTTGTTTCTGCAGATATTCCAACAAAACATATTAATTCTTAGAGAAACTCTCTCTTTTTAAATGAGAAAAAATGTAATTATTAGTAATTTAAAAATTAAAATTGATTTAAACGATATTATATAACAATATTATACTATTAAGTATGGCGTATTCTGAAAATAAAGATAAAGATCATATGTCAATTGTTATATGTGGACATGTTGATTCTGGTAAATCGACAACCACAGGTCGTCTATTATTTGATCTAGGTGGTATTCCTGAACGTGAAATGGAAAAACTAAAGGAAGAGGCTAGTCGTCTTGGTAGAGCTTCTTTTGCATTTGCATTTTATATGGACCGACAAAAAGAGGAGCGCGAACGTGGTATTACAATTTCTTGCACAACTAAAGAATTCTTTACTGATAAATGGCATTATACTATTATTGATGCGCCTGGTCATAAGGATTTTATAAAGAACATGATTTCTGGCGCAGCTCAGGCAGATGTTGCACTTCTTATGGTTCCTGCAGATGGTAATTTTACTACCGCGATTCAAAAAGGTAATCATAAGGCTGGTGAAGTTCAGGGACAGACTAGACAACATGCTCGTCTAATTAATTTACTTGGTGTTAAACAACTCATTGTGGGTGTCAATAAAATGGATACAGATACAGCTGGTCCATATTCTAAAAGTCGTTATGATGAAGTAGGGTCCGAAATGAAAAATATGCTTATTAAAGTCGGGTGGAAGAAGGATTTTATTGAAAAGTCCGTTCCAGTTTTACCATTGTCCGGATGGATCGGTGATAATCTTATTCAAAAAACAGAGAATATGAGTTGGTGGTCTGGTCAAGATCTTGTTGTAGGAAAGGATACTATACATGTAAATACACTTTTGGACTGTCTTAATAATATGTGTTCACCGCCTGGTCGTAATGAGAAAGGGACAATGAGAATGCCAGTATCTGGTATTTATAAGATTAAAGGAGTTGGTGATGTTATTGCTGGTCGTATTGAACAAGGTATTGTTAATCCTAATGAAGAAGTTATTTTCATCCCTACTCATACTTCATCAAATCCCTGTGGAGGTAAGGTTTTTACCATAGAGATGCACCATACACGATATGACCTTGCTAAACCGGGTGATAATGTTGGTCTTAATATTAAGGGTCTTGATAAACAGAATATGCCACATACTGGTGATGTAATGATCTATAAGAAGGATACAACACTTGAGAGATGTGGGCAGTTTACCGCGCAAATTCAAACCCTAGATATTCCGGGTGAGATTAAACTTGGTTATACACCAATTGGTTTTGTTCGTTGCGGTCGCGCGGCATGTAAGGTAACTGGCTTTAATTTTAAAGTTGGTAAAGAAACTGGTGGCAAGAAAATGGAATCCCCACATTCTCTAAAGTCAAACGAAATGGCGGAGGTTGTTTTTCAACCACAGCAACCACTAATTGTTGATTCTTTTAAAAATTGTGAAGGGCTTTCTCGCATTGCTTTCCTTGATGGCAATACTGCTGTTATGCTTGGTAAAGTAACCGGTATTGTTTATAAGAAGGATATGCCCCCTGATGATAAAAAGAAAAAGTAATGTTTCTAATTTTTATTATTAATATATATTGCAGATAACATTTACTAATATAATATTATATCTACATAAATAATATTATACTACTCACTTCCAGCATATCTTTCTGTATATGCTTTAGCCATTTGAATAAACTTTTCTCTATCATTTTTATATAAATTTGCGATATCAACCATAAGTGGATCATCAGGATTTTGATCATCCATTAATGAACAAATACTTAATAAAACTTTACTAATAGTTAATGCTGGACTCCATTGGTCTTTTAATATATCTAAACAAATATTTCCCGAACTATTAATGTTACAATGATATATTTTTGTAATAAATGATACTTTTGGGGGTTTAAATGGATAATCGTGGGGAAATTCAATTCGTAAATAGAATATCCCACCTACATATGGACTACCTTCAGGACCTAATATTGTGGCTTGCCAATTATATATATCATCGTCTATCATACCAGCAGAACAGTTTGTTGGGGGGTTATTGATAATTTCTTCAAGTTCTTTTTTTAATCTATTAATAGTGCTCATATAATATTATCTTATGAAATCTTTATACATTTTTTTATTTTTAAAATATTATATTATTATATATGGTAAAAACATATAAATATAAAGATAATTACAAAAGAAAAAATAGAAATACTCCAATAGTAAAATCATATCGTAGTAAAAAAAGATATAATAGACGTAAAACAAGAAAATATAAAGGTCGAATCGGAGGAATGAAAAGAACACTTTCTAAAGCATTTTCTAAGAATGAAGGTTCACCATTAACTATATATATGCCTAGCACTTCATCTAGTCTACCAGAAGATAGATCATTAATTAACTTAAAGCATCAATTAAATAAACAACAGGTGTATCATACTTTATCAGATAATGAATTAAAAGATATATTAATTAAATTAGATTTTCATGTTGGTCGTTCCGTTAATTGTGTTAAATCTTTAAATCCAGCTTATGGTTATAATAAAGAAGTTGCATGTAATCGAAGAAATAATTAACAAATTATAAAAATTGTATAAAAAGTATATAATAATTATATAACTATATACATTATTATGGATTGTCCCATATGTTATAAAATAATAATTAATAGTTGTCTTGGTTGATGCAGTCATTATTTTTATCTTACCTGTTTAATTAAATGGTGCGAAGATGGTGGAACAACCTGTCCAATATGTAAGATGCCTATTATACAAATTATATTAGATAGTAAATTTAATGAACTAAATTCTGCTGGTGTAGTTAATACGCCATATATAAATTCTCATCATGGAATAATAGTAGATTTTTATAAAAACGATTTAGCAGGTTTAACACTAGAAAATAATTTTAGCTTTGTTGGATTCAAAAAATCGGGGACCACGTGTTAAAATATCAAAAATAAATAAAAAAGATAAGTGTTATATAATTGAATTACGAATTAATGATATATTATCATTTATTAATAATGTCCCATGTTCTGATCATAAACAAACGATTGATATAATAAATAATTGTGATAAAACTGGTTCTTCAATGCTTTGTATATTATTAAAACCACAATTTTTAAAATAAATATTATATTTATATTTTTCTTTATCTATTATATATGGGAACGCCACATAATAGAGGATTAAAAGAACTTTATGTTCCTTATACTGATAAAGAATTAAAAGATCTTGCAAAAATATGGAAGAACTCCCCATTATCATCACCATCGTCTTCTAGATCAAATTCTCCAATATTACCACCACCACCTAAGGTGGTGAAACGCCATGACTCTTGGGAAAAGAGTGGTTGGGCAGCAGCAGAAGGGAGCACTAGAAAACGAAAACCATCAAAAAAAGCAGAAGAGTCAAAAAAGACTAACCGTAGCAGTGGTGGTAGAAAATATAAAAAAGTTAGAAAATCTAAAAAACTTAGAAAATCTAAAAAAGTTAGACGATATTAAACATTTCTATATTATTAATATATTAATATATATTAATAATGACACAACGTGGTGGAAGAAAGCGTTTTAATTATGATACTCAACAATATGAAGCGGATCCTAATTATCCAACAAATCAATCATCTATATTAGAGTCACGCGCATTAAATCTTTTAAATATAACTCCTTCAACAATTAATAATAGTAGTTTTATAAATAGTCAATTTTATAACTTGGACGATGCTGATAAATTACAAGTTATTGACTTATATAATAAAGCAATAAAAAAACGAGAATTTTTAGATAAAAAATTTAAAGATGAAGGACATCTTCATTATAATAAAAAACTAAAAACTCAAGTAAATTCTTTGGCTAGTATAAAAAAACATTCAACTCCAAAATCAGCAAGAACTCGTAAAATATCTCAACCATCAGCACCATCACTATCTTCTCGACATCATAGACAACCATCTCGAGCTATTCGACAAGTTACCCAAACATTAGCATTTGATGATGATGATGATGATGATGATGATGATATGGGAGTTGATTCAAATCAAAATACATCTATAGATGAAGTGATAGAATGGATATCAACAATGAATATTATGGGTGGTAAAAAAAAAAATAAGAAAACAAAAAAATTAAAAAATGGAGGAATGAATAGACGTCGGTCAAGAAGTCGAGCTCCCGCACGAGAAAGATCAATAACTCCACAAGCAAGACGACGATTACCGAGATGGGATAGACCATTAACAACACGATCAAGAAGTCAATCAAGAAGTCAATCAAGAAGACGATCAAGAAGACGACCAAGAAGACGATCAAGAAGTCGAGCAGTTAGTCGTTCACCAGATAATAAATGCTCAATTTGTTTTGAACATGTATCAAAAAATAATAAAAATGCATTTCTTGTGGATGGATGTAATCATATTTTTCATAATAATTGTATTAGTCCCTGGTTAGAAAAAAATACCTGTCCTAATTGCCGTAAAACAATTGATACTAGTAGACCATTGATCAATCTTTTATTCGCAAATGAGCCACCGATTAACCAAGATGATTAGAATCTATAATTATATTACATGATTTTCTCTAATGCTTCTAATTGTTTTTCGGTAAAATGTTTGGGATAAACAACATCAAAAATAATAATTAAATTTCCAAAGTCGTCTTCGCGTTGCATTCCCATTTTAGGAATAATTTTCCTAAAATCTGGTGGTATAACATTGCCTGCCTTATTATTAATTTTGAACTCTTTACCGTCAATATATGTCAAATCAAAAGTAAATCCACATAATGATTCTTTCAGTGTAATTGATTTTTTAAATATTAAATCAATTCCATTTCTCTCAAAATAATCATGTTTTTTAATAGATACTTTTATTTCAATGTCGCCTTTATTAGTATCACTAATACGATTTCCTTTATTTATAATAGTAATAATTTCATCATTATCAACGCCTTTGGGAATATTAATATAAATTGTTTCTGTTTGTTCAATTTTTGTATCATTTTCCACAATCCAACGGGTTAGTGTTATTGGAATTTTACAACCATTATAAGCTTGTAATAGAGTAATTTTGATATTCTTAAATATTGTGGTGGGTTTGGAACCATATTGGTATTGAGAGAACCCTTTATTAATGGAATTAATATTATTAAATGGCATATGAGTATTTGGCATTCTATCTAGTGGGATTCCAGGAAATGGTAAATTTGTAAAAGTGAATTTTTCAAGTTCCTCTAATATATTGTTTCCTTCATTTGGGTTTAAGAACATACTCATAAATATTGATGGATCTATATTGATTCCAGATAGCATAGGATTTGATTTAAAATCATATTTTTTTCGTTCATTTTCATCACTTAGAACTTTATATGCTTCTGTAATTTTTTTGTAAGTTTCAGATTTAATTTTATCACCACCATTTCTATCTGGATGATACTGTAATGATAATTTACGATATGCTTTTTTTATATCATCAGATGATGCATTATTATCTATACCTAATATGGTATAATGATTATCTTCTCTATTTTTCATATTATACATATTATGTATATTCTATATAATATACATAATTTACTTAAACTTAAATACTTATTTTTTTAAATATAATATGGAACAACCATTTATTTATAAATATAAACCAGAAAATTTAAAAGATTTTGAAATAGATACAAAAGTAATAGATTTGCTAAATGCATTTATAAATATTGATAATTTAAATATATTACTTGTAGGTGACTCTGGTTGTGGTAAAACATCATTAATTAATTGTATAATAAAAGAATATTATAAAGAAAATTATATTTCATCTAATGTTATGATAATTAATTCATTAAAAGACCAAGGTATTTCATATTATAGAAGTGAGGTAAGAACTTTTTGTCAAACAATATGTTGTATTCCAGGAAAAAAGAAGCTAATTATATTAGACGATATTGATTTAATTAATGATCAAAGTCAACAAGTATTTCGTAATTGTATGGATAAATATGATAATAATGTTCATTTTATAATGTCATGTAGTAATTGTCAAAAAGTAATTGATAGTATACAATCACGCGTTGTTGTTATTAAAATAAACTCTTTAGAGAAATCTAATTTAGAAAAAGTTGTAACAAGAATATGTAACATGGAAAATATTACTATTTCAAATGAAGCAAAAGAATTTATTATATCAATATCTAATAATTCAGTAAGAGTAATAATAAATTATTTAGAAAAGTTTAAACTTTTATCAAAAAATATAACATACGACATAGCAATAAATGTTTGCACAAATATTTCGTTTAATGATTTTATAAAGTATACTAACTTGTGTAGAGATAAAAATAATCTAGTAGACGCAATAAATTTAATAAATGCGATATATGATCGCGGATATTCTGTTATGGATATTTTAGATAATTATTTTTTATTTTTGAAATCAACTAATATATTAAATGAAATTGAAAAATATTCAATTATAAAATTATTATGTAAATATATTACTATATTTTATAATATACATGAAGATGAAATTGAGTTAGTATTATTTACAAATAATTTGATAAAAATTTTATCTTAGTTAATACTTTTATTTTCTACATATATTATAGATGAAGTCGCAGATCTTTAAAAATCAAATATCTAAACAAGTTTTATTTGATTTATTAGATAAGATTTGTATAAAAAATGAGAAATGTTATTTTTTAAATAAAACTTCTTATAAAAAGGGCGAATATGAAAAACTATTAGAACCATTTTATGAAGTAATATTACCATATTATTACAAATCTAAACAGTTTTATGTCACTAGAAAACATAATTATAGTTCATTCATTACGATAATACGACAAATCTGTAAAATTAATAATATTCACTATACATCTAAAATAACTTATAGTAGATCATCGTATGATATTATATATTATATATATTTTTAATTAATACTTTTACTAATAATAAAAGTATTATATTGCTATTCTACTTACGATTATATTAGATATTACGAAAGAGATATATAATTATTGTTGATTAAATATTTTTTAACTGAAAGTTCTTTAGTATTTTAAAATGTATTTAGTTTGTTTCCATGTTCAGATATATACATATATATATTTCCGATTCAGAATGCTGGATCTGATTCTGTTGTGCCAGATAAATGAGGATAGTTTAAATCTTGATAATTAATACTATTTTGAAGCCAAGAAATACCAGCTTTTTTTCAATATAATAAAGGTTCAGGTTCTGATTATGGTTCTGATTATGGTTCTGATGGTATTACTGGTAGTATTGGTGATTCACCGTATAAATATTGAATCATTTGTTTATCAAAGGGCCATAGATTTGAAGCATCCATAGGAAAGTATTCAGGGAATCCATCTAAGTCTGAGTCTTCCTGAATACTTTGAATATAACTATTAGGATATATATCACCAAGTCCTAATACATTACCAATTTCGTGAAGAATTACTGTAAAAAATTTATTATCATTAAGATTGTTCTTAATTCTTATAGCAGCATTATTATTTATTTTATTATTCCAAGTCATATGCCATCTCCCCGATGTAGTCATTCCACCACTAACAATACCTACAGCTACATCTGCAGCATTACCCGTAGTAGTTTCTTGAAATGTTATAGATGATAATGCACTATCCCATAAATTGAATGCCTTCCGAACTAAGTTTTTTTGTGCTATCTTTTGTAGCAGTGCAACATCTACATATGTATTTGTATATGGAAGATAAAGAAGATTTGGATAGGTAATAAAACTCCAAGTTATAACTCTTCCTGGTGTCCATCTAGTACTATGATAATCACTATAAAACAAGTTTCCAAATTGAATAAAATCTGGGTTAAACTGGCTGGCTGGCTCAGGTTCTGGTTCTGGTTCTGGTTCTGGTTCTGGTTCTGGTTCTGGTTCTGGTTCTGGTTCTGGTTCCATTTCCGGTTCAGGTTATGGCTCCGGTTCAGGTTCTGGTTCTGGCTTCGGTTCAGATTCCGGTTCAGGTTCAGGTTCAGGTTCTGGTTCACCTTCTGCTTGAGCTTCAGGTTCTGACTCAGGTTCTGGTTCCATTTCATGTTCCGATTCAGGTATTAGTTTCAAAAAGTCAAAACTATTAAAAAAAGTAACATATTTTGTAATTTTAGCAATATAATATGATAATAAAGTAACAAAATTAATATTTTCATTTGATATACTATAGATATGATTAACATAATAATTATTATTACCTAATGGAAATTCGTTTGATAATCCAATTAGATTAGATGCTATATATACAACATCAGCGCCACTTACTTTTCCGTCAGATGGATTATTTACATCACCAATTAAATACATAATATATATATATATTAAATATATATATTACATAATATAGTTACCTTAATTATATTGACCCATATGTTATATCATCAAATACATTACCTAGATACCGGAAATTACTATTACTACCGTCTATTACATCATTATAAAATTTAGTAATCTTACAATTATTTACAATAAATTCAAATGTAACATTATCTAGTATTTTTGTGGTATCAATCGTTAATAATAATCCAGAATTATTATATCCAATTGGTTTCATTAGTTTATCTCTAATCCCATATGAATTTAAATATATAGCCTCGTTAAAAACAGAGTTCATATAGTATGCTGGTTGTAATATTAATATTTGAGTGTTACTAACTTCTACTTGTAAATAGTCGATACTACCGTTTTCATAATTAACATTAAATATAGGATCTATAGAAATGTCTTCTGATGATATTCCATTTATTCCAGAAATATCTAATTGTATGGAACCTATACCACTAGCGTCTGTAATAGTTTTATTTAAATATACTAATAAAGAATCTGTTTCTTGGTCAATTTTAAGTGTAAATGTTGGTATCTCTGTATAAGTTGCCAACAATGGATTTACAAAAGTTGATGCAATTAAATTAGTAAATCCAGAACCACTATATTTTAATGCAACATTTCTATGTGTATATTCTTGATTATCTCTTACAATTATCCAATTTGTATTTCCTATTATATCACTTCCAGTATTAGCTTCTATATAACCAACTATGCATACTGTATGTCCAAGTGAATTTTCTGGATTTTCATCTGAATAACTGTATACTTCACCTGTTGATTCATTACTTCCTATAGGTGTAGATAATTCATAGTATCCTATTTCATTTTCTTGAGGATTAAATATATTATTTATTATTTTACTTTGTAATAAATTTAAATTCCAATATTTAAATGATCCTAAAACTGTTCTATTATTATTAATTTCATATTTAATTGTATCAAAAACAAATGTTTCATCATTATTTGATCCACTATTTGTTTGAACACCATTATTTGACCAATATTCTGGTATTGTTCCAAGTATTGCGGATTGATTTGTATTACTATACATTTGCCCAACTATATTTTGATAGCCAAATTTATTATAAAAATCATTTAATCCTTTATAAATATTTGTTAGTAAAGTACCAACTGGACTATTTGCAGATACTCCATTTATACCAACATTATTTGTATTCATATAATAACCAATATCAGTTGGGTAACCATTATATTGTAAATCACTTATTTGTAATCTATTAATTGGACCATCTAATAAGTAATCTCCCCAACCTTTATTACTATCCCATGGAATTGTTTCTAATGATATTGGAATTTGATTTGCATTAAATCCATCATTTATTTCTATTGGTGTTTGAAATTGTGGCACATAATTATAATTTAAATGTCCAAGTTGACATGCAGCTGATGTGGGTGCACACCATGCTTTAAAACTATTTGGTGTATATACTTCACCATTTTTTCCTGCTGGATATATTGAAATTGGATCTTGAATATGATTTGGAGTTTGATCTGGTCCAGGATTAATTGTTGGATTATTTACATAATAATGTGGTTGCATCCAATTTGGAGCAATTCCTTGGACAAATATGACACTTTCAATTATTGGTTCTGGTTCTGGTTCGGGTTCTGGTTCCGCTTCTGGTTCCGGCTCAGGTTCTGGTTCTGGTTCTGGTTCTGGTTCCGGCTCTGGTTCCGGCTCTGGTTCCGGTTCTGACTCAGGTTCAGATTCTGGTTCTGGTTCCGGCTCAGGTTCTGGTTCTGGTTCTGGTTCTGGTTCTGGTTCTGGTTCTGGCTCTGGTTCCGGTTCTGGTTCTGGTTCCGGCTCTGGTTCCGGTTCTGGTTCCGGTTCTGGTTCCGGTTCTGGTTCTGGTTCTGGTTCCGGTTCCGGTTCTGGTTCGGGTTCAGGTTCTGGTTCTGGTTCCGGTTCTGGTTCTGGTTCTGGTTCTGGTTCTGGTTCTGGTTCTGGCTCCGATTCTGGTTCTGATTCAGGTTCGGGCTCTGGTTCCGGCTCTGGTTCCGGCTCTGGTTCTAAATAATTAGTATATAATATATACATCTCACCAACACCCTCGGTTATGGTTGGATTATAACTTTCGTAATAAGATAGAAAATCTGGGAACAACACATTTAAGTAAGTAATGGATTGATTACTTTTATTAAACTGATAGGCAGCCCAACTGTTTTGTTTATATAAAACTAAATATGGACTAGAATTTTGATTTTTACTCATTGCAATTTTTATTAAATTTATTTCCGAATCGTTGAGCGACCCAGGAATTTCAAATAGGTTAGGTAATGGATTAAAATCAGGTTGTTGCATCATTTGTGTAGCTTCAGCTACAAAAGTATTTGATGAAGGTTGAAAATTAAATAACCTATATTTTTCACCAATTAGATATACGTCTGGTTGTATTTTGAAAAAGTCAAAACTATTAAAAAAAGTGACATATTTTGGAATTTTAGCAATATAATAGGATAATAAAGTAAGAAAATTTATATTTTCATTCGATATACTATAAGTATGATAAACATAATAATTATTATTATAATCTATTGGAAATTCATTTGATAGTCCATTAAGAGTAGACGCTATATATACTACATCAGCACCACTTACTTTTCCGTCTGGTTGGGTATTTACATCACCAATTAAATTCATAATATATATATATATTAAATATATAAATATATAAATATATTAGATATAAATATCTAATTTTTTAACTATTAATTAGTAAATATTTACCAATAACTGTATCACTTTTTAATACTTGTTCTGGTGATAATCTAGAAAACCATTCTAGTTTAGTGCGATTAATTAATTCATTCCATGGAATATATAACCCAAATGCATTATCATCTAAATCAATAAACGAAGAATTAATAAGTTCATCAACAAAAATAAGTTTTTCATTACTATTTTTTGTTCCTAATAAAGAACCGTTTATAAGATTAATTTCATTATTTAAACATTTATCTTGTAACCATTTATTCGATTTTCCTAGAAAGTCCATTTCAGCTACAAAATCTTTTGAATTTAATATTTCTAGATATTTTATAAATTTACTCATTTCATTATTATTCGGAGAACATCCCATTAATTCAGGTGATGCAACTAGATCAGATGATAAACCAGATGTTCTATTACAAAATTCACCAACAAACATTTTATTGTAACCAATATTTTCATCATAAAGTGGCTTTAATGATTTAAAGCAAATGAAAGATGATGGAACTAATAAACCACCGTATATATTTAATAAATTACTAATAGCTAGAACTCTTAAATGTGTTTTTATTGGATTAGCTGTATCTTCTAAATTAATAGACCATCCTGGTAAAATCTTTTTAAATGATTCGTCGTCAATTAAACATATATTAAAATCGTTACCACACTTATTTACTATGGATTTAATTGTTAAATATTGATATGGTATATTAAGATCCTTACTATTTCTTGAGTAAAAACTTAACCAAGATCGTTGATTTATATTTGGAATAATTGCATTATCATTATGTAAATGTATCCATAAATATGGTTTATTATTACTTCCTAAATGTGGAAAATCTGAATTATTTGTTAGTAAATATTGATTAACCATATTATAATAATAATCACTTGTTCTAGTATTTTCGTCTTTTAATATTTTTTTGTATATGTAAGATAATAATATTGAGACTACAAAAAATATTATATATTGCTTAATATTCATATTTATATATATATATTAATATGAAAAATTAAATGATTTCGTATGTTATTTTAATAATTTTAAATTTGACCACCATCTTTTGTTGGCTTTTTTTGTCTCTTCATCTTGCAAACTTAATTTATATAGTAATTTTATATTATTTTCATCTTCAAGTTTTCTTTTATTACTATTATACTCATTTGCTTGAATGTAAGACATAGGTTTGTTTTCAGTATTTTGACTAAATCTATAATTGCGCAGACTTTCTACATTAGTAAATTTTTTTACTTTATTATAGTCATCTTCGCAAACTGGAACAACTGTTTCAGTATGTGCTATTTTTAAATCTTCATATGGTAATTTGCTAAATATATCGGCACCATATGAAGTTGGTGCACTTTGATCTAATTGTCGATATATACCTGAAGAATTTAATTCTTTAATATCTTCTTTTTTTACTAATGATGACATTAGTTTCTTTTTTTCACTAATTTTTTCATGCATCCTGTTTAATGTTGTGGTAGTAGTATCAATATCTTCATTTGTTTTTAACCAATCACCATACCCTATTTTTCTCTCTTCCTCTACAATATTTATTTTTTCAAATGTTTCATTAAACCATTTATTGAAATCTAAATTATCTTTTTTCATTAGATTTTCAACTAATAATTTGTTTCCTTTATCTTCTTCAGATTCTGCAAGATATTCAATATTTGAATTATTTGAATTTAAAGAAATGTATGGTTTGTTTCTAAGATCATATATATTTTTAATAACTCTGAATGCTTTACAGTAAAATAGAAAATACTCTTTGTCTAATCCACTCTTGTCGGGATGTATTTGCATAACCATTTTTTTTGCATCTTTTAAATCCTCTATATTAAAATTATAATTCAGTTTAAATAAATTTAATAAATCAGACAGGTTATAATTGTCTAAATTAAAGTCAAAATTCATATTTATTACTATAAATATAGATATTTATATTTTTATTTGCTTTTACTCTTATTATATATTTGTTTAAAAAACTTTAGAACAGTTTCTTCGTCACTAGATGAAATAGATAACTCTGGAATAAACCAATCATATCTTTCTGGATTATAATAAAAACCAAATATTGTTGGTATTGTTTTAACCATTTTTTTTGATTTAAATGTGGCAAAAAGTTCAAAATTGTCATCAACATCTAAATCAAAACATATTACATTATCTGGCATCTGTTGAAAAGATTGATAACAAAGATCTTTAATTTTTTTGCATGGACCACACCATTTTGCACCAAATTTAATGATAATTATCATATTATAGTTGTTATATAATAATTCTTTAAAATCATCAACTGATAATTCGGTAAAAATAGTTTTACTAGCTTTTTCTTTATTGGAAGATTCTTTATCCGTCATTTAATATATAAGAAATATTTTTTTTATATATTAATTTTTTAAAACTTACTAATTAGAATTTATTATTACTAGTTTATTTAATACATCTATATCAATATGTGGTAAAACAACATGTCCTTCCCATAAATATTTACAGTATGCCCATAATATTTCATAATCTAATTTATACCAATCTTTATGTTTAACCACTAATTGTTCATAAATTTTATGTGGTAATAAATGTAAACTATTTCGGGGTAAAACATATGCTAATTGAACTAATGGCATAACAGGGTTTTCTTCTTTAAATTCTATAAATTCTGTATCAAAATAAGGTATATACTTATATAAATCTTCCAGAAGAGGTGGGTATTTATAGTTGTATTTCCATCTCCAGTCAGGACAATCTTTTGTATAATATTTAAAATTCCATTCTAATCCTTCCAGAAAATTAATACAAATTTGTTTCTTTCTTTCATCATTTATTTCTACTCCAAATAATTCTTTATAATATCTTTCTTGCCATCCGATATCACCTATATTAATATATTTTTCAACCTTTCTATCATACATTGGACAAGCCATTAACCTTTCTTCGGCTGTTCTATATGTTCCAAGTTTATCTTTTGCGCGTCTTTCCATTTTTTCTCTCTGTTTCATTTCTTCCATACAATAATTTTCTTCATTTTTTGCCAATTCTTCAACAAATTTTCTCAAATTTTTCCAATATATTTTTTTATCATCAATTAAAACATCATTTGTTTTTCCAAATAAATAATTATAAGTTTCTAGAAGTATATTAATACCATTTGTTCTAATATTTAATGCGGGAAAATGTGGCATGAAATCATTACCTAAGAAGAAACATAAAAATATATAATCATTAATACAGTTTTTATTTATAATTTTTTTTTTATCAACATTATTCATATTGGTCATTTCTTCGGTTATTTTTTCAGACAGTTCAAAAATATCTAAGACATAATGTTCGTCTGGAACCAAATTTCTATCAACAGAACTAATAAATTGTGGAGTTTCGCGAAATAAATATAAATTATTACTTATTTTACTATGAATTAATGTTAACATAATAAGATCAGCATCTAATCCATATATAATTGTATTTGTATCAAAATGATATTTTTCATTTTTTCTAATATATCTATATATTTTATGTTCTCCTTCTCCACAAGAATTGCTACCAGAAATAATTATTTCTAGATTTTTTAATTTCTTATTATTAAAATAACTAAGAACTCCTTTATATAGTTTATTCATAAATTCTGTCCCTGGAGTAACCGCGGTAGTGTCCCACTTGTTTTCAATTTCACTATTAATCATTGAAAGATGATTATTAACAAACCAAGTTTTGTATCTTCTATTTCTTTGTTGTTCTAATTTAGCAACTGGTGCTACACCGTCAAATGCGATTAGAACTCTATTAACGGGATCAATCAAATTAATATAATATAATAATTTTTCACAAACCCAAGTAATTAATTTTTTTTCAAATGAATCATTGCAATTCTTATATTCAATTTCCCGTATACCATCATATATAACTGAATTACTATCAATATATAAATTATGTATATTAATATCCTTATTTTGGAATTTTTTTATAATTTGACTATGATTTTTAACAATATGAACAAAATAGCTTGGTATTCCCATTATATTATTAATAATAATTTATAGTTTTAAATGGTTATGCTGTGTTATTTGTTTTAAAAATAATGGTAATATTATAAAATATTTAGTAAATTTTGAAAAATAATTAGTTTAAATAAAAAATAATTTAATGATATAATAATTGTAATATATAATACATATGAAAAATGTAATTGTAAAATCTCAAGTTAATACTATTTTTGAAAAAAAAATAGCAAATTTGAAAAAATTAATTCATAAAACAATACTTTCTTGTCAAAAATACAAGGTTTTAGATATTCTTAGTCAAAATGATTTAAATATATGTCTTACTACATTAGAATCAATCTACCAACAAATTAATATTATATTAAATAAAGTTAATAATAATACATCTAATATTGAGATAGAAAAAGATTTAACTAATTTAATATCTGAATTAACGCTTATTATTAAAAATTTCGGGACAGATTCTCTAAGTGATTTAATATCATTAGTTATTTCAGAAGAGTATAATGAAGAATATTTTTTTAAATCAAATTTAATAGATAAATTTAATATTATAGAAAATTGTGTTCATCCTATAAATTTTAAGTATATAAATTGGAAAAATGAAACAGTGAATAATGATTCTACAAAAAAAGTATTACAAAAAAATCGAATAATAGAAGACTATATGATAAGTGAAAATTCTGAAAATTTAGATTGTTTTGATATAGCAAGAACAAGTAAGTCATTTCAAACAAAGGTTTATGGTATGAAGGTTTCAATTCATGATTATAAAAATAAGAAAACCTATATTATAGCATGTATTGTAGATGATGTATTATTATCATGTATAAATAGTGTTTATATAGAAAATAAGTTGGAATCATTAAATAATGAAAAACCATCAGATAATGATTTTGATTCAGAGAGTTGGCAAACATTTATGTCTAGTTTAACTTTAAAAGAACTACTAGTTTATAACAATAGCGAATTATATACCAAATATCAGGGAATCATAAATCAGGTTCAATTAATTAAACAAAAAACAATTTCTCAAGTTGTAAAAGAATTTTTAAATAGTGAATTGTATGGGCAACGCACAATGCTAACTCAATTGCTTATAAAGACAAAACAACCAGAATTTCAATATTTGGCATATCTTTTATACGATTTACTTTCAAATGAGAATAATGGTAATGTCGATACTCAAGAACAAACATTATTATATGATAGTTTACCATGGAATATAAAAAAAAATTTTAGAGATGCAATGAGGCAGACAATACAATATACAAATAATTTATATAACTATGATAATAATAAAATACCTTTAGAACAACAAATTTGTTTGTTAAAAGCTGATGATAATGTTAAAGAAAAGGCAATTTTAAAACTTAAAGAAGTAAAAGCTAAATCAGAAGATTCTGGATCAAAAGCAAAGCAGTATCTTGATGGTTTATTAAAAATTCCATTTAGAGTTATAAAAGAAGAATATATTTTGACTGTTATAAATGAAACTCAGATATGTTTTAAAAATATGTGTTCTAAGCTCCAATCAAATACTATAAATAAATTTAATCAAATAATAATACATAAAGAAAGATATACAAATATAGAATTATTAAATTATATTAACAATATTAGTGAAAATTATATAAAAGAGACGATTTCAGCTTCTACAAATAAACTGATTAATAATATTAATATGTTAAAAAAAGAAGCTATTATAAGTATAAATAATTATATTAATTATTTAATAAAAATAAATAATCTTAATTATAAAAAATTAATTTATAGTGGTAAAAAAATATCTGAAGTTCAAAATAATATAAGTAAATTTATTATTACATACAGTAATAATGATAATATTATAAATAGTTTATATAGTAATTTTTCTAATATATTAGGTACCGATAATCACGTTGAATATATAAAATCATTAAATGACGATGTTGCATTAATAAATAAAAATATATGTCAAGTAACAAAATATATTGAAGATGTTAATACTACATTAAATAATGCAGTATATGGACATGAAAAAGCAAAAAGACAAATTGAACGTATAATTGGTCAATGGATTAATGGAGAGAAAAGTGGTTATTGTTTTGGGTTTGAAGGACCACCTGGATGTGGCAAAACTACTTTAGCAAAGAAAGGTATCGCTCATTGTTTGAAAGACTATCAAGGTGATGTAAGGCCCTTTTCATTTATAGCGGTAGGCGGTTCATCAAATGGTAGCACGTTAGAAGGTCATAACTATACTTATGTTGGATCAACATGGGGTAGGATTGTAGATATATTAATAGAAACAAAATGTATGAATCCAATAATATTTATAGATGAACTGGACAAAATTAGTAGAACAGAACATGGTAAAGAAATAATAGGTATTCTAACACATTTAATTGATCCAACACAAAACGATTCATTTCAAGATAAATATTTTTCAGGAATAGATTTAGATTTATCAAAAGCATTATTTATATTTTCTTATAATGATGTTGAATGTATTGATAGAATTTTATTAGATAGAATTCATAGAATAAAATTTAAACATTTATCTCTTTCTGAAAAATTAATTATTACAAATAATTATATTTTGCCTGAAATCTATAATAAAATGGGGTTTGATAATATCATCACTATGGATAATACAATAATAGATTATATTATTACAACTTATACTAATGAACCAGGTGTTCGTAAATTAAAAGAAATATTATTTGAGATAATTGGAGAAATAAATTTAACATTACTTACAACTAAAAATAATAATTATACATTTCCAATAAATATAACTATTGATGATCTTAAATATAAATATTTAAAAGATAGAATTAAAAATCGAATTCAGAAAATTAATTCGGAACATTGTATTGGGGTAATTAATGGTTTGTGGGCAAATAGTGTAGGTCAGGGTGGTCTACTTCCTATAGAAGTAAAATTTAATCCTGCATCAAACTTTTTAGATTTAAAATTAACCGGTATGCAGGGGGATGTAATGAAAGAAAGTATGAATGTAGCTAAGACATTAGCTTGGTCACTTTTAGATACTGAAATACAAGCCAGACATTTAGAATCATTTGATAAAATAAAAAATTATGGATTACATATACATGTTCCAGAAGGTTCTACTCCAAAAGATGGCCCTTCTGCTGGAGCAGCAATAACAACAGTTTTGTATAGTTTATTAGCACATAAAAAAATAAATAAAAATATAGCAATTACAGGAGAGATATGTTTACAAGGAAAAATAACAGCAATCGGTGGTTTAGATTTAAAAATTCTAGGTGGATTGAAATCTGGTGCAACAGAATTTATTTATCCGAAAGAAAATGATAAAGATTTTAATGACTTTTATCAGGATTTAAAAGATAAAACTATATTAGATAATATTAAATTTCATTCAGTAGAAAATATATCAGAAGTATTACAACTAATTTTTGTTGACTAAGTATAAAAAAATATATATTTTATATATAAAATATATATATAATGGCAATAAATTTTACTATTCAAAATTTATTAACTATAGTTTCTGCTCTATATCCTTTATTTATTGTTTCATTTCTAGTTTTAGCATCTATATTTAACATGACACCACTTAAAGGACTAACTTATTTAGGTGGTATAATAACTTCTTATATTATATGGGCATTAGTTGCAAAACTTTGGAATAAAACACGGGATAGGAACGCACCACATTCATGCACATTATTTAATTTGTATGGTAATTATAAATGGCCAAGTGTAGATGTTATAATTACATTTTTTACATTTGTTTATTTAATAATACCAATGTTTGAATTTAATCATCAAATAAATTGGGTTGTATTAAGCATCTTACTTATATTAAATGTTATGCATATGGTATTTCAATGTGATAAAAAATGTTCTGATCTACCTGGAGTTATTTTAGGGCTTGTATTTGGAAGTTTATTTGGTTTAGGATGGTGGGCAATTTTTTGGTCTAGTGGAAATAAACATTTATTGTTTTATAATGAATTAGTTTCTAACAATGCAGTTTGTAATAAACCAGCCAAACAAACATTTAAATGTTCTGTTTATCGCAATGGTGAAATAATTTCAAGTTCAGTTGCTTAAAATTAAAACACTTATAAAGATTTTACAGTGGATGGAATTTTTAGTGCGTATTGAATACTATTTATTTTACTTATAAATGATTTTATAAAAATACTTTTATGTAAATTATTTGTCATTAGTTTTACATTGAATTCTTTCTTATTAAATATATATATAAATTTATTAATAACATTATAAATATTAATATTTTTATACATGTTTTCTACTTCTGATCTAGAATAAGTTTTTTTATGTAATTTAATATTTACTATATTATGAAATTGTCTTAAAAATTCTTTAAAATGTTTTTTTGTTTGAATTTTTTTAATATAAGCTTTTTTAATAGTTAAAGTTGCGTGTTCTTGACAAATTGGACATGGTAAATTATTACATATACCAATAATTATATCGATTGCTGTATCTTTAATTTTAGGAAATATGTTATCGTCAATACATTCTGCGAATGTGTGAAAAAATTTCCATGTTATATTTCCCCATTCATTTTTATACATATATAATATATAATATATAATATAATTATTAAAGTTATATGATTTGCTAAATTATATATCTTGATTATAAAATTCAATAATATAAAGACTTTTTAAAATTATATTATAATGAATTATATTATTGAAAATAATATAGATTTTTATAGCGAATTACAAAAAGAATTATCAAAAGATTCTAATCAAAAAATTCATGATGATCAAGTTATTCCAGATAATTTAGATAATATTTGTTTATTAAGTAATAGTGTATTAGAAAAAAATTATGTTACACTTGAATGTGGTCATAAATTTAATTATGTTCCATTATATAATGAGATTTGTAATCAAAAAAGAGAAAATCGTTTAGAAATAACACATCTTTTAATAAATCAAATTAAATGTCCATATTGTAGATCAATTACGAATAAATTACTTCCATATATAGATGATAAAGATGTAATCAAAAAAAAAGGTATTAATTATCCATTAAAATATTGTATGAAATTACATAGTTGTCAATGGGTAAAATCTGGTAAAAATAAAGACCAAGAATTATGTGGTAAAAGTGCATTTGAAAGTGATTACGGCAAATATTGTTGTTATCATCATAAGTTATCTAAAAATAAAAATCATCATAAAGAAAAGTTAACAAATATACAATTAAATTGGAGTAAAGAACATGAAAGAATAAATAAGAAATATAATCTTAATCAATTAAGAGAAATATTGCGTGAAAATAAAAGTAAATACAAATTAAAAATCACTGGAAATAAAAATGAGATTATAGATCGAATTATACAATGTGGATTAGTAATTGAATAGAAATAATATCCTCATTACTAATCTAAAAAAAATAAAGATTAACTCTTTTATGACATTATTCAAAATCTAAATAATTAAAATAACATTAAATTATTATTTACATAATTTAAACATTATTTAATACTATTTAAATAATAATGACAACTAAAGACGTTTTAATTGATAAAATTAAAGAATGGATTTCACACGATGATCATATAAAACATTTACAACAACAAATAAAACAACATAGAACTGAAAAAAAAGAACTAACCGATAGTTTGCTTGATATAATGAAAACAAATGAAATAGACTGTTTTGATATGGGTGGTGGAAAACTTATTTTTTGTAAAAGCAAAGTTAAGGCTCCGATAAATAAAAAAACTCTTTTTGAATCATTAGAAAATTATTTTAAAAATAATCCTGAAATAGATGTAGGACAGGTTGGTGAATTTATTTTAGAAAGTAGAGAGACAAAAATAAAAGAAAATATTCGAAGAAAAGTAAATACATAATATATTAAGTAATATATATATATGGACCTTTTAAATAAAAAAGCAATAACATTTTTTTCTATTATTTTTGTGCTTTATATATTGACATTAATTTTTAATTTTTTAAGTATATCATTTTCTCTTTATGGAATATATTTACTATGGTTTATTGCAATTTGTATATTCTATTATATTCTTCCTGATAGTAAAACATTGATTTTTAACTAATATATTTCTTTAAGTTTAATATTATATTATTATAAAATTGAAGTAAAGTTATATTTTATATATTATATAATCATGGAAGGGCGTATAACAAAAAAGGTAGATGGATATATTAGTGAATTTAAAAATGATGTCAAAGAATGGTTTACTAATAATGAATGTGATATTACTGGAAAATATAATAAAAGTGATTTTCTTAAATTTATATTTGATTTTGATGGTATTTCATTAACAAAAGATGATTTTCAAAAACGCAAACGTGTTAAAAATACTGTTCCATCAAACATTCGTTGTTGCGCAAAAAGAGCAAATGGAGAACAATGCACTCGGCGGAAGAAAGATAATATTGATTTTTGTGGAACACATAGTAAAGGAATCCCTTATGGAAGAATAGAATGTGATGGAGTTAAAATAACTGTTACTAAAAAAGATATTTGGGTTCAAGATATTAAAGGAATTAATTATTTTATTGATGCAGAGAATAATGTTTATAATCATGAGGATGTTTTATCTAATAAACATAATCCACAAATTATTAGTAAATATGTAAAGGATGAAGAGAGTAATGTTTATCATATTCCAGAATTTGGAATTTAATAATTATCAATGTCCCTTAAACACCAAAGTATATTTTTTATCAAGAGTAATAATAGAACCATTTTCAATATTATCATCCACTACCGAAATTGTTTCTATTACTCTACAATTTATTCCAGATTTTAAGATATTAATAATAAAAAGATATTTATTTATATTTTAAAAGTTAAAAATATAAATAAAAGTGATTTTATCTAAATAATATAGATATGAATAATTTACAAGAAAAAATTAAGGTAGTTAAGTTGGATGTGTCAAATAATTCTGATAATTTTGGAGAAAATGAAAAAAATATAATTTATATTTTGAATACATGTGGAATATCTTGTAAGAATGTAAAAGAATTGAATGGAATAATTATACCGAGAGAAACATTATTAAATGATTCTATTTATGATAAAGTAAAAAAAGATATTCCAAAATTAAAGTCTGTGTTAAGTTCAACTGTATATACTTCAATGCAAAAAGATGCTGATAAACATCAAAAATGGCCACTTATTAATCTTATTCGGCAAATATTACGAAAATATAATTATCAATTTGTTCCAAAAAGAGTTTGCGATGGATATACAAAAGATGGTATTAAAAAGTATAAGAGATTTTTTGAAGTAACTAGTAAATCCTTTATAAACTCGGCCGATTAACTAATTTCAAATTAAATATATGCATTGAGTTACAGCGTTAATTAATATATGATTAAAAGGTAAACGCTATGCATATCATTAAAAAATAAGAGTGGATATTTTACACAATCACTTAGAAATAGAGCTATATTTTTAGATTCACCTTCACAATTTCAAAAGCTCTTATCCAAAATAAATTAAATAAGAAAAAAAAGAAGTTACATGATAGTTATTTGCAGTATATAAATGAAATATATGCCCTGATGACCAGTATATAAAAATACAAAATCTAGATTTAAAAGAAATGAATAATTTCAAAAAAACTTTCTCGCGCACGATCATTAACTCGGTGAAAAAGAAAATTTTGATCTATTAATAGGCGTAACACTATTGCTGGAAGAAAATTCTTAAGATAATTATAATATTTATTTTATGTATTATAATTGTTTGGTGAGGTAAATTTTTTTTTTGTTTTTATCACAGATTCTTTTTCTTTTTCTTTTTCTTTTCCATCATATCTTTCTATTTGTATAATTTCCTCTCGAATGCTTAGTGGAGTAGATTGTGCACAACCCATATAGTTTTCTTTAATATAAAAATTTTATCAGAAAAATTTATTATAATTTTACTAAAATTATAGTTTTACTAAAATTATAATTTTACTAAAATTATATTAATTTATAATTATAAATTATATAATGTTAGATACAATAGATTATACAATAACTAAAGGAATATATGATATATTTAATAGAAAATATATAAATAAAATTCCATATTTTTTTGGACTCATTCCATATGAATTTTATGTTATTCCAGGAATGTATTTAGCAATTTTACAAATAGCTTGGATTGGAACACCAAATCCTATACAATTTCATTTATTACCACATTGGTTTGCATACTCAATTTTTCAATTTCTAAAAAAATCTATCAAAAAAGGAAGACCAGGATGTGTATATAAGAAATTAGGTAAATATATAGATGAAAGTCATTGTAAACATGGTAATGAGAATCAATCATTTCCATCTGGACATGCTGGCGTTTCTTTTTCATTAGCTACTGCATTATTAATGGAAATGAATTTTAGTGACCTTCCTCATTTTTTTGAAATTCCTATTACAAAGCAGATTACTAAAATCATAATTAGTGCTATAGGTATAATGGTAGCAACAATGGTTGCTCTCCATCGTGTAAGTATGGGTTATCATAGTTTTTTTGATGTAGTTATTGGCGCAATTATTGGATTTTCTATTGGCTTTATTTCATGGATTACATTAGAATATTTTAAAAAGTCATATAATAATTTGTGTAAAGAAAAAGTAAATGATGTAAATAATTTAAATAATTTAAATAATCCTAATGATACAAATGATACAAATGATTTATGTAAATATTATAAAATGAAAAGAGAAGGAAAAGAATTTTTATATTGGATGGATGATTGGAAATTATTTGGATATAAATTTTATAATAATAGTGAATTTATAAAAAAAGGTATTGGATTATCGCGAGTTGCTTTAACAATTCCTATAATATATTTATTATATAAATTTCTTACTAAAGATGTATTTAAATTAGCATCAATAAAACATTAATGTTATATTATTTATATAAATATAATTGGTTTATTATAAATATAACTGCAATGCTTAAAATACTAGCGAAAATAGTTATAGGAATTAATAAATTAGCAAGATCTTTAATGAATTGATAACATTCACACCTACATGAATTATCTCTTGGTTGTGAATTTAATAATTCTCTTTGATTAATGTTTTGATTTTCAGTTTCATACATTATTTAATATTATTGAAAATAAATAATAAATCAATTTTATCGATAAAAAATAAATTTTTTACCATGGACAATCCAAGTGTCTCATATTTTGTTTGAGTTTTATATTTAATTCACATAAATTATATTCATTTATTTTACCCATTACAAACATTTCATCTAATATATTTTCAACATATTTATTATATTTATTATGACCATTAGAATGAAATGGTCGATCATGGTGTAATAATAATTTATTATTAGCATTATTTGTTGGTAAAAACATTAAATTATATCCATTTTCAATTTCATATTTGGATATTTTAATCACTGGATGATTTTTAAATTGTTTTGGAATAATGTGATGAACACTAACTAATCCTTTTAAATTTCTATTATCTCTAATAGTATAAAAATTATTTTTTGTTAATCCAAAAAATAATAATGTAGAATATTTTAATAATTTAAAAATCATTTATATAAATATATAAATATAAATAATGTAATAGTAATATAAATTATAATATTATTGATAATATACTTACTATAAAATTTAATCATAGCTCTATTTGTCATCATTTTATGATTGGCATAAAGATTTCTATATTTTGGAACTAAATCTGTCATATCAAGCCACATAACATTTTTTGCATCATCTCCCGAGTTTAATTTAATCGCTTTTGCTAAATTACAATCACAGTGATAATGAACCGCTGTAGTTTCAATCCATCTTGAATCTGTATTTCGTGGATCATCAACATATCCACGATATATAATAATACCATTATTTTGATGTAAAATTTTATCAATTTCTAGAGAAAAGTTATTTGGATCCATATTATTACACGCTTCTTGATTAATTTCATTTCTTAGTGTTTCAGATACTGTTTGCCCAGCTTCAACCATACCACCTGGAATAGCCCATTCCTCAGTGTCGTTTCTTTGAATTGCAATCATTTGAAGATGGGGAAATAATAAAATTATTTCTTTGAATATATTCCACAATATAGAAATAATATGAATCATAATATTATCCTGATAATTAAATATAAATAAATTTTTAACATCATAAATAGCTATTTTAAGTGGTAACAAAGTAAATGGTGCCCATCTTGTAAAAATTGGATCGGCAGTTTGATTTGGACCATTTTTACCAAGAAGTCCTGGACCATACATCCCAGTTCTTCCGATTGGATTAATTGGTAAATTATTATCATCAAATTTAATACCAGCACTTTCAAGAGTTTGTTCATAACCATTAATATATGTAATTCTCTTATTAAATGTTCCACTTTTAAATGCGTTGAATGTTCCTTTTTCAATCGAACTAGTAAGTTCACCATTCCATTTGGGTCCATGTGGTTCGGCCCAACGTCCGATACTTTTATCTAAATTTGCTTTAACATCATCATGCATATAAAATGGTCGTTCATTTAGATATTCTTTAAATGGAATATTCCAATTAACCTTATCATCTGGAACAGTAAGTCTATTAACAGAATAACATGGGTGCTGTTGACGACTTTTTTTATTATTCATTTATATTGGATTAATGTATGATTTACAAGTTTAAAAATATTTCAATTTTTGAGATTTAAAAATTGAAAAAAAATTACTATAATTTTTATTAATTTGTATTTTAATGAAAAAATCTTGGCATGATATTATTAATAAATATAATGATCAAGCAAGTGTTACTATACCTGAAATACTAAATTTAATAGATAATAAACGATTACAACTTTCTCCAAAATTAAATATATTTCCACCAAATGAAAGTATATTTAAAGCATTTGAATTTTGTGAAATAAATGATATTAAGGTAGTTATTATTGGTCAGGATCCATATCATTCACCAAATCAAGCAACTGGTTTATCTTTTGCTATTAATACTGGATTAAAGATTCCACCATCCTTGCGTAATATTATTAATGAATTGAAAAGTGATATTGGGGTAGAACTTACAGATACTTCTCTCGAAAATTGGGCTAAACAAGGTATACTTATGTTGAATGCTAGTCTTTCGGTTATTCAAGGACAACCTTCATCTCAAATAAAATTATGGTCTGCATTTACAGATTATATAATTTCAGAATTAAATAATCTGAATAACTCAATTGTATTTGTAGCATGGGGTGCATTTGCACACAATAAATTGAAAGATAGAGTAGATATTAATAAACATAGAATGATTATTAGTTCACATCCTTCCCCACTTAGTTGTTATAAAAAATATGGAGAATATCCATCATTTAAAGATTCAAAACCATTTTCAAAGATTAATGAATTTGTTCAAATAAATTGGTAGTATTTATGATAACGACATTCTATTATTAAGCATCTAATTGTTCAATATTATGAAAATTATTATTTTTTTTGTATTTATGTAAAATATAATTTTCAATTGTTATTTTATTATAAAACCCACCATTAAAAAATATAAGTGACATAATATAAACTATTGATAAATTATTTATATTATTTGTATAGCCTAATATATGAATAATATATATCATACTAATACTATATATTGAGAATGGATATCTAAAATAATTATATATAAAACTCATTATTCTTTTTTGATTTATTTGAGATAATTTGTTATTTTTTACAAAAGTTAAAGTTAAATATTCTATACATCCAGGTAGTCCACAACCAACAAATGTAGTTAATCTAATTATATTTTTATCATATATAATATATATTGGAATAATACCAAAAGCAACAAATACAATATGATGAAAATAATCCATTTTAGTATTTTTAAAAAATAAAGAGTGATATATATGTAGAAAAACAATATAATAATAATCCATTATAGATATCATAATATTTATATTCTTTATTGGATTAATAACTAATAAATATACATCACTCCATATAATATATGTAATTATACCATTTATGGCTGAATGTAATTGAAACCACCGTGACTTTGTTCCAAATAATCTACATAATAATAAATCTATCGTTGGTATTGATAATAATGGAATTATTATATCACTAGATATATTATTAATAATAGAATTTGTTACGTAATTCATAATATATAATACATAAAGATCTATATTTAAATTTTTTATCTTCTATATTCTATAAATGGATCAAATTCTATATCAGTGCAATTATGATCTAATTCCGGTGCTTTTTGTTCGTTATTACACCAACATCCAATTGGTGTATTACCATTAATATTAGGATGATCTATACTAAGTTTTTGACATGATGGTGGTGTTTGAATACAAAATTTATCCCATGGTTTATTAAACCAATTAGCATTATCATATGGTGTAAATACTACTCCTTCTTTTAATGGTTTATTTAAATAATATAGTAATAAAATGGCAAAAATAACAATAAAAAAATTATGCTTTGAAATTTTACTAAAAAACTTTTTTAACATTATATAATACTATTAGAAAATTATAAAATTCATTTAAATATATATTTATTATGACATTTAAGAATATTATGGATAATAATATAATCAATTCATTTATGGAAATAATTAAAATGGAATATCTTTTTAATATAAAATCTGGAATAAATACATCGGAAACAATAATAACATCAATAATTTTTATTTTATTATCATGTATTTTCACAAATGAACAATTAATGAAAAAAATATTACATATAGTTTCTGAATTTTTTTATTTTAAAAGTTATAATTGTGTTGTATTAGAAGGAAAACGTTGTTTCAGAATGACAGATTATAATAGTCGATCAGATCACTTATTTAGCACTCGTTTTAAAGCAGTTTGGCATTATCTTATAAAAAATAATGAAAATAATTCAACAATATATAGTATAAAAGAATTTGCTGATAGCAGTAATATATATGATGAACATGGCGATTCATATAAATGTAATCGCAGTAATAAAAATTTTGGTTCAAAAAATAAATTATTAGATATATTTATAGTAAATCAGTCAAGCTATTTTATTTTATGTAAAGATATTTATTGTAGTGTTATATTTGATAATCAGAAAATAGAATCAAAAAAATCGAATAAAGAAAATACTGCTGATATCGAAACGATAAAATTAAATATATTTTCATATAATAAATCATTAGTTTTTATAAGAGATTTTGTTGATAACTTGACCTTAGATTTTATTTCAGAAATTCAAAATGTAAGAATAAATAAACGATTTATTTATTCGTTTATTGGAAAAAATGAAAAAAATAATGATTATGATTATGATTGTGATAAATATGATGTTTGGGAGGAATGTGAATTTTTGTCAGCTAGAAATTTTAAAAATTTATTTTTTGAAAATAAAGAATTACTAATAAATAAGATACAATTTTTTAATAATAATAAAGATTGGTATGATAAGGAGGGGCATCCATGGACCTTTGGTTTGGGATTGTCTGGACCGCCTGGAACTGGTAAAACATCTATAATTAAATGTATTGCAAATATGTTAAATCGTCATTTAATAGTAATACCATTAAATAAAATAAAAACACAACGAGAGTTTTCTCAATATTATTTTGAAAATCGATATAATAAAAATAATGAACCAGATTCTATTGGTTTTGATAATAAGATAATCGTATTTGAGGATATTGATTGTATGACTGATATTGTAAAGAAACGAGTTAGTATAGTTGAAGAAGATAATTCTACAAATTCTACAAATTCTACAAATTCTACAAATATTTTGTTGAAAAAACTTATAAAAAAAATAAAAGATAATGATGTAGATGATGTCAATTCTAGTTTTTTAAAAGAACTAGATAATGATTTTACCTTTATTAATAAAAATAGTAAAGATGACGCTTTAACTCTTTCATATTTATTAAATATTATAGATGGAATTCGAGAAACACCTGGAAGAATATTGATTATTACAAGTAACAATTATGATTCCTTAGATCATGCGTTAGTTCGTCCAGGACGAATTGATTTCACATTAAAAATGGATAATGCTTCAGTAAAAACAATCCATCAAATGTTTGAACATTATTATGGTTGTTCATTAGATGATTACTATAGTGATAAAGAAACTTCACAGTTAAAAATCTTACAAGATAATATTTTATCTCCAGCTGAAATAGTAAATATTCATTTACATAGTAAAACACCTGATGATTTTATAATTAACTTAATTAATATTTTTAAAAAAAAAATAAAAAATTGATTTTATAATATTTATAAAATTAATAAAATAATATATAAATAGTTTTATATATGAAGACTATATTCTCGCGATGTAATCAATGTGATAATATTATTTTTACTAGTAATCCAATATATAGAGCATATGATTGTAATTTATGTTCTAAATCGTGTCTTTTTAAACGAACAAATTTAGTAGAACAAATAGATCCACAGATGAGTTATCCATCACTCTGGCATAATATAAATAACTTATCAAATAATAAATCATTATCTTTGAAAAAAAAGACATATTCTTTCTTTAATTTACAAGAACAAGAAAATAAACAACAGTTACCTAGTCATGATAAACAACAATATATTGATAAAATACCCAAACTTGGTGTAAAAGAACCACTAGAGTTCAAAAAATCTTATTTTCATTTGTTAAAGTATCTAATCTGTTATTTTAATAATTCAATATTTAATTTAAAGATTTTTAAGTTCTATCAAAATCATCGTGAAAGCGTTCTATATCATCTTCACCAAGATATGACCCAACTTGAACTTCTATAATTTCTACATTTTCATTACCAATATTTTCAATTCTGTGTAGAACACCACATGGAACATATATTGATTGATTCTTATTTAATATATGATAATCATCACCAAGGCGTATTTTGGCAGTTCCTTTTATAATAATCCAATGCTCACTTCTTTTTTTATGACTTTGTAATGATATGCGTTTTCCTGTACTAATTATAAGTTTTTTTACTTTATAGCCGGAATTATTATCACCTTGTATGTTATAGTAAGATCCCCATGGGCGAATGACTTCTTCATTTAAATTTTGCATTTAAATATTTTATTTTAAATTTTATTTTAATTTTTATATTATTATTTAAATAATATATAATATTAATTAAATAATAAATGACAAAACAAAATAAACATAAAATAGGATTGTTAATACCAACAACTAGTAAGGGTAGAGATAGTTGGGCAACGGTAAAAGATACATATTTATTTAATTTAACACTGAAAACATTTTTATTAACTCAAAATAAAGAGCATGAATACATATTTTATATTGGTATAGATGCTGATGATCGTATTTTTTCGAAGCCAAATTATCAAGAAGAGATACATAGATTTAAAAATGCTTTCAAAAATGTAGATTATCAATTTATTATTATGAAAAATATAAAAAAAGGACACTTAACAGTAATGTGGAATGTTTTATTTCAAAAAGCATATGATCAGGGTTGTGAGTATTTTTTTCAGTGTGGTGATGATATAAATTTTAGAACACAGAATTGGGTTAATGATAGCATAAATAAATTAAAACAACATAATGGAATTGGTATAACAGGACCAATTAATAATAATCCACAAATACTCACCCAATGTATGGTTTCAAGGAAACATATGGAAATATTTGGATGGTTTTTTCCAGTAGAAATAATCAACTGGTGTTGTGATGATTGGTATAATATCGTATATCAACCACAATTTTTTTTTCCATTGGGAAATCATTTTTGTAGTAATGATGGTGGAGCTCCAAGGTATGATATAAATAATGATAAAAAATTTAAAGGAACACAGAATAAATTTATTGAGAATATTCAAAAATTACGAAACGACACAAGAATATTGGCTCAAAAACATAAAGAGATATTACTTAATTATTTGGCGTGTTTAAATGCTGTTCATTAATTAAATGTTTTTATAATTAATTGTATAATATCTTTCCAATGTTGAGTTTCATTAAAAAATCGACCAATATTTTCGGTTTGTGAAATTCTGTTATTAATATTTCTACCAAATAGATTTGATGCTCTGAATAATATTTTATTAGTTCCCCATCTATACAATACATTATTGTTGTATATATGCATTAAAAATACTTCAATTCTCCAAACATCGTTCGGTATATTATCCAGATTTAATAAGTTATTAATTAAATATGCATCAATTATGTAAACACCATCGCTCCATCCCATTATATTATAATTTTTAAAATCTTTACTATTATATTTGTATATTTCAACATTATTAACTTTTATAGTTTCAATTGGTTTAAGATTTGGTTTTGGAATACTTTCATCACCATATAAATGTAAATGTTGTATTTCATTATTATTTTTATAAGTTTCTATAATATCATTCAGATCATTTAAATTTGTAACATTTTTTTTTGAATTTATACCATGTTGGTCATCTTGTATTTGCACAATATCTGTGCATTTTAATTCAAATACTTTTTTAATTAAATTTTTATAACTTTGTAAATATGAACAATCATTAAATCTTAATAAGAGTAATTTTTCTTCAGAATATATCTCTCTTAATATTTTTTCACAAATAGTATAAAAATTATCTGGACAATTATGAAATGAAAATATAATATATTCACATTTATTTCTTATATGATTTCCAATTAAATCATATTTTAATAATTGTATATTAAATAATCGCTTGTCTCCATATGTTTGTGTCCATGAAACTAATTTTTTCATTTTTTTATATTACAGTAAATTATTATTTAAATCTAATTATTTATAATTATATATTATTTTTTAATAAATTAATTTAAAATGTAAAATAAATACAACTATTAAAAAGATTAAATACAAAGAATTATACACATAATTCTATAACTATAAAATCTATTAATCGGTATAAATTATATATAATAACAAAATAATGTTTGGTCAATCGATTTATAATATAAAAATTATTAATTTAAAACATAATTTTTTCAGAAACTAACTTATATTTTTATCATGATCATGGAAATTATTAAATTATTCATACTTTTTCATATAGTTTTGATAACAATAAACTAATAATTACTTTTACAGGTTCAAATACTGGATGGAAATCATAATCTAATTGGTAATATTACAAACACATAAATTGTTAATATTTATATATTTATTGTAAAATATATTTACATTATTATTTACTTCTATATTAGAATTTAATAAATTATTAAAATAATCTATTTTCAATAAACAACATTTATTCTGAATATTAATATTTTTTTCTGATTTTAAAGTTTGGAAGATTAAATCGTTATAATTTATTTTCTCAATTAATTTTTCACTAATACTATTAAAGTTTATAAATAAATTATTTATATTTTTATTGTTTCTATAGTAATTAAAAATATCAAATATTTTTAAACAATTATCTATTAAATTATTATTATCTATTAATTTATTATCTATAAATTTATTATTAATTTTAAAAATATCAGTAATATTAATAGAATTTAAATATTGTATCAGTGTTTTAAAACTTAAATTGTAGTTTCCTACTTGATTCAAGATAAATATTTTAGATTTATCATATATGTTATTTATTTTATAAGATAATCTATTATAAAAATCATCATTACAGTCATTAAAATAAAATATAATTTTATTACATAAATTTGTTGTATAAAAAAATATATTTATATTATCAATTAAAGTTTCGTCAAAATTATTATTAATAATTTCAATTATACATGCTATATTATTATTTTTTTTAACAAATGATGGTAAATAACCTTTTTTAACTGCATGTTGATAAATATTCATTTCATTTATCATTCTATTTAATGTTGTATTCTCCTCTACTGCACTTCCTCCCGTACCTGCTTTTGTACTTTTTTCACCAGTAATATATTTTGATATTATAGGAATATTACATAAACTCATACAAATACCTAAGTAGGCATCATCGTCAACATAGACTCCTTTATTTAATTTTTGAAAACAATTTAATAATAAAGGAATAAAAATTTTTTTTAAAGGATAAATAACTCCTCTAAAACCTTGTGGTGCATCTATTAAAGTATTTGGTATACCATTAGTATATTTTAGTCCTCCACCTACACGATGGTGACCATATGGATAATGATTTACAATAATTCCAGCATAGTTATTGATAGCACTATTATTCGTTTGTAGACTAATATTATATAGGTCATTTATTAATCTTTCTATTTCATCAAAAAGACAATCATCATCCAAAGTAATTATATGTGTAATTTCTTTATTGGTTTCTTTATTATTCATAATATATTCTAATCCACCTAGTAATTTTGTTGCTGGACCATAATCTATTTTAGATCTCCATATAGTTATATTTTTACTTTTTAATTGTGGCACATACGGTTCTCCAAATTTTGTATAATTTTCAGGTATTGTTAAAACAACCTTAAAATCTAAATTATTTAACATATATAATACTTCAATGGCACATCCATTATTTAATCGTCTAGGTATAGATGTAAAACTGATTAATATATTTTTGGACATTATATAATTATATACAATATCAGTATTTAAATATTTAATTATAGATAATATAATATGAATATTTTATCATTAGAAGATTCAAATACTTTTATAATAAATTTATTACAAAAGAACGAACCTTTTCTTATTACAAGATTAGGATATGCAAATAGTATATTTTCATCTAATTATCATGCTAATATACCAATAGTTAATCTTCAAAATATTATGCAAATAATGGCATCACATGATGGAATATACCATGATTCAAATGAAAATGCTATAATATATGCAAAAAAATATAATGAAGCAATTAAAAATAGTTCAGCACTTGCAACATTTCATTCTATTTATAATAAACAACAAGATTATTATATATCTACATTTAACTTAAAAAGTATTAATTCAAGAGTATTAGAACCATTTTATTATTGTCTAGAAAATATAAAACCATGGTCACATTATTTAATAGGTAAAAAAGTATTAATAATTAATCCATTTGTTGAATCTTTTAAAAAACAGATAGATGCTAACTTTCAAATATTCAAAGATCCAGAAAAAAAAATCTTTTTACATGGTCAAGAATTTGTATTTTATAAATCATACCAATGTTTAGCTGGAAATAAACCACATAATAATTGGTTAGAAACATATGAAATTATGTGTAATGATATTAAAGATTTAGATTTTGATATAGCATTACTGGCATGTGGTGGTTATGGGTTACCATTATGTAACTATATTTATAAAGATTTGAATAAATCAGCAATATATATTGGAGGAGGACTTCAATTATTATTTGGTGTTATGGGAAAGAGATGGGAAAATAATGAAATATGGAATAAAATAATTAAAGAAAATGATACGAAATTTATTAAACCATCAGCTCTTGAAATGTTAAAAAATAATGAAAAAATAGAAGGAGGTTGTTATTGGTGATAATAAGTATATATTTAATTTTTATTTAAATTTAAATATATATATGCCAGTAAATTATACTATGGCTATGCCTGGAATTTCATCTAATAAAGTTAGCAATATATTTAATACTCAAGAAATATTAAATAAATATAAATTATTTTGGCAATATCCAGCAATAACTGAAAAAACTTTCTTTAATCAAAATAAAAATAACCCGAATTTTTTAGGATTACCATGGGCTACAATTTTTGACAAAAAATACAGTCTTCAAGTTATTTATAACATTATTAAACCATATGTTAATCCTAATAAAATATACTATACTTGTTGTCAACATATAATATTTAGATGTTTTATTCCTTTATGGAAATTATTGAATATTAGAACTGTTTATGCTCCACATAAAGTAAAAGGTGAGGATGTATTGGATGGTATAATCATTAAACCATGTCCTTTATATGCAGTCAATATAGAGAATACAGAGTTTAATAATGAATTTGTTGGTCTAGATTTATTAAATGTAGAGAGAAAAGTGTTATATAATTTTATTGGGGGATTTCAACAAGGTTATATGAGTGAAATTAGACCAAATATTTTTAGAATGCAACATGCGGAAAATACAATTATAAAATACACCGGGGATTGGCATTTTAATAAATTGGTTTATGATCCAAAACAAACACATAAACTTGAATTAAATTTAAATGAAGAGCATATTAATAAAACAAAATATTATAATCAATTATTAATTCAAAGTCGATATACATTAGCTCCTTCTGGTAGTGGACCGAATAGTATCCGTTTTTGGGAGGCATTAGCTGCCGGTTCTATTCCAGTTTTATTAGCTGACACATTAGAATTGCCAAATCATCCGTTATGGAATGACGCTATAATTTTTTTGAAAGAAAGTGAAATAAATAGTTTACCAGAAAAATTAAATGAAATTAGTCATGATAGAGAGAAACAGATGAGAGCTAATTGTTTAAAAATATATAAAGATTTAAAAGATAATTTTATTAATAATTAAATGACACCCAAAATATTATTTTATGTTAATTATAGTGAAGGACCTACAAAAGCGGACTATGCTCAACATCCGGTAATTTCATGTGCCGAAGGATTAAAAAAGTTAAACATTCCATTTCATTCTAATATAAATCATTATAAATATAAAGATGGCACATATTTATTTCAAGAACAAAAAAACATTAATCATGATGATTATGAATTAATTATAACTAGTCCATCTTGTGGTTTAGTTAAGGGAAACTATTGTTATCCGAATAAAACCTCTTTAATGCCAAAAGAAGTAATATTAAATTTAAATAGAAAATATAAAACGGTTATGTTAGATATGCATGATGGATTTATGCCATATATAAGTAATTCTAAATATTTTGACTATTATTTTATAACTTCATATCATGAAAATGTAATAAAAAAAATTGGAAATAATATTTATCCATTAACATTTGGAACATCAAATCGATTTATAGAAGCTACAAAAAATGATAATAATTTTTCAAATAGAACAATTAATTTGCTATATTCACATAGGGTTAATCATCCTATTAGAAAATATATGTTAGATCATGTTTATAATAATTTTACAAATTTAATAACTCATTTTAATGATAATTTTAAAGAACCAAATGAAAATGATGAACATTATTTAGATTGGTGTCAATCTGGTAGAAGACATAATCCCAATTATTATGAAGCTTTAAAAAATAGTAAGATGGTTGATTGCACTGGTGGATTAATTAAATCACTCAATAATTTTGGTTATATATATTCGCAATTTGATTCATGGAAATTATGGGAAACATTTTTTGCTGGAGCATGTGTAATTATGATTGATTTAGATTATTTTGGTATAAAAGTTCCGGCACAACCGATTAATATGAAACATTATATTGGTATAACACAAAATAAAGATACAGATAATGCTATTTTTAAAGATATAATAAATGGAAAAATAGATATAAAAAAAATAGCAGAAGAAGGGAAAAAATGGGCAATTGAAAATTATTCACCAGATAAAATTGCCAAGTATATTTTACATACCTGTAGGTATGGTGAAAAAAAAGATAATAACATAGATATAGCTAGTATTACAAATTTTAAAATTATATAATTATTTTATATTCTAAGTATCATTTTTGGCTATATTATTTTGCCACGATAATTTACCTCTTAAATCGGCTAAATCTTTTACAGGCTTACCAATATTTTCACAAATAATTATTTTTTTCAAATATTCTTTTCTAGGACATATAAATACTTTATCTAAATCATATTTAATATCTAACATATTTTTTATACTATCTTGAATTGGTTTATAATGCCCATATTCCTTTGTTTCTTCAACTAGTTTGAAATTATTATTGTTATAATTAACATTAAATTTTTCATTTATTTTTTTCATTATTTCACTACCAATATATTCCAAAATATTAAGTGTTGGGTGATAATTATCTCTAAACATAGGATATTTAGTATGATTTTCCATAAAAAAATCATAAAATTTAATATCTGATTCCGTCTCTATTTGTTTTAATTTAAGTAAGCATTGATTATAATAATTCAGATATTTGGTTTTATCATAATTTATTTTTAAATATTGATCAATCTGATTAATATTTATATTTGGGAAAAAACTTACAGCATTTTCGCCTATATATTGGAATCTTTTATATTGTTCAGGAATCCAATAACCTTCAAATCTAACAAATGGAATTACTATTAATAAAACATCTTTTTTTAGAATCTGTTTTAAATTTTGTATAGTATAATCGTTATACGATTTTATGCGATTTATAATTAATACATCAGCATTCTCAAAATCTTTTTTCAAATGTTGAAAATTATCTAATTGTTGATAACTTACAATATAATTAATGTTAAACATAGTGTCTATATCTGTATCTCGTTTAAACATTTCTATATATCTTTCGCCATGGCAATTAGTAAATAGCACCATATTGAGTTGTTTAGTGTTCATTAATAAATATTATATATTTAAATATCATATATTTAAATACTTACTTTTATTAATTCCACATAATCATTTATATCTTTTCTCTCTAAAATTGTGTATTGTAGGTTATTTAATCCAGATGACATTATGTGTTCTACTTTTTTTTTATAATCATTTGATCTAAAAATGTTATTTTCGTTATTTGAAATATTACAAATATTAGGATGTGTATTTGATCCATTGTGTTTATGTGGTAATTTAGTAAAATGTTTATTATATTTAGAGGTATAATTTGGTGAAATTTTTTGTTTCATTATATTGTATCTATAAAATAAAGCTCGATTTTCTATTCTCCACCCCCAAATATAATTAGGAAATCCATTTACTTCATGTATACTTTTATGTGGAAAAAGTTAAATTTTTACAGTATTATGATAGCGATAATAAACCATTTATAAATGATATACATTATAGCAAAGGATTTATTAATAGAACGCCTGATTATGATAAAAGAGTTCAAAATCCAAAACTTCCTATGTCAATAGTTATTGATGCATATAAATAAATTATTAAATACTATATAATAATTTATTTATATTATTATATATATAATAATATGTCATATTTATTATGTGGTAGTAAACCTTATCAAAATATAAATTTTATTAAATTAATAGATAATAATTTTGATAATATAATTAGATTTAATATGAATGTTCCAAATTGCGATTCAATATATGGAAATATAAACTCAACGGTTCAAGTATTAAATACACATGTTTTGGAACATTATATACAAAAAGCTGATTTAAATAAATGGTTAAAAGATTATCATATGTTAGATAAACAACAAATAATAAATTTTTTTAATTATATAAATAATAATTCAATTAGTATAAAATTTATAGGGTGTTCAATTAAATGTAATAATAATAAAGATAAAATAAATTTATTATTAAAAAAAATTTTAAGTAATAATTTATTTACAAATGGAAAAATTCCAAGATGTGGGTTAGGTTTTATAGCAGATATATATGATAAAAAAATAGTTCCATTTTTAATAGGTTATGGTATATACGAAGAAGACTCAGATAAATCTTATTATTTACAAGCTAATAAGATTGGTGATTGTCATAATGCAACTTTAGAAAAGAAAATATTAATTGATTTTCATAATAATAATATTGTAGATGCGACATTATCTTGTATTGAAGATAAAATATTACCAACATTAAATTGTAAATATATTAAACCAAAAATACAAAGTGTAATATATATTTTAAAAACTTATGGAATATGTATACTAAAAAATTATTATTCACAAGAAATATTAGATAATTTAATTAAAGAATATCACAAAATTTTTGAAGAACAACAATCTAAAATAGAAGTTTTAGATAAAGAAGAATGCTCAAATGATGAACGTATTTTTCATGCTCAAAAATATTCAGAACATATAAAACAATATTTTTCTGATGACAAATTATTTAATAGTATTGCTGTAGAATATACTAAACATAAATTAAATAAAAAGACTTTAATAAATAAGGTAGTATATGAAGAAGGTAAAATTAAAAATAGTGGAGCTGGTTGGCATCGTGATAATCATGATTGTCAATTTAAAGTATTAATGTATTTGTCTGATGTAAATGAAAAAAATGGACCATTTCAATTTATAACAAATTCATCTAAAAAATATGTTGGATATCCGCCTCCTCGCACAAAAAGTTATAATACTAGATTTCACGATAAAACAATTGAAGATTTAATAGAAAAAAATGTAAACTGCAATTTACATGATGTAATTGGTGAAAAAGGAACAATTGCAATTGTGGATACAACATATATTCATAGAGGAAAGATAATAGAACAAGGAGAGAGATATGCAATTACTGAATATTTTATTTAATTATAATAAATTAGAATTTATATATATATACATATATATATATATATATATATATATATGATTCCATATAATTGTCCGTATTATCATGATTCTTGTATTAAAAATATTAAATTAACTTATAAATATGGCATTCAGGCAGGAGATGGTAGTTTTAGTAAAAAGTGTGAAAATATATTAATAGAAAAATATAATTTTAAAAAACCCTTACTAGTTACATCATGTACACATGCATTAGAAATGATGGCTATGCTTTTAAATATAAAAGAGGGGGATGAAATAATTATTCCCTCATATACCTTTGTATCAACTGCATCAGCATTTGTTCAATTTGGCGCAACAATAGTTTGTGTTGATTCAAAAGAAGATGATCCAAATATTGATCCAAATGAAATAATAAAAAATATTACTCAAAATACTAAAGCAATATGTATTGTTCATTATGCGGGTTGGGCGTGTGATATGGATCAGATAGTTAAAATATGTGAAGATAATAATATAATATTATTAGAAGATGCGGCTCAAGCCATTAATTCTTATTATAAGAATAAACCGCTGGGAACATTTGGGGCAATGAGTGCATTTTCTTTTCATGAAACAAAAAATATTAATTGTGGAGAAGGTGGATTATTAGTAATTAATGATGATAAATATATTAATCGTGCGGAAATAATAAGAGAAAAGGGAACAAATAGAACTTCATTTTTTAAAGGAGAATTATCTAAGTATGAATGGGTTGATAAAGGGTCATCATATCTATTATCTGATATATTAGCCGCATATTTATATCCTCAATTACAAGATATTGATACAATTATATCATATAGAAAAGAATTATGGAAAATATATCATATAAATATGAAAAAATTAGAATCTTATAATTATTTTAAAGTATGTTATGAGCATAATGATTGTATAGGTAATTATCATATTTTTTATTTACTTTTTAATTCATGCGATAAATTAAAAGAAATCAAAAATTTATTAAAATTAAATGATATATTATCAACTACACATTATGTACCATTACATATTAGTAAATATTATAAAACACATTTTGGAGAAATATCTTTATTGAATTCTGAAAATTTTGGCAAAAATATTTTAAGATTACCATTATATAATAGTTTAACAATTGAGTATTGTAATGATATTTGTAATGTAATTACTAGCTATATAAAGCATAATTTTTTTCATATAAAACATTCACAGTTAAATTATGAATATTTAGATATGATTATTAAATTAAAATCACAATTTTGGAATTTCTCAAAAGATTCACAATTAAAATGGATTAATAAAAATGTTAATAAAAATGATATACATATATTATTATTTGAAAAAGAAAAATTAATAGGATATGGTTTAATAATGAAAAAAAATTGTAATATAGTAGACAGTATAATAATTGATCAAAACTATAAATCAAAAGGATATGGTGGAAAATTAATACAATATATAACTAATTATATACAATATTCAGGATTTTTATTATGCGAAGAAAAAAATATATCGTTTTATGAAAAATATGGCTGGTTACAAAATAATAATTTAGAAATTATAGGTAAAGATGTAAGAGACAATTTATATAAAATGAGTTATAAATTAATACAAAATAATATAATGTATAATATATAATCATGAATTTTGGTTTATTCATAATAATCAACTGAATATTTTATATAATGGATATCAATGTGTAATTATGAAATTATAATCTCACCAGTTATATCATCATATATTAAAAAATTATTGAGAGGACCACACCAAAATTTATTATTAAAATAAATAATATTTTTATTTAATAGTGCAGCTACATAACTAAAACTACTTTTAGACATTATAAGATAATCACTGTAGATCATAAATAATATATCGTCAAATATTTTATCAAAATTATTAAATCCTTTTTCATTTGATAAGTGTATAGTTGTTTTATTATTTTCATATAACTTAATATTTCCATTAAATTGTTTTTCAGAAAAAATATGTATATCTACATTTTGATTATTTTTTGTAATATACTCAATAAGTTTTAAGTATGTATTATCATGAGTATATCTAGTAACATTTGTTTTATTAACATCGCCACGTCTTATATGTACTGACAAAATTTTATTACTAGATTTAAAAGGATTTTTTTTTATTTTAGATAACAGAAAATTTTTAAAACTTTCATCAAAATAATAATTTATGTTTTTTGTAAAATATGGACATTGTTCTTTCACAATAAATATAGAATATAAATTTGATGATTGTTTTTCTTCAGTTGATAAATTAATTAATAATTCAAACGGTATAAATTGTAGTGTTGTTTTATTAATATTATCACTATTTTGTATACCAAAATAATTAAAAATATTATTAAAAAATAATTTATTATTCCACCATGCATTATCTGAAAATAATCCATCATATTTAATATTATGTTTATAACAAAATGAATATATATACAACATTAATTGTATTATAGAACCACTACGGTCATTTCGATTAAGTAAAAAAAACATATATATAATATATATAAATATTATATGTATGTTTTTAATTTTGAATCCTACTAATAAATATAAAGGTATATGTTGTATAACACACGTAGAAGCGAATTTTAAACCACTTATGGATTTTATTATAAATTATTTATCTAAATATTATTATATTTATGGTGTTTGGTGTAATGGATATCCTTCAAATTTAAAAAGCAATCTTGCTACATATTTTACTGACAATATTTTTTATTATAACTCACTTGAAATTATAAAAAATGATTTTATATCATTAATGCAAATATTAGGAGTAAAAATTAATGATAATTATGAAGAAAAATATTTTGATTTTATTCATATCGGTAGATGTTGTGAAAGAAAAAATACAGTAGGTATATTAAATATTATGATATATGCTGCTAATAATTATGATAAAAAAAGCTTACTAATTTTAATAAATGATCAAGGAAATAACCAAGAAAATTATAAAAATAATGTTATAGACATTTATAATAAATTACCACAAGTTATTAAAGATAAAATTGTTTTAATAAAAAATATACCAATTAAAAATGATTGTGAATATTGTATAGAAAATAGTTTAAATTATAAACAATTATCATTATTGTTTAAATCTACAAAAATATATATCCATAATACAATTGGTTTTGATGAAGCAAGAATAATAGGACAGGCTGCTTTAAGTGGATGTAAAATTTTATCTAATAAAAATATGATAGGACATGATTCATTAAGAAAATTAAATAATACAGTAGTTGAATTTAATAATACAAATATGAATGAAAAAATAAAGGAAATTTTATTATTATCAGATAAAAATAATTCAAAAGATTTAGAAGTTATTAATAAAATATATAATGAAAACATAACAGTTTTAGAAGAATTAAAAAGATATTATACAGAATGTAATTACAACAATATTATAGATTTTGAATCATTTTATAAATTATGTGATAAAAAATTATGGTCTTTAAAAATTGCCGCACAATTTGTTCAAGTTCCTTGGTATATAAAAGAAAAAAATAATCCTACACATCATATAATGTGTAATGAACAATTGATTTTATTTAAAAACTATGTTAATAATATTATTATTTCTTTAAATAATAACTAATTCCATATTTTTTTATGATTTTAAATTGCATATCATTTAGAATTTTAAGACATTTATTATCAAAGTTTTTATCTTTCATTAGATGTCCGTGAAGTTCTATACAAATTTTTTTTATATTTTTATTAATAAAATCTTTATTTTCTTCAAAAAATTTTAGTTCTCCTCCTTCTATATCTAAAACCATTGCATTAATAGAATTAATATTTGGAATATCTAATAGTTTTGTTGGTTTTATAGTATAAATTTTTTGCGTGTGTCCCCATCCTCTAACATTATTTATTTCTTTATCTTCTCTATCTCCTGAACCAGCAACTATGTTATCATATGTTTGGAAATCTATATATTCTTCAGTATTAGATATGTAACTATTAAAAAATATAACATTATTTAAATCATTGTTACTAATACATAATTTAAGGCTTTCTTTTAATTCAGGATTAGCCTCAATTGTTATAACTGAATTAACTTTTTTAGATAATAAAGATGTAACATAGCCTAAACAAGATCCTATTTCTAAAACATTATCTGTTTGATTAAAATAATTACTAACTATTTTTGATTCTTCTTTTTCATAGCGGGTTTCTCTAAATCTATCCAATAAATTATTATTATAATATCTTTCTGGAATATATAATTTTGTGTTATTATATAAAATATTTTTCATTTTTTATATATAAAATGGAGGATTTAATAAAATCTTATTATAACGAAAATAAAATAAAATTACATAAACTATTTGAAAATATTGAAATATTAATTAATGGTAGAATTTGTCATTCTTCAATAATATTATTAAAAATTTTATGTGATTTAGAAAAAATAGAGAATTATTTGGAAATTGGTGTACACAATGGTGGTAGTATGTCATTATTACTAACAAATAATAACAGTAAAAATTTGTTCGGTATAGATTTATTTGAAGATATGTATAATATAGATAAGCATATGAATTCTGAAAAATATAATAAATATCAGTATTTTAAAAGAGATAATTTAAGCATTGATAAAACAACTAACAATTTAAATCATATAAAAGAAAATTTTCATAATATGTCATCTATATCGCTGATTCAGGGTAATAGTTATTATAATGAAACAGAAGAAAAATTTAAAAATACTTGTAATTTTGAATTAGATTTATTATTTATAGATGGTGATCATACATTAGATGGTGTTCAAAATGATTTTGAAAGATATAATAAATATGTTAAAAAAAATGGTTATATTATATTTGATGATTATCATCATGAAATAATTAAAAATTATTGTGATACATTACTTACAAACAATGATAATTTTGAAATTATTACTAAATTTCAAAGCTATAATTCGAATGCAATAGATTTATTAGTAAAAAAATTAGCATAATAAATATATTTATTATACATAATAATATGATAAATATACTTTGTATCATACCAGCTCGTTCAGGGTCAAAATCATTACCTGGTAAAAATATAAAAAAATTAAACGGTAAACCACTATTTGTTTGGTCAATAGAACAAGCAAAATTAAGTAAATATAAATCACAAATTAAAATCTTTGTATCTACCGATAGTAAAAAATATGCCGAAATTGCAAAAGAAAATGGTGTTGAAGTTCCATTTTTACGACCAAAAGAAATTTCACAAGATTTATCGACAGATTATCAATTTTTAAAACACTGTTTATATTTTTTAAAAATAATTGATAGTTATGTTCCAGATATTATATTATTACTTCGCCCGACCCAACCCTGTCGTAAAATAAAAGATATTGATAAATGTTTGGATTTATTTATACAAAATAGAGACAAATATGATAGTTTACGAACAGTTGTTCCATTTGAAAAATCACCATATAAAATGTACACTATAAATAATGATAATAATTTAATACCATTATTTAAAGAAGTAAATGGAATATCAGAACCATATAATCAACCGAGACAAATATTACCACAATGTTATTTACATAATGGTTATATTGATATATTTAATACAAAAATTATAAATAATGGAACCATAAGTGGAGAGAAAATATATCCATATATAATGTCAAAAAATGATACTATAGATATTGATAGTAATGAAGATTGGATAAAAGCCGAAAACTCATTTTCTTAAACTAGTTTTTTTGCTATTTTCCCCTTCAAATTGCATTCTTGGTCCTGGTTTATATTGTATAGATTTTTCAATATTTCTGATACCTTTTACTAATTTAATTAATCCATCTGGTTCAATTGAAGATGTTTGATCACTGCCCCATAACTTTCTATCTAATGTAATATGTCTTTCAACCCATTCTGCACCTAAACCACAAGCACAATATGTAGTAACTAATCCATATTCATGACCACTATAACCAATATCTTTATTTGGATATTTTTCTTTTAACCAACTAATATATCTTAAATTTAATTCTTCTTCGGGACATGGGTATGTAGAGTTTGTATGCATAATTACATCTGGATTGCACTCTTCAATACACTTCTCTATTTCTTCTTCTGTGCTCATACCAGTACTAATAATCAGTCTTTCAAATGCATCGCGAGCTGCTTTACATAATTCAAGATCTGTAATTAAAGCACTACCAATCTTTCCAATATTACAATATTTTGCCATTACAGCTACACTATCTAAATCCCATACACTTGCAAAAAATTCTATTCCAATTGATTTACTAAATTCACATAATTCTTTTATTTGTTCTTCACTAAATTCAAGTTTATATTTATATTCTAAATATGACATTTCACCCCAAGGTGTATCTCGGCGCTTACTTTTCTGATGTTCTGGAACACATACATCTGGGTTTCTCTTTTGTATTTTTGCATAATCACAACCTGCTACTTTTGCTAACATAATCATTTTCTTACAATCTTCTATTGACCCATTGTGATTAATACCGATTTCTGCAATTATTTTAACCATTATATAAATTATAAAATATATATAAACTTTATAATTTAAACTCATTAAATCAATCCAGAAATTCCTTGCTCAAATCCTATCTTAATTTCCCAATCTAACTCTTTTAACTTTGAGTTTGAAATATAGTATCGCTTGTCATTAAATGGTCTATCTTCTATATATTCTATCCAGTCTTCAACTAAAACATCTTCTCCTTTAATCTTCTTAATTAGTATTTTTGCTACATCTAAAATACTATATTCCATTCCTTCATCGCATCCTATATTATATATCTCGCCTACCTTACCTTTTTCCAAAATTTTTCTAAATGCATTTGCCGTATCTTCAGAGTGTAAAAATCCTCTTACACAAGATCCGTCGCCTTGAATTGTTACTTTTTTTCCTTCTTTCAATTGTTTTATAAACCTTGGTATAACTTTTTCTGGATATTGATTTGGTCCATACACGTTATTACCTCTTGTAATTATAATTGGCATTTTAAAAGAATGATTATATGATAGAACTAACATTTCAGCAGCAGCTTTAGATGCAGCGTATGGATTTGTTGGACAAAGAATAGATTGTTCTGTTTTACACCGTTCATCATGAATCAACATAGATTCACCATATACTTCATCCGTTGAGACATGTATAAATTTCTCTAAAGTAGGACAATATAGTCGAGAGACCTCCAATAAATTATGAGTTCCTAATACATTGTCTTTTGTATATTGAAGTGCGTCTGTAAATGATTTTTGAACATGTGATTGTGCAGCAAAATGTATAATATGGGTTATTTCATTTGTCTCAAATATATATTTAAGTAAATCATAACTTTGAAGATTACCATCAATAAAGAAATAGTTTGGACTATTTCTTATACTTTCTAAAACATTATTTTGGTCGGCACAATAATACAACGCATCAAAATTTATTAACTTAAAATTCAAACTGGATTTTTTGTAATTTTCAAAAAAGTTGTTTATAAAATTTGAGCCGATAAATCCAGCTCCACCAGTTACAAAAATTATCATTATTATATTTGTATTTATTATTTATTTAAATACTTATAAATACAACTATTTATAGTATTTAGCTATTGAGTTCTATTAAAAGATATTAAACATTATAATGATTATATATTTATAATTTATGTGTATTTTATTAATAAATTTTATATTACTTTAAAATATAATGTTGTTTAACACTAGGAATTTTAAAAAAAAAAACTTTTTTTTTGATATTAACAGTAAATATAGTATTACTAAATTTTTTACTACATCAAAATATAAAACTTATATAGTATTAATAGATTTATTCGAAAATAATATTTGTGCAGAAACAGAGCTTATATTACGTTTTAAGATTGCATGTGAAAAAATAAACGTGGGAACTATATGTATTTCACCATATGGATATATAACTAGTAACGGTCCTTTAAAAAATATTTCTATTTTACAGGTTGATCCAAAATATATTACTTGTATTATAGCTACTCATCATACGTGTAAAAAAATACTTGGACACTATACATTATTACCACTCTGGAATCCAGTAATTTATATGGAAAAGTCAACAAATTTTATAACAACTTTTGACGGATATCTTTCTAGTCATTCCTCACTAATAGATAACTATATAAAATCTCTTACTTCTAAAACACCTATAGGATATTTAACAACTAGTATATGTGAACCATTATTAGATTTTTCATTTGGTCAATATAAATGTTTTTATATTGGAACTAACTGGGATAGAAATTTTAAAGTAAAAGTAAATGAATCTCTAAAACAAATCTCTTCTCAGCGGGATAAGATAATTAATCTTATAAAAAAAATGGATGATAGCGAATTAATAAATATATATGGACTAGAAGGTCGATGGAATGGATTTAAATCATATATTAAACCTATTCCATTTGATGGCGTTTCTGTGGTATATGAAATACAAAAATGTGGAATATGTTTGTGTTTTTCTACTGAAAATCATATTAATTCTGAAGTATGTTCTATGCGCATATTTGAAGGTATTGCAGCCGGGGTTCCTTTGATCTGTGATAAAAATCCTTTCTATATGAAATGGTTTGGTGATAATCTATTTTACATAGATACAGATGATTCGGATGAATGTTTTGAACAAATAAAAAATTATATTGAATATTTTAAAAATAATAATCAAGAAGTTTTAACAAAAATTTCTAATTGTAGAGATATTTTTAATGAACATTTTAGATTAGATAAACAATTTCAACAAATAATAACAAATATACATCAAAATAAAAAAGAAAATAAAAAACTTTCAAATAATAGACATAGATTACAGTTACAATTCTAGAAGAATCTAATCTCTTTACAAATAAAAAAATAAAAAATAAAACTTTTGGGTTTTAAAGGGATGAAATCCCTTTTATACGGGAAAAAAAAATTGAAATATTAAGGTAAAAGGGGGTGAAGGTAGTAAGAGATGGAAGTATCAATGTTAGATTCGA